GGAGGTAGGATATGTTTTTAACGATTCAAACATTATTCGATGATGCGAACATTGTATCCGCTATCATCAGACGTGTGAACCAAACGCGTAAAGATACAATCTATTGGCAGCAGTATCTTACTTTCCGTAGAGTAACTACTCGTCTGTTCAAAGACTACATCGGCTCTGTAACTGGAGTGATGGCCGGTTCTATCAACTCACGTTTCGGTGAAAAGCCCATCCGTGAACGTAAAAATATCGGTTCTGGATATGGTGAAATAGCCTATCTGGGCGATGCATATCAAATGTCTATTGACCGTCTATCTGAATTGCAAGATTTGATTGACAAGTTCAATCAAGCCAAACCGGCAGACCAAAATACAGCATTGGAAGAAATAGTAAACTTCCTGGCAGATGACTACCGTCAGATTACTCTTGCAGCTCACAAGCGTATGGATATTATTGTCGGTGCATTGTTGATGACTGGTGAAGCCACCGTTTACAATAAGGATGCTGCAATAACTTCCGGTCAGACCAACAATAAGCTGCTGGAAATTACCCTTCCATTCAATTTTGTTAAGCCTACAGCTGGAGATATAATTGTTGATGGCAAGAATATGTTCATCTCTTATTTAAGAGAGAAACTACATTCCCTAGCTCCAGACTTTGGCGCTTATGCCAAGATGATTATGACACGTACAACCTTCAACAAGAATGTACTTGGCTCTTCTGAATTTGGCGAACAGTACAAGATGATTCTCGGCACTAACGAAATGAAATTAAGTACCGGTTTGATTTCTTCTTCGTTGGCTTCTGAAGTTTTTACTGGTATCGGTCTGCCACGTATCGAAATCAAAGAGGATTACGTGAAAGACCAGACAGGAAAAAATGTGCAGATTTATGCAGACAACCGTATCACCTTGCTTAACGGTGATGAAGTAGGTTATATGCGCCATCATACCCCGTATGAAGCGACAGATCCAGTATCAGGGCGTACTTATGTTCCATCAGAGGGGCAGATGCTTATATCCAACTACCGTGACAAAAACGGTCGTTATATGGAATATACGGCAGAATGGATTCCACAAATTACCAATCCGGATTTGATCACCAATTTCGATTTGAGCGAAATTGCATCAATCCAATCAGCATAAGGAGGAGGATATGAAAGTAAAGGTTATATCTGTTTTCCGTGATAAGTTTACTGGTAAGTATTACAATCCCGGAGAGGTGATTGAAATTTCCGAAGAATTCCGTGTATTGGATGTAGAAAAACGCAAACTTGGCGAACGGGTTGAAGTGAAAGTTTCTGAAGAAAAGAAGGAGATCAAAATATCCCTCTTTGAAAAGGAATTTGAGAAAAAGATTTTGGTTGATGCTCTGAAATCTATCGGTGTTCAAGCAGCCGGAAACATGAAAGAAGAGACTCTTTTGGGTAAGGTTGCAGAGTTGGATGAAGAAACGACTTCCAAACTGAAAGAAGTGTTAGATATTAAATAAAAAGGGTAGTACTCCTACCCTTCCATTATGTAACTTATAATTCAATAAAGAAATGAAGAATTTTATTTTTGCCATATGTGGCTTTTTAACGATGTCTTTGGTCTCCTTGAGCGTACAGGCATCAAGCGTCGAATCTTTCGAGTGTGAATACGTAGCCCCATCGGTTGATGTTGGTTTGTCACCTATTCAGTTTTTCACCTTAGAAGCAGCTCCGACTGATTGCGTTGTATTGTCAGTTCCACAATCAATCTTTATGATTACAGATAGTCCGGCGATGCAACCAGCGACTATTACGGCAATGCAAGGAAAACAAATTTCAGTTCCTAAGTGTCCGTTCCGATATATCTACAAATCGAAGTATTGTACGCATTATAGCTACACTGCATACAGCAGACTGATTATACCATAATCAAAATGACAGTGAACGACTACATACAGCAAAGATTTCAGTCTTTCAGTATTCACTTATCAGAAACTGATCTTTTGGATATGTGTCTGAACGCGAAGATTAGCGGAGAGGATGAAATGAATAAGGAATCCTACAATATCGTTTCTGTGGCAATTGCGAAGTTCATCCCCTCTCTCCTACTCCGTGCCACTTCAATCAGCGAAAACGGCTTCTCTATGTCTTGGAACATTCAGGGTATTAAGGACTACTATTCATTTCTGTGTAAACAGTACGGATTGAAAGACGAATTAAGTAACAAGCCTAAATGTACTTTCTTATGATATTTGCTCCACACATATTGCAGATAAAGGTTATCACCCCGATGGATAAGGATGAGTTCGGCAGACCCATTCCCGGAACAGGCGGTGAAAGCTGGCAGGATGTATGTAGGTGTCGCTGTGACGATAACACTACCAAAGAGTTTAAGTCAGAAAACGGCTCTGTGTATCGCCCGAATTACCATGTAGTGTGTGAGAAGAGAATCACTGTTAAGGCTGGTGTCGAAGTGCGCTGTATGGACAGTGAGAACGTGAGAGGTCAAGGTGAGGTTTACACGGTTAAGAGTACAAACCACTTTAACTATTCGGAACTATGGATGTAGATTTCGATTTTTCCGATGTCGACTCCTTTTTCAATGAAGGAGAATGGGAAGTCGAAAAGAAGATGATTGATGTAGGTGATGAAGCTGTGAAACATGCAGAGGAACACGGCAATTATAAAGACCATACATTGACTTTGAGAACGTCCAATGATTACGATGTCGATAAAGACGGTTTAACTCTGAAAAATGAAGCGGAATACGCCTCATTCGTGGAATCTAAAGGGTATGATGTTTTAAGTGATGCCGCTCTATATGCGGAGAAACGATTAAAAGAAGAATTTGAAAAATGAAAAAGTACATTAGCACAAAACAGATTGAAGCAGAACCTATGACATTAGGCGAAGCTTGCCGTAAAGGTTTGGTAAAAAGTGAAATAGGAGAGCATGAATCTTGCAAGCTTGGATATCACACTCGTGCTGAATATGGCTATGAAAGTTGGTCACCCAAAGAATTGTTTGAAGAATCATATCGAGAAGTCAAGAAAGAAACTCCTATGTGTTTCGGTGATGCTATCGAAGTTTTGAAGCAAGGTGGGGCTATCCGTAGAAACGGCTGGAACGGCAAAGGCCTGACGGTATTCAAGCAAGTGCCTGCACATATTGAAAGCGATACCATTCCCAAGATGCAATCGCTTCCTCAATCAGCAAAAGACCTTATTCTGAAAGGAAAAGGTTTTATTGACTATACAAGCCAATGCCTTATCTATAACGAGAATACGGGACGTGCTGATTCGTGGGTACCATCCATCAGTGATGTGTTTGCAGAAGATTGGGAGATTGTGAAATGATAGTAACTACTGACATAGGAAACATTCTCTATCGGGATTGCAAGGCTTTCGGGATAGGTATAGCACCAGCAGGGGAAACGCTGACGGGTGAATTGAAGTCCGAAAGGATTGTCATTCACACGAAGAAGCAACAGCCGGGGACTTATTGGAAGAAGTCTTTCGCAGAAGTGAATCTTTGTGTACCTGATTTAAGCGAGAATGAAGCGAATACTATCCGTTTGAATGAACTTGAAAGAAAGGCTGGCAAGCTGTTTGATGATGTAGTAAGCACCTATGATGGTACAACCTATCGTTACTCTATTGAATCTATCAGTATAGAAGCGGATACAGCTTTAAAGTGTCATTATGTGAATGTGAGAATTTTATTTGAAGTATTAAATGTAAAACTATAAAATTATGATTTCAGCAGTAGGAATTAAAAGAATCTTGTTTGCCGACATTGATAAGGTAACGGCAGACATTACCCCCGAAATCGCAAAGACTTTGATTCAAGCCGCTATTAAGGCGAAAGATGAGGTTTTGAACGTGCATGGGGAAACTTGGCAGATTGAAGAAACGGAAGCATCTGTCACTGGACATAAAAATCAGTTAACAGGAAAAAATTACCGTTACGATGATGTGCCGGGAGAAGTCTCCCCTTCTTTCTCTATCGGACAGTATGACTGGAAGACAAAGAAAGCATTCATGGGTGGCGATGTTATTCAGGCAACATCTGAAGATGTCGGATGGAAGCGTGCCTTGGACAAAGTTATCGTCAACAAAGCATTGTTTTGTCTGACTGATGATGATGTATGGTTTATTTTCCCGAAATGCCGTATCATTTCCCGTGAAGCTAATACAGACAAAGCAATTGCCATTGCAGTACGCGGAATGGTTCAAGAACCGGGAATCAAAGGCGTTTCTTCTGAATACAATTACGAAGAAGAAGCTATCAAAGCTTTGATACCAGTGGCGTAACATTTTGAGATAAAACGATTGTAAACAGCAAGGGTGAGGTGGTGGTATTCGCTTCACCCTTGTTTCAATTTAGAATAATGAATCAAGCAGCAAAAATAGTTTCTGATGCCCTTTTAGGGCTGGATTTTAAGAATGTCGAAATAGGTGGAGTTGTTTATACGATCAAGCCGCCCACAATCAAAGTTATTTGTAGTGCTATTCATCATTTTTCCAATATTGGGATGACAGGTGACAACATCATGGAAGCTATCAAGAAACTTCCCGGAGTCACAGATGATATGCTAAAAGGTATCTCCTGTTTTATTTGTGGTAATGAGAATATGGCTAAGGCTTTGGAAAACGGAACCTTTGATGAAATCAAAGAAGTTTTGGAAATATGTTTCTCTATGATGGATATATCGGCTTTTCAGTGTGTCAGCTTGATGAAGAACGTGTCGATGCTGGCAGCAAGACCGAAACAGTAGGAAACGCAACGTTCTTCGGGCAAATAGCCCATTTGGTTGACACTCTCCATTTAAGCTATACGGAAGTGTTTGAAGTCATTCCATATAGAAACCTTTTAATGATGCAACGAGATAAACTCCATGCAATTTATGGCGGTCAAAAAGTAAAAAAAATCAGTGGTAAAGAATTAGCGAATCGTAGAAAAAAGAAATAAGTATGGCAAAGTTATATTTCAAAGTCGCAAGTGATTGGGAAGAAGTCGTAAGACTCCGTAGTGAAATAGCTAAATTAAAGCAGGAGTTGAAAAATGTGGATGGAACACAATCCCCTGCTACCTTCAAAACTCTAAATACCCAACTTGCTGTATCCAATCAAAAGTTGGATGAACTGGTGACTAATGCTGCTAAAGCCGGAGCTGAAATGGAAATGGGATTTAAAAAGAAAATTTTTGATGCCTCTCAATCTGTTAACGGATTCACAGAAAAGATTATTACTCAAAAGACAGTAGTTAAAGATATTGAAGCTGATGTAAAGCGTCTAGGAGAATCATATCGCATAGCACTAAAGCGTAACCCTCTATCTGCAACTGGTAAGCTGGAAGAATACAATGCTGCTCGCAAAGCCTTAGATGAAGAAAAGGCAGCTTTGTTCGGACTTACCCAGCAACAAGCTGAAGCTCGTCTTTCTGTGAAAAAGCTCCGTGACGAATACGCCCTTTACAACGATAATGCCAAAGAGGTTGTAGAAAAAAACAATGGCATTGCAATTTCTTGGAAGAAAGCATTGGCGGTTATTGGTGGTGCTGGAGTATTAAAGGCATTAGGTTCTGAAATAATTCGTGTTCGTGGCGAATTTCAATCCATGCAGACCGCTATTGAGACTATGGTTGGAAAGGATATGGCAGGGCAACTGATTCCGCAAATCAAGGAGCTGGCTAAGATTTCTCCACTTACTATGTCAGATATGGTTGGAGCAGAAAAGATGATGCTTGGATTTAACATACAAGCAGAAGACACTATCAAATACTTGAAAGCCATTAGTGATATTTCTATGGGGGAATCCAGTAAGTTCAATTCGCTAACTTTGGCATTTTCACAGATGTCAGCAGCGGGTAAACTTATGGGGCAGGATTTGAATCAAATGATAAACGCTGGATTCAACCCGTTACAGATTATCTCCGAAAAGACTGGAAAATCTATCGCAACTTTGAAAGATGAAATGTCCAAAGGTGCTGTTTCCGCTGAAATGGTTCAACAGGCATTCATTGATGCAACTTCCGCAGGTGGTAAGTTCTATAATATGTCTGAGAATGCTTCAAAGACTATCAATGGTCAGTTGTCTATGATGCAGGATGCTTTGGATTCCGTGTTTAACGAATTGGGAACAAAGTCGGAAAGTGTTATCATGGACGGTATTCAAATGACAACTTCGTTGATTCAGAATTATGAAACAGTAGGTAAGGTCTTGGCTGGATTAGTGGTTACTTATGGTACATACCAGACCGCAGTGATGCTTGTTACTGCTGCCGAAAGTAAACATACTCTTGTGGAGATTGGACTTACCAATGCCCGTTTATTGGCACGAAAAGCGCAGTTAGCTTTAAACGCTGCAATGCTTACCAATCCTTATGTGTTGTTGGCTACTGCTGTAGTAGGACTTGGAGTTGCAATGTTGGCTTTCCGCGATTCGGCAACAGAAGCAGAAAAGGCACAGAGAAGGTTTAATGAACAGCAAGAAGAAGCTAAAAAGCAAGAAGAAGAACACAAACAGAAGATTGATTCCCTCGTACAAAGTTCTCGTGATATAGCGTTGTCGGATTTACAAAGAGGTCGAAGTTTAGCGGAGTTAAGAAAAGAATACCCTAAGATATTCGCTCAATATGACATCGAAACCATTAAGTTGGCTGATATACTTAAACTAAAGCAACAGATAACGGAAGAAGATGCGAAACGTGCCGGAGAAAAGCAAACCAAGGAACTTTCTAACATTGAATCTGAAATCAAATATTACGAGAATCTGCTGAAAACTCTTTCCGGTCAGCAAGGCGTTGATGGATATGTGAAGAAACTAAAAGAATTGCGTGCTATGCGTGATGTCATGCTGCAAGAAAAAGGCAAAGGCATCTCCGAACAGTTCATTTCCAATCTTAAAGATGTTAATACTAATGAGTTTGACCGCTACATCTCTGAGTTGGAGAAGCGTATCAGAGGAAAGGGGGAAAATGGAACTGTGAAACTTCGTTTGCCTATTGATATTAAGGGTACTTTGTCTGATGAAGCAATCTATAATGTGAAAGACATAAAAACACTTATAGATACAGCAAAATCAGTCAAGCAAACCCGAATTGATTCAGAGAAGAATAAAACCACTTACAAACAAGATTATGAGAAAGCGAAGAAAGACTGGGAGGATGCCAAAAAGAAACTATCTGAAATAGAAAAGGACAAATCTAAATTTACTTCAAAGCAATACGAAGAAGCTAAAAAGCAAAAAGAAACTACCGAAAAAGCATACAAAGATTTAGGAGGTATCACTGGCAATGCTTTATCTAAACAAGAAAAAGCTATTGAAAAGCAAAAAAAAGACCAACAAAAATCAGCCGAAGAGCTTCTGTCTCTCCGTCGCCAAAATCAACAGGCGGAAATAGATCTTATGAAGGAAGGCACAGAGAAAAAGCTAAAACAGATTGACCTTGACTATCAAAAAGAACTTGACGCCATCAAGAAACAAGAAAAAGATTTGAGTGAAAGACAGGGTGGAAAGTTGACTTCGGAGCAGTCTATTGAAATTTCCGCTCGTTATACCAATGCTGAAAATAAAAGAGAGAAAGATATAGCCGATGTAAGTAAGGAATTAAATTCCATACTAGATAAATATCGTGATTATTCAGCTCAACGCATAGCTATAGAGAAGCAGTATCAAGACGATGAAAAGAAACTTAGGGACGGATTAGCAAAAGCTAAAAGCGATTCTGAAAAGAAACAATATGAAGATGCCCTAAAAGAACTAGAAAAACAGCGTAAGAAAACTATAGATTCTATTTCAAAAAGCGAAATCGAAGATTCTGGCGTTTGGAAAATGTTAATGGGAGATGTTGATGCATTACCTACAGATATGCTTGAACAATTATTATCTGATGCTGAACAACTTGTCAAGACTACAAACTTGTCGGCTACAGATATGAAAGCTATGATGGATACCATAAATAATGCTCGCCAAAACCTTATAGCTCGCAACCCTTTCAAGACATTGAAAGAAGAATATGAAAAGTATCAGAAAGCAATAAAGAAAGGGGATAAACAGGGAGCCTTTACTTCATGGAGTAATGTGGAACAAGCTAGCGAATCTATAAAGAGTAATATTTCAACATTAGGGTCCTCTCTATCTTCTCTTGGAACTACTTTTTCCGATGAACTGGGAGAAGGCATCCAAAAAGCGGTAGATATTATAAATGACGGCATCACAGCATTTGAAGTATTCGGCAAAACTGGTGAAAAGTCTGCCGGTGACACAGTGAAAGGCATTAGCGGAATTGTTGGGATCATAACTACATTAGTGGGTACTGTAATGAATGCCTTTGATTCTACAAAAGCAGAACAAGAAAGAAATATTGAATATCAACGTAGACAGGAAGGATATTGGGATTCTATAAATTATCAAGTAGAACGTTATCTGGAGTTGCTCAAAGAAGCCGCAGGAAATGATTATTTTGCAACAGCTACCCAATCATTAACAACACTTGAAAAAGCCAGAGAGAAGGCATACAGGGACATAGTAAAATCTATGCCTGTTGGTGATGTTGATGCTGTAACATTTGGGCTTGCTCAACTTTTTAAAAGTGGTAAGTTTGCTGGCAAAATGACTGAATATGCCTTCGGAGGTCCGCAAGCTAAAGAAATATTTGATTTCATACAAGCTAATGGAGGATATGATCTACAAAACAAACTCATATCAGAGGAAGCGATTTGGGCGATGAAAAGCAATGCCGACATCTGGTCTAAGTTACCGGAATGGATGCAACAAGCTATTGACAAATTTGTAGAGCTCAACGACCAGACTAAGGAGCTAGAAGAGACTTTAAATGAGGATTTATTTCAAACGACTTCACAAGGTCTCGAAGAAGCAATACTGGAAGGATTAAAAGGAGGAAAAAGAGGAATCGCAGATTTTGGAGAAGATTTTGAAGAGATAATGCGCAACGCCTTATTACAATCGTTCGTTATAGACCAACTAAGAGGTAAAGCACAAGAGTTTTATAAAAAATATACCCTTTTGGCTGATAGTGACGAAAACGGAAAACTTGATTTAACAGCAGAAGAGATAAGCGATCTTAGAAAAGATTGGAATGATATTATAAAAGCTGCTACAGAAGAAGCAAAGAACATTGATGCCATTGTTGGTGGTTCTTCCTCTTCATCCCAAGAAGCTTCAAAGAAAGGCTTTGCCACTGCGTCACAGGATTCAATCGACGAGCTTAACGGGCGTTTCACCGCCTTGCAAATAGCCGGAGAAGAAATTAAGAATCAAAGTATAACTCAATCCCAATCATTAAATATTCTAACGATGAAAGCGGATACACTTATTTCCATAAATACGGAAACGAGAAATATAGCCGATGACACACGTGATTTGATAGCAAGTTCATATCTCGAACTTGTTCAAATCTCCGAAAATACCGGAGCAATAATAAAACCCATCCAGCAAATGCAGAAGGATATGGCGGAAGTTAAAAACAATACCAAAGGATTATCAACAAAATAAATGGTTATGGCAGATTTATTAATAAATGGTAGAGATGCTTACAAGACTTGGGGTGTAAGAATGGGAGATAAATTCCTTGATGTGCTTGGTGCATCATTACCTATGAAAGAATTTATTGAAAATAAATCCCGATTAGAACATGGAAAACGTGTAATAATTAATAATCCCAAAATTGATGAACGGGAAATAACGCTCTCTTTTACCATAGAAGGCAATTCTAAATCTGATTATCAAGCAAAAAAAAGGGCTTTTTTTGAAGAATTATACAAAGGTGTGATTGATATTCAGATTCCAGCTAACAGCAGTGACATTTATCACTTGATTTATTTAGGTAAAAGTATCACCTATGCGCAGAGTTTAGACAGAACTTTTGGTAAATGCTCAATGAAGTTTTGTGAACCAAACCCGAGTTTAAGGACCTAATTTACGACATTGATTTCATTGTCGTATATGCGAGTGCCCAAAATTGGGTACTCTTTCTTTTATCTCCGAACTTTGGTGTGTTATGGAATCAGTAAACATCAAAGACATATCCGGCAACATTCGTTTCTCGGCTCCTATCAATGAAGGTTCGAAAAGACACTTCCTTTTGATGCAGGAAGATTATATCACTTTGCTATTTAGCCTTTTCAATCCGGTTTATTTCAAACTAGGTGACTACGTAGACAATGAGTTGGGAATATTCGAGCTTGTAGACCTGTATAAACCTACCTACAATACAACGACAGGTGCATACGACTACGAACTCCGCCTTGATGCTTATTACTGGAAATGGAAGAACAAGAAGTTTTTCTATACACCGGAAACTACCGGACGCGAAGCCGCATGGAATCTCACCGCTACCCTTGACACGCATTTGAAAGTCTTTCTTGATAACCTGAAAGCACTCGGATATAAATTCAGAGAGGAAGAGTTTACATACGAGATTGACAGCACAGTAGAAAACACTTCCAAGCTCGTTTCCTATGATAACGTGAATCTGATCGACGCTCTCACACAAATGGCGGAGACATGGGAGTGTGAATGGTGGATAACAGAGCACGTTATTCATTTCGGACGTTGTGAATATAGTTCCCCTGTTGATTTCAAAGCCGGTGACTTGACAGACACAGAAAATGTGAATGTCAACAGCATGACACGCAGCGACAGCCAGACCACTTATGCGACCCGTATCTACGCTTTCGGTTCCACCCGTAACATTCCTTCCAGTTACCGGAAAGATTTGATATTCGATGTAAAAGAGGTTAATGGACGTAATATATCCGATACGTCAAGACCGCTCAAAATAAACTACTTTCCGTCACGAGTTACGTATAAGGAAGACTATACCGCTAGTAGCAACGAAGGCAGCGGCCCTTTTACTCCCTCTTATACAGAATGGACGCTTGATAAGACTTTAGCTTCATCAGCCAAAGGTGGTTCTTATAAAGTTGTTTCGGAAGGAATTTCAATCAATATATCAACAGCCGTCCCGCAAATAGGGAACCGTGCTTTGCTCCCGGCAGGAGATTATATATTGAAGGCGTCATATATCTATAATGTTTCCGGGGAATCAAAAGAGGTGATTATTGGAAATCAGACCGTTTCATTAGCCCAAAATCAACAATATGAGATTGTGTCTAAAATACAGGTTTCCGACACGTTGGTTATCGACAAAAACAGTTCTGATTTAAAAGTAAGGGTATACGTTCACGTACCAGCTCCAGCTTCTTCCGAGCTGTTATCGACTTTCCAGGCGTATGTAACATACGATATTAACGTGTATGGCGGTTCTTCTGCAACGACTTCCGTAACATTTCTTTCCGGTGCAAATGCCGGACAGACTTTTGCTGCTGTTTACAATCCCGACCTTTTAACCGGTGACGCAGCAAACATTATCCAGTTACTGGAAGGTGTAACCGCCTCTTTAGGTAATCGGTACACCATTAACAACATCATAAGCGGTAAAGTTCCTGATAACTACTTTAGTAAGGATGACAAGGAAATGACCCTTAACGGAGTTGTTCAGAAACGTCTTATGCTCCCGGAGGGTATTTCTTATGTAGATGCTTATAAATACAGCCCGACCGGTGAACGTATCAATATCGGAGATGAACGCTATAATGATCCGGATAACGTGGAAATGCCAGAAGAGGAAGCAATCGAAGAGATCGTTATATTTGAGGATGAATATCCCCAATACAAGGGCACAATATCCAGTGTCAGCCACGATGACAAGGTAGACGATAACGATAAGGAATATCGGATCTATAATTTCAAAGATACGGGACTGAAGAACTTTACAGAAGATTTTAGGCTGGATGGTGAGGAACTTCACATGATATTCCAAACTGGCAAGCTTGCCGGGATGGACTTTGCTATCAATATTGTAGAAAGCGATAACACCGGAACAACCTTCGAAATTGTCCGCAATGAGGATTACGGTCGCTTTCTTCCGGATGATGTTCTTTATCCGGAAGCTTCTAATACTTATATCCTTTACGGTTTTGATACCGCGTACATCTCCGAGCAGATGTTGCCGGATGCAGAGCAGAATCTACTCAAAAAAGCAAAGGAGTACGTAAAGAAATCCATGATTGACCCGTCCACCTACGATTGTGAGATGGATGCTGATTTCATCTACAATAAAGGTAATATCCGTACATACGAAGTCGGTGATAAGGTCAACCTGATAAATAAGGCGTTTTTCCCCGAAGGCAGACAATCAAGAATAATCGGTTTCGAGTGGCCGCTGGATATTCCTTACGATCACCCGATTTATACAGTCGGTGAGACGGCTTCATATTCCCGTATCGGTGAGATAGAGAGCAAGCTTGATTCCCTCACTTACAAGGGACAAACCTATTCCGGCTCTGCTGTTGGAGGTGGTGGAATCAGTGTGTATGTTATCGGGGTTAATGACAAGACGATCCCGTCTGACAGAAACGTATTCTCTGCAAAAAGAGTGCTTCAGGAGATTATAGCTTATGCTATAAGTAAGACGAAAGATGACACAGCCCTAGGGCTTATTTCATTCCTGAACGGCATTAACGTTACCAAAGGTATTGTAACGGACACGATAACTGCAACAGAATTGAGCAGCAATATTGTAAAGGTGCTTGATAAGCTTACAGCCAATAATGCCGCTTTCTCCGGCAATATATCTTCTGTTGATTATGCTGAAAAGTTACTTGGCTGGCTGATAACCCCATCCGGTGATATAGATGCGAAGTCGTTGCGCCTACGTGATTTCCTTGAAGTGCCGGAATTGCGATATAACCGGGTATCAGTTATCACAGGTGAGGAATGGAACGCTCCCGGAGGCGGTATAATCGAATCAGTGGACGAAGAGAGCAGCATCGTTTACCTGAAGCTTGAACCGGGCGAGGTTGCAGCTGTTGAAGTGGATGATATTTGCAAGGCTAACTTCAACAATGACACAGGCTTTCAGACAACCTATTTCCGGATCACCGAAAAGCTGGATAATGGTTCTTTTAAATACGTTCTCCGTAGCGGATATACTTACCATCCTCAAAAGGCTATGCACTTTGTTTGCTATGGTAACTTCACCAATGCAGAACGCCAGAAGTCCAGCTATTCCACGCAGAATTATATCCGTTTCCTTAAAGGTGTAAACAACTGGGAGATCACAAAGGATATGATTGCCATGCAGTTGGGAGACCTGTCTAACCTGAAACTGTTTGGAATGGATATGACCGGACATAGTGCATATCTTAACAGAATCTACATGACCGGTACGATCAAGCAGATTTCAAATGACGGTGTGACGGAAGTACCGGTTCCGGTTTTTAAGGGTGAATGGAAATCCGGAACGTATTGGTATTATGACGAAGTAACCCACAACGGAAGCACATGGATTTGCATTGAATCTACGACTACGCAGGAGCCGTCAGATTCTTCTACTGACTGGTTGAAGGTTATTTCTAAAGGGGAAGATGGGCAAGATGGACAGGATGGAAAAGACGGTAAAGGCGTACAGAGCGTTGATGTCCTTTATTACCTATCCAGTTCTTCAACCTCCCTTTCCGGTGGTTCATGGTCTACAAACTCACCAACTTGGGTAGATGGGAAATACATTTGGAGCAAAACCAAAGTGGTATATACAGACGGTTCATCTATTGAAACCAATCCCGCTTGTATCACCGGAGGTAAAGGTAATACAGGGGATGATGGTAGGGGAATATCAAGCATTGTCGAAGAGTATTATCTGTCTACTTCTTCTAATTCTTTGGTTGGTGGTTCATGGAGCACAACGCCTCCGACATGGGAAAATGGGAAATATATTTGGACTAGATCAGTAATAACATATACAGACAGCACATCAACAACCACTAACCCTATCTGCTCTACCGGTTCCACGGGTGAAACTGGGATCGGAGTCAAGAGTGTTGCCGAACAATATTACCTGTCTACATCATACAGCACGCCTACCGGTGGATCGTGGCAGACTTCTGTTCCGGCATGGCAGGATGGCAAATACATCTGGACACGTGTAGTTATCACCTACACTAACAATACATATACAGAGACAGATCCGGTATGTGTAACAGGTGAAAAGGGACCAAGCGGAAACGATGGCGTAGGGATAAGTGCCGTTGATGTTTTGTTTTACCTGTCAACCTCTTCTTCATCATTGGAAGGCGGAGCGTGGTCTACAACGTCTCCCAAATGGGAGGATGGTAAGTACCTATGGACTAAAACAAAGGTAACTTATACGAATGGTTCGACATGGGAAAGCGATCCGGCTTGCATCACTGGAAGCCAAGGAAAAACAGGGTTACCCGGTGCAATGCTCCGTCCCCGTGGAGTATGGAAAGCCAATACCGAGTATTATAACAATGAGACATTCATAGATACAGTAATCTATGACGGTCAGAACAAGTTATGTAAGATCACGCATACGTCTACAACTTCTTTTGACTCAACAAAGTGGGAAGAGTTCAGCGAGTTCGAGAACATAGCAACAAACGTCCTTCTTGCGCAGAATGCGACGATTGATGTTCTCGGTTCTTCCGGAATATTTGTTGGAAACTTAGATAAAACGAAGGGCTGGATAATGACTGAAGGCTCTATTAAGCATAATGTTACAGGTGTCGAGCTAACATCTGACGGTAAAATATCTCTTCCAGAAACCGGTGGAATAAACGTAGGCGGAAAGACTTTCATAGAAGCCGGCAAGATAAAGACGGAGTTTATTGATGTTGATAATTTGACCGTAAAGAAACTAGCAGCCGTAGAGGGAACAATTGCCGGGTTTAAAATATCTGATACACATATCGGTGTTGATGATCCCAATCATAACAATGCTTATGAAGGATTATCCCTATACAAAGATTTCATTAAATTTTCAGATGAAAAATCATGGGCTGGGATTGGAACTAATGTGTTTCCACTTTCTTCGGGAATGTCATGCTTAGGAAGATTTGATTTTACAAGCTCGGAAGTAGATTCTGGTACTGCCGTTTATGCAAAATTCCGTCCGGCTGTAGACGATTTAGGCTGGTCACAGCAAACAGCAATCCAATACGATGGTAACATATACGGCATAGGACAACGTGCAATATTCGAAGATGGATATATAGGGCAAGCCTATACAGATGTGCTTACCACTTTTATAAAAAGGACTCATAATTTTGTGTTTAATGGTCAGTCTGTTGTTAACTTAGGAATGGTTTTACCAGGAAGAAGTAATTTAGGAATAAATAATGATGTCTCTTTTCTCTTAAGTATTGTCATTACATGGAACCCAACCACAGCTCATCGGATTACCTTAAAAGGTTCATCTGATGGTAGACTGTTAAACAATGCAGGAGAAGTCCTTAGCCCAGAGTTGGATTCAAATGGAGCAATTTCTTTGGGAAGAGGAAATACCCTTTTGCTTAGATATTGCTCCTCACATTATTATATAGTTAGCTATAGATATCAATAATAATTATGAAAATAGACTTTCGAAAAATAGAATTAACCGATCTCGAAGGGAACAAGAGTACCGTCGATGTATCTAAAGCATTCGGAAATGCGATTTATCAAAATACAGGTGATCTTGGAGAATTTAATCTTGCTCAAGATATATACCGGAAAGGAGAAGTTGATATATCCCCTGAACAAGCTAAATCTCTAAAAAAGTATACGCAGTTATTTACTCGTGTCATTGATCGAATAGCTGTCAGCAATGCTCTATCACAAGAAGAATAAATAAGTTGAAAACAATGGTAGCAAAAGGAACGATCATAAAATTAGCAGTATCTATTGAACTACCTTCGGGCTTGACAATGGATGACATAGAATTCGAATGCAAGTTCTCTGTAACTCTCAATTCCCAGACGATCAAGAAGTCGGAAATGGTACGTAATGATAAGAACAGCTATACTTGTTTCCTTGATACCAACATCATAGGGAGGGGAGAAATTTGGATAGAAACCACGGCTTATCTTCCTGACACTGATTATGAAGGAGGAATAAGACCGGAGGTAGACAAGTCGGCAACCGGAATAAGAATTGTATAATATGGGATGCATACGGGTTAACATAGAAGCCTCGAAAGGAATAAAGGTGGGCACATCTCCTTTGTCTGGGATAAATGTCTCTGTAAATCCCAGCCGTTCAATTAAAGTGTCGGTAGGAATTGTCTGTGACGTTGGTAAAGATGCTTATTTGAGAGTAGAGCCTGATTACATCTGGCTAATGCCCTCCAATAACTTTGAAGACAACGTAGATGTATTGTCAAATGTGGTATGGACCACAGCAACAAAAGAATAAAATTTTATTGTTTAATTATTTAATGATTTGAATTATGGCAAAGCCTAGTTGGTTAAATTTAAACCCTTCAACAGGAAGCGGAAATGGGACAATTGCAAACAGTGCAAGTGCTCATACAGGTCGTACAGCTAGAACCGGTACGGTAACAATAACGGGTGTCGGGGTATCTACTCCTGCAACTTATAAAGTAACTCAAACTCCTAAATCCGAGTTTGCATCTTTTGATAACGGAGCGGAAATGTCAGCACCCAAAGCTGCCGGAACCGTCACAGTTGAAGGTAAGACTAATTCCCAAAAGCTGACCTTTGCATGGGCGGGTAGCGTATCAGATGTTGCCATCCCAGCGAAATATAGTGCGAATGGGACACAGACAGATAATGCGGCTAGCATCACAGGTGACCCAGGTGCTACAGCAGAGTTCCCATTCTCCATAGAACTTGAATTCCCAGCAAATGAAACCATTGAAGAAATTGTAAGAACATTAAAAGTGACCGCAAACGGTGGTCAGGCTGTACAGATTGCAATCAAACAGGCAGCAGGAGACGCAAAACTATCCGTTTCCCCAACAGAAATTACAATTCCTCAAAACGGTTCAGCTGTTTCCGTTACTGTTACGTCTAACACTTCTTGGACTGCCGCATAATGGATATACTTGTACCTTGGAAGGAAGGAGAAGGAAGCATTGTCATTACGCCCGGCTCTAATGGAGTCGCAAGCGTAATGAGCGATGTTGCCAATGAAGGATTGGACAGGCAACAAACTGTCGTGTTCTCGACTACTAAGGGCAATAATCCGGTTTCCGTTTCTACTACGGTATCTCAAGAAGGGAAAAGACAGGCATTTGCAGTGACCGAAGGACGGTTTCTACTGTCTGACGGTAGTACGTTTAACGTTATAAAGAGTAAGTTCTATGAGTGATTATAACAGTCAATATTCGGGAGCTAGGATTGAAGAACTATTGGCAATGATACCCAACTTGGCTAAAGCCGACCTTTCCAACGCCATGACGGTTTCTTTGGGAGCAAATGGTTATGCCAAGTTCAATAATGGGCTTTTGATACAGTGGGGGACAAGAGTCGGAGCAACCGGGGGGGCAATTAATCTGTATTTTCCTACCAGTTTCTATAATACTGATTATAACATTTATTTCACTGGAGCAGTAAATAATACAGGTGAATCTTTTATATATGCTCCGGGGTATGACCTTAATGGTAAATATACATCATATTGTAGAGTTCTCACCCGTGGAATAAATTCAACTCCGGCTATTGTTTGGACTAGCTGGAATTTTACATGGTTTGCAATTGGTAGATGGAAATAAGGAGGTAATATTATGGGAAAAATATATTGGAAAAATGGTTTCTATGATAAACCACAAGAAGGAGCAGTAGAAATATCGGTGGAGTACTGGCAGGAATTGCTTGACGGTCAATCATCCGGAAAAGAAATCAAGGAGAACGAAAGCGGTTACCCGGTATTGGTTGAGCATGAGTACACCATTGATGAATTGAAAGAGATAAAGATCGCAGAGATCAACGCTTACGACAAGTCGGATGCTGTAAACTCCTTGACGCTGGACGGAAAACAAATATGGCTGGATAAAGACACCCGTGTAGGATTAGTCAACTCAATAAACATAGAAAAAGAAGCGGGCCGGGTATATACTACTTTGTGGTACAATGCGGAGAAGTATGTAATTCCCGTAAATGACGCTTTAAATATGCTTGACCAATTAGAATTATACGCTCTTGATTGCTACAATACTACACAGGCTCATATTGCAGCCGTGAAAAATTTGCTTAGCAAAGAAGAGGTTAATTACTATAATTATAAAACCGGTTATCCGGAGAAACTCAATTTTGTATTATAAACTATAAACAGATAAAGCTATGATTCTACTAGTATTAATGTCGTTCATCCTCATTGCCGGCTACGTCTTTGCAATGATTAAAAAGATGGAGGAAATTCCTTACTCTATCAGTGACACCTACTATGCCCTGACGCATAAGTTTTGGTTCGGTTTGTGCATGATCGGCTCCGGTGCATTGCTTCTTCCGGCAGCATTTGAAGCAAGTACGGAAAACAGCCAGTTTCTTGTATTCCTTTCGGTTGTCGGGATGATTGTATTGGGTGTATCTCCCAATTTCAAAGGAAGCCAGAAAACCGCCCATTGTATCGGTGCCGCCATGTCTTTAATCTTCTCCCAGATATGGGTAGGTTGCAATAGTTGGTATTGGTTACTGTTATGGGCTGGATTTATCGCTTACATGGTTATCTCCATGAGCGAGCATTGGACAGGCAATTTCATCTCCGACTTCATAAAAAGAAAGCCGATGTTCTGGATCGAGGTAATTTCGTTGTTAACCGTTTATCTAACCTGTATCGTATGAAAGAAGCAATAGTACATACCACAACCGGAGGATTTGCCGCAATAGCCACTGCATTTGTTGCCGAATCATTGCAAAATATGATTCCATGGCTGATTGTCTCATGTGCTGTAATCCTCTGTGATCTCCTATTCGGAGTGAGGAAAAGTATGCTAATGGGCGAAAAGGTCAGATTCTCACGTGCGATCCGTGCCACTATGGGGAAGATGGTCACTTACTTCGCTTTCGTCTGCATGGTCTGCATGATTAGCGTAGCAAGTCACAATGAATATCCTATAGATGTGTATTCCTGTTTATTGGTATGCTTCATAGAGGGGTGTTCGATAGTCGGGAATATACTGAAACCAAAGGGGATTAACATCAATCTTATCGGGGCTTTGGGAGTGTTTGGTAAGAAGGTGTTTAAGGTTGATAAGGAAGATGTAAAAGAAATTATAGAAAAAGAGGAAATACATGAATCAAATAAATAAAATCAGCGCCTTAGCCAGCAAGCTTCTATCCAAGATCGGAATAGACGGAATGGCTCACATTATAGTATGCCAGAACTTGGTTATGTGGCTATCGAAATATACGCCACTATGGGAAGCAATCATTATAACCGTCGTAATCTTCGTTCTGAAGGAAGTATACGACAAGTACTGCAAGAAAACAGAGTTTTCAATTAAAGACATCATCTGTGATTGCGTGGGTCTGGCGTTGGGAGTATTAACATTGATATTATAGGAGGAAATAAACATGAGTTTACCAAGAGGTTTGAGAAATAATAATCCGGGCAACATCCGGATCACAAAGGATAAGTGGCAAGGATTGAGAGATAAACAGGAAGATAAATCGTTTTTCCAATTTACCGAAATGAAATGGGGTTACCGTGCCCTTATCCGAACCTTGCAAAACTACCGTAAAAGACACGGCTGTCAGACGATTGCCGACTTCATCAAGCGGTGGGCACCGGAAAACGAGAACAATACAGCCGGATATATCAGCCGTGTATGTAGCGAAATGCAAGTCCCGAATACATACGTTCCAGACATCAACGACAAAGCAACCATGTGCGCTTTTGCTGCTGCCATCTCACGTGTTGAGAATGGAGTTCCGGCTGTTATGGCTGACATAGAAGCCGGATGGGATTTATTATAAACTTTAATCAATAGGAGGAACAATCATGGCAACAATAAATTTGGAGTTCAAAAAGAACAGTAGCGTATGGTATGCGGAATTTCAGGTAAATTCCGATTTCAACATCCATTTGGAACGCGACAACTACGGTCGGGTAAGTATCCTTCAACGGACGACAAATGAGGGGAATTTTGAGTCCGTTGTTTTGCCCGGAAGTCTTGCGTACAATGCAGGGACGACTATAGACTGTGATTTTTCGGCATTGGTCTATCCAAAGACAATCCGCGTCGAAAGTGACAGCGAAGTTTTAAGTGGAACAGTAACCGAATCCGGCAATGAAGCTTAACAGGTTGTCTTTAAATGTAGTGGGGCTTAACCGGATCGGCTTAAACCAAATCGGTTCGCCCTCCCGTGGTTCGTCTTCCGGTACCGACCGTCCCTACATCGACCCGGAAGTCTTAGCCTCCTTGAAAGCCGTCTGCATCTGTTATGGTAAAAGCAACGACGACCCGGACAGGGCTGTTGTCAAGAACTTGGTGGACCCTGACAATCCGTTTGTAATCAGCAATGCAGCCTTCAAATTGAATAGTGGGTTTGGTGAGTATAAAGAGGATTTTACTACTTGGTCTAAAGTTGCTGGAACTTCTATTATTACTGATAGTAAGTATGTTCTTACTGATGAGAAGGCTATAACAAATGCTGGTTATTTCTTATGGAATAGATTAGCTAAAGATAGCTTTAAAGTAAAGATAAGTAACATACCTAATGGTGGGTGGATGTCTTATAGATATAGGATAACAAAAGAAGATACTCAATTTTCATCCTTGTTTATAAGAGAAGATGGTATTTATACTCTGCCTGCAACAGTTGCAGGTAGTGATGTAGATTTCTTTATAAGTACTGCCTCTGCTCCTGCCAAAGATTGGGTTGGACTAACTATCACTCAAATCCCCTCTTTCGAAGGTGCATTCTTCACCGATGGAGTTGAAGACCTGATTACTTCCACCAAAACCGTACAGGAGATGGGTATTACTGATGAGGTTACTGTTGTTAGTATGATTCATCAGATAGATAAACCTAGTAACTTTATTACTACAAATAATATTAGAACTTCTGGAAGTGTTGTAGGTAGAAATGCAATTAGTCTAACAGATAAGACTGGAATATACGGATGGTATAAAGACAATATTCAAGGTTCTACTATTAATGTAATAAATAATATATTAGGAGATAAAGCAGATTATACTGCCTCTGCCTCTAGTAATACTAATTTGTCCTCAAAATTTAGTGTAGTTGGATATATTAGTAATGACAGCATAATTGAAACTAGTCAAGTAGCTTGGTACTGGACAATCATCGCCAACAAGGTACTGACTACCGACCAAATCAACCAGGTAATCGCCTACTTCAACTTGGATAGAACACTTAAACCTGATATACTGTGTGATGTCAAGAAACAGGGAATCACCAACGATAACCACGCAGAGTTTGGCGACAAGCTGATTGACTTTTCCGGTAACGGTAGGGATATTCAGTTGAACAATATTGCTTGGAAGGGGGATTCAGGTATTGGGAAGTATGAGGTTGATTTTCTCGATTCTAGTATATGGCACAGTAGTAATTCAACTATAACGAGTAGTAAGATAGATTGTAAAAATGCTATAAGTCATATTATGCTACTGTATTATAGCGTAGGGAGTAAAGAATATCCAGACATTCCTTCGTTTAAGGTTATTAAAACAGGAGCTGATATTGATTATAGCTATATTGATGAAACTGGGTCGCCTAAATCAGTTAAAATTGTAGATGGGGTGAATATATTACCAGCTTCACATAACACTTTGTATAGTGGATCTGGTCGATTTTGTGGTTTTGGTAATCCGGGTATGGGTAATAGTGTTACCATCACCCAAATTCCTTCCCACGCAGGTGGTCTATGCCTTGACGGTATCAATGACTTCGGTAAGGTGACAGGGATGCCTGTTTACAAGGATTATACGGTAGTAACCGATAGAGAAATATTTGCTAATATTGGAGCTATATCGTCAAAGAATAATCCGGGGGCATTTGTGGAAACTGCCGGAAATAGCGTTTATAGTTTTGGTCAAGCTACTTCTGGTCTAAATTTTATTTCTACTAGAAGTATATCTTATTTATCTAAATACTCTTATTGCGGGCAATCTATAACAGCAGGTGCAGCAGAAGATGGAACTGATATGTGGTTAGGCACGATACGAGATAATGATAGCCGTTTCTTCAACGGAGCTATCTACTCTCTCATGTCCTTCCCATATAGTATGTCCAAGTTCTTGATAGAGCGTCAGTTGAAGAAGTATAAGCTAGGTACGCTGTATCCGAATATGGTTGAGTTTAGACCTATTATCAAGAGTAACATAGACATTTTAAAGATAAACTATTGGGATAAGGATTGGAATGTAGTAAATGTAGGAGATTATATTTCAGTAGGAAATGATATTAAAACTAATATTACTGTTCCTAATGGTTATAAAGTATCTAAAGTAACTTCTGATGCTTTCGATAATATAACTATTGAAAAGTCTAGCACAGATTTTATCTATGATGTTAAGTTCTATGGCATTAAGAAATCTCCACAGAAGATTAGTATAACTATTGAACAGGATGAAAACTATGTTTTGTTCAATCCTGTTATTAATAGTAATTACGATAATTATGAATTAACTTTTCACTTACGTGAGTACGAAAAGCTAATTAATATAGGTGATTATATACCGAAAGGTACTTATATTAGAGCTAACTTATATCTAAAGAATAACATAGATGAGCTTGTAACATTTACTTTTAATGGAGTGAATATTGATTATGTAAAAAGTTCTGTTTCCGATTTAGCTTATAATATTAGACAAATATATAATTATGATTCTCCACAAGAAGTAAATATTACTATTGACGAGTACATCAGATACGAGGACATTAAGCAACCGTATCCACTGTTATTTGAATTTACAGATGAAAATGGTAATTTAATTTCTTGGGGTGGTAAAGCAAAAGTTGGAAATACTATTACTAGAACTAAGTCAGTATCTAATGCAAATATTCTAGCAGAGCTGTATAATACTAATAACTATAAACTAAATGGAAAACCATTAGAAGGAAATAGTTATGTTGTTGAAAAGCAAATGGTGTTTACTTGTACTGCAACTTATCTTCTTGATGATAATGAACCTAAATGCATCCTATCTCCTAGACTACTACGTATTCCTAACTCTAGCTATAAGATATTAGGTCATATTCCCGATATATCCGGTCATGGTAATCATGGAGTTATTCATAACTCGGCTTATGCAGAAGGAAGTGGAGTAAATGAAGATGGTTCATACCAATTTGATGGCGTAGACGACTTTGTTACTATTCCTACTGTTACTGGTGGTAAACAGGTGTTGATGAAAGTTAATTGGCAATCTATTGCTGGTACGGCAATTTTATATGACCAAAGAACAAACGGAGGTTTTGCTATATTTAATAGAGATTATGATACTAATGAAAATAAAGTACCAGCATATAGAGCAAGAAATATAGGAGGTAACACTTATATTGATGGAATACTTAATGAGTATATTTATGCTAGTCAATTACAAAATATAACTCACAATATTGTTGAATTATATGACCCTGAATTGAATATAGGAACGCTTAACCCAAAAATAGGTAGTTCTTACTTAAATTCTAATTATGCTCAAATGTCTCTCTACGACTTTATGCTCTTCGACAACATCTCAACAGACGATAAGATTAAAGAGCTGAACACTTATATTGGTATAACTCCTAAAGTTACGTTACCTAATTACTATTGGGATAACTATGGTAAAAAGAATACTGATGCAAATAGAGGTCATGTTGACGAACAAGTATCACTGCAAAAGACTGGTACTAGTGTTAACCCTCTTGAGAACTTTAACATTAGTTACGAAGGTATGTCGGGTTATAATGGTTATCCTGTTGTGTTTGGTGCTAGTAAGACTTGGGAAAGCCTTTCAGGTGTATATAGTTATACTTCTAATGTTACTAATACTACAATTCATGTAACTCATGCTGAACATGCAGGTAATGGCTTGTTATTTAGTTATGTTAAAAAAGACGGAGCACTAGCTAATATAAAAGAAATACCTGCTTTTAGAGTTACTATTGGAGGTCTTGAAGGAAATAGTAAATTTGGTTATAGATATTTAGCTACGGAAGATGCAACAAAAGAAACATTAGTGTATCTAGGTAATGGTACTCACGAATTAGCTAAATCGTTTGCTCCAACAGAAGCGTTGTTAGATTTAACTCGTAATGTTTGGGTAGGAATATTTATTACTCCTATGATAGAAGGTGAAGTAGCTTTCGATTGTGATATAACTATTGAAGTTCTTCCTGAATACGAGAATGGTTTAGCTTATGACGGAATATCTGACTTTAGTCAGAATACCGAGATTGAAGTTGTTGAAGATTTTACTTTCTTAGTTAAAGGTTCTTTACTTAAAGGACTTACTGGAAGTGGTGGTTGCATAGCTAGAAAAGGTGATAAAAACCACTATGACACTGGTGGATATGCTTTTATTTATTGTTTCGATTCTCCTATTGAATCTTATAGAAATTCTTATTACTCATTTGGTAAGAGCTTCGTACCTTCTAAAGAAATTGTCGCTCCTCCATTAATTGGTTATATGACTAAGACTAATGTCAACGGAGAAACTACAACTTTTGGTACTAATTCTGATATAAAGGGAATTATCTTTGGAAATTGGTCTAGCGGATATATGAATATGGTAATTTACAAATCTATATTCTATACTAAGACTATATCATTACTAGAGATTAACTTCCTAAAAAACTTAATGGAAAAAGATGAGATAATAGATATTAATCATCCTATATTTATTTCTAATACAGAAGATGAAAGTAACACCTCACAAGATACTTAGATTAGTTTATATACTAATTGGTATATTTCTAGTATTAACATATACACTAAGTTTAATATTTAAAGATTTAAAGTTATGATTGATTACATTGTATTTCCTATTGCTGATATAGGTGAAGAAGAATCAGCTAAAATCGAAGAACTTAATTTAGTTCTACGTAAAAACAGAGCTAATGATAAAGCACTTATGAAGTGTCAACATTTTCAAGAAGTATTCCCTGATAAAGTAGAACGGATAGTGACATTTGATGAAGGAGAATATGAAAGTATTACTATTAAATATCCTTATGATACTTATTCTGACAAAGCTCTTCATGAATTGTTGTCTAGTTCTGAATGGCAATCTGTATCTGAAAGTACTCTTGAAGAATCCCCCATAAAGGAGTGATTCCATTGTATCGTTAACTCTATAAAGCCCTGCTATAACAAGTAGGGCTTTTATTTTGTTCACGAGATACTTAACTTTTTCATAAAATTATTGTTTATAGCTAAAATAGATTAATATCTGAATTTCTAATACTATCCTTTGTTATGAGTGTATAGTAGCTACTATAAGATATTCTTAATTTATTAATCTAAACCTTATTTATTATGCAAGTAATTGAAAAAGTTAAAGTTGTTCCTGAAGGCTATAATGGTGCAGGGATGGACGGTATGTATGGTCGCCGTGACGTTAACGGTAAAGCTAATGCAGGTCTTACGCTTGGTATTATCGGTACTGCTCTTGGAGCTTGGGCTTTATTTGGTAATCGTCGTTCTACTGGTGTTCTCGGAACTGGTGCAGGTCTTATGGGAGACGGTTCTACAAACATTAATGTAGTTGGTGTTGGTGGTGGAAATGGTGCTGCTCCTACTGCTTTCCAAGCATGGGCTAAGTCTTGTGAAGATACTCTTGCTTTACAGGGTGGTTTGTATCAGTGGGCTTTAACTCAACAGAGCCAACGCTTCCAAGACCGTCAGGTAATAGACAGCGAAATGTTCGGTTTGTATAAGTCACAAATTGATGCAGACTTCTTACTGTACAAGGGAAACCGTGATAACTATGATTCTCTTAAAGCAGAGATTAGCGAACTTAAAACGCAAGTTGCTGTTAGTGCTGCTATTCGTCCTTATCAGGATAAACTTATCCAGTGCGAAATCGAGAGAGCGTTCACCGCAGGTATCAATTATGTCGATAAAAAGACTTGTAATGTTATCTATGGTGTTACTTGTCTACCTAATGAGCCTACTACAACAGGTCTTGTTGGTAGAAATGCCAATGGTTGTCTACCGTGCGGATTTACTCAAACTGCTAGTACTCCTGCTACATAATATTACTAATCAACTAAAGAATAAGTTATGTTACCTATTAATCAAGTTATACTGGGCGGAACAGACCCTTTGTTAAATACTGGAAGTCTTACCGACCAAATCCAATATTTAGAAGAACAGAAGCGACTTATTGAAGCTAGACAAAAACAGATTCAACAAGCTGCTAATGGACAACAAACTTTACAACAAGTTAGTCCTCAACAAACTGCTAAAGTAAGTGTTTGGGACTTGATTGATGCAGAGATTGAACCTCTTACTAATGAACAAAGAAATATGCTTGCTACTAACGAAGAATATGTAGCTAACTATAATAATCTTCAATCTATGGTTCAAGCAGAAGTTCTTAATCTAGTAAGAGCTAATATTGAGAACAGTCCGGAAGGTAAAGCTCTGTTAGATAATCAACTAAAGTTAGTTAAGAATCTAAAGACTAGTATAATCGAGATGTCACAAAGAGAGATGCAATTGTTCAATGCTTTTAAAGAAGCTAGTGCAAAGAATCCTTCTCTTACTTATGAAGAATTTATTAAAACTATGAAGTAATGATAGAAGTAAGTGTAGTAAAACAAAAGCTGCAAGATTACATTGTTAATCAGATAGATATTCTTGGCGAATCTAATCCAGCTATTAAGTTAGTTAAGCCTTTGGCTAAACGTGCAATTATTAATAACATTGATAGTTTTGATAAGTTTATCAATACTATTGCTAAAGACGGAAAGATTGATATTGAAGGTATAGTTGATGAGGAGATTGAAATAATCAAATCTATTCCTAACTTTGATTTTAATATTCCTGTTCTTGGTAATGGTAACATCTCTAACGGTAACATAACTCTTTCTATTCCTTTTATTAATAAAGGAATTATGTTTAACCAGTCTGATTTGGAAACATTCAGACAACTATTAACTAAGTAATATTATTATGAGAGAAGTACCATACGAGACAGACCATGATGTTCGTGCTCGTTCTCGGAGAGACATAATGTACGAACGAATTAATGATTTCCTTGCTCGTGGCGGTCGTGGAAGAAGCGGTCGTGGCGGTCGTGGAAGAGGAATTATGAATCGTATTGGATATAGGACTTACGATAACTACGAAGGAGATGAGCATAGAGGTTACGATGAACATCGTAGAGGATACGATGATGATGAACGTATGCTTCTTATGCGGATGCTCGGAGTAGGTGAAGATGAACGTTATGAGTATGGTGATGAACACTTCAATAAACAGGAAGCTAAGCAAACTGTTGATGAAATGTACCATGTCAAAGACGGTAAGAAATATATCGGTGAGAAATACGATATGCAGAAAGCTCACGAAGTTTGTAGTAAATTCAAAGATAAACTAGAAGATGAAGTAGAAGTCGCTGATGTATATGTAGCTATTAATGCTCAATATCACGACTACTGCGAGTTATTCGAGAAGTGGTTCGGAAAAGGAAACTTTGACGATATGATATTCGAGAGTGCTATCAACTTTTGGTTTGATGACGTTGATTTCGGAGAAGATAAACTCTGGAAGTATTTCAACGAGTTGAAGTAATACAAGTTCTGTTATATTCCTAAAGAGAGATTACTAAATAATAGTAGTCTCTCTTTTCTTTTTAAAATAAAGTTTTATATTTGCCATGTAATATAAAACTTAATGCTTATGGGAATCTTAATGAAAGTGTTGTTTGTTGCTATAATAGCCATTACTATTATAGCATTTGTATGGAAAGAAGCTACTAGTATTCTTCCTGCAAAAGTTGTTACCTACATAAGAGTAGGAGGTGTGTTGTTAACTATTATTCTTGGTACTTTGTTATTCTTGTTGTAATATGGACTTCGGGAATATACTTAGTGAGATTCTACGTACTACGGCTACTAGTTTTGATTTTGCGTTTGTAATCTGTGTAAATGTGCTAGCATATCTAGTAATTAAACTAGTTGACAAACTTAATGGAAACAAAGTAGTAAGTACTTGGAATAAAAGAGTAATAACTCTAGTATGTGCTTTAATAATGGGAGTAATATACTTCTCATTAAAGCTAGGAGATGTTAAGGTAGTACTTAATTCTATTATTCTTAGCTTCGTATTTTGGAGCTGGATTATGAAGCCAATATTGGCGTTCTTCAATATAGACTATCGAAAGTTTATAGAACTTGAAGATAATGAACCTAATCAATATCCAAAGTAAGTACTATTAGTAAGATTAACAAGTGAGAGTCGACTAGAGATAGTCGGCTCTTTCAGTATACACGCTCCTTTATGGGGGAATAAAAAGTATGTCCCACCTTCCTACGCTTTCATAGAAGCTCACCATAGGACTTTAGTACCTTTCCTTAACTTACTATTATCCGACAGTATTGCGTGCCACCACGGGTTTTAAAATGCGTCACTTGTATAAAAATGTTTACAATGCGAATATCTGTAAGCTAGATAGCAAGCTAGATAAAAGTGCTGAATTAAAATTATTAGTAAAAGTCTTGTCGATACCAATATAATAACTATATTTGTTATAATACTAATTCAAAATAATAGTGATATGAGTTCGTTAAATCAAATTGTATCTGAAATAGCTCATGCTATTCATCAGCCGAATAACTTTACTGCGAGACGTACTATTCGTAGCGCAATTATTCATACGTTCAATGAACAGATACGTCAGACTTATCAACGTCATGCTAATGTCGATAAGATATTAATGCAAAGATACAGGATAAGTTTAATTAATGTTCCTGACGGAGATATATTCCAAACTCTTGTTAGTACTAAGTATAAAGTTAAGAGAAGTAAGGATAGAGTTCCTAGACCAGTTCGTCTTGATAACAATTTACCATTTGTTAGTGTTCGTACTGTTGGATATGATAATATGGCTATTCCATTTATTAAGGAAGCAAATGCTCAATTTTATAAAGCTCTTCCAGGAATGTGTACCAGTTTAAGTTATGATTATATCAATGGTTATTTATATGTTAATAGTAATGGTAATCCACTTATTGAACCATTAGGTCATATTATCATTGAATCTCCATTTGAGATACCTACTGAAATTCCAATTGAAACTAATGAAAAAATGGAATCAAGTATTGATAATGATGATGAATTTATTATTCCTGAAGATATGGTAGAACGTATTAAAGATGTAATCTATAAACGTAATCTACTTAATGTCGAGAGAGTAACTAATGAAGTTCCAGTTAAAGATGATATAAACCAACAACAGATAGAAGTATGAAAGTAAATGCAATAGATAGATATGACATACGTAATATGTATACACATTTTATAGAGACAAGTGAAGAGGAGTACGACCTTGTGTCTCACAATATAGTCAGATATAAATCTTTGCTTTATCGAATTAAATACTCTATTGAACAAAATAGAAATGCTGTTGAAGCCATATTTGATGTATGTGTATATAACTACTGGGAATGGAATACAGATGAGTTAGATACTAATCAAAAAATGGAGAAAGCCATAGATGAGAAGTATGTTAAATTTACGGATGTAAAACAATTAAGATATGGCAATCTTTATCGTAATCTAAAGCAATACTTTAGAGTGCTTCGTAAGATAAAAGATTGTGAGATAAGACAAGATGTATTAAAAAAGCGTAAGTTAATTACAAGAGAACAATACAAAAAGTATTGTTACCTGTTCTTTGGAGAAATAGGAAGGCAAGTATTGAGGGGAAAGATTTATAAGTTTGAGAAGAAAATAGGTTGCCTTATTATAGAAAGAGTAAAAAGAACTGAATCACATGTTACTGCTGACGGTAAAGTTATTAAGCATAGAAAACGTATTAACTTTGTAGAAACTAGAAGAAATAAAGAAGAACTTATTATTAAAGGACTTACGCCTTATAATAAAAAGAAACATCTTGAAGCTATTGCAAAAGGAGAGGAATATGACGGTGTTAAATATATATCTTATAATAATTCGGATTGGTCTTGTAGAGTTATTATGATTGACGGTGCAGTTAAGAATAGGACAGTATTTAAGTTTTGTGGTATAAATAATCACATGAATGTTACAAATGCTGAACTACTTGCAAAATGTCATAGTGTAGAAGATATAATAAATCTTGATACTGATATTAACAATCGTGTCTCTCTTATTTCTAAGTTTGACCCAAGTTATACTCAAAAATATATTAGAAACAATGAACAAAAACCTATCTTCAATAGAAACTATTATCGCAAGACTTGATAATGATTTCAATATTATGAGTAGCGATTATATACCTAGAGTTGGTGCTTGGTGTATAGATGCTATGAATGAAATGGGTATTCTTCAATATGAAGAAAAAGAAACTACTATTGAAGTTATTGATAGAGTTGCTTATTTCCCATGTTGTATGAACGCATTTAAAGTGTATGCAGACGGGTGTGAGGTTTCCCCCATAAAGAAAGGGAGCTGTCATTGCTCTTCCAGTACTACTGAATACTTCACTCAAGACCGAGAGAAAGCTAGGGAACGAGAAAGTAAGCGTACTGTTGAAGTAGACCCTGAAAGCTACGAAGGACGTAATTACGTTTATCTTCGTGATGCCAATGCTATTCAATTAAACTTTGATACAGATGTTGTTAAAGTATCCTATCTTACAGTTAAGACTGTATATAGTGATACTTTTCATTGTAATATTCCTGTTATACCTAATAACGGAAAACTTATTGAAGCTCTTGAATGGTTCTGTATGTGGAAGCTATTAAGTAGAGGAATTAAACATCAAGTATATTCTCTACAAGGTGCTATGCCAGTTAATCCATATTTGTTATGGAGAGATTCTCGTGACAGAGCAAGAGCTTCTGTTATTAATGAAAACCAAGATGCTAATGCCTATAAAGGTTGGGCGTCGTTCTTTTATAATGCAACATTTAGACCTAGAGACTAATGGAGATAATTAAAGAACTTAATAAAGATGATGGGTTAGAATTTATAAAGAACGGTTCTATTACCCATGCTGTAAATGTAATAGTTTCTAAAGACGGTAATTCTATTCAGAATGAAAAGTCTTTAGAGACTATTGTTACTTTAGATGAAGGGGAAAAAATAGTAGGTATAATTTCTTGTGCTAGAGAATTAGTAATATTTACCGCTAGTAATAAGATATACCGTTATGATGAAAATACTAAAATTAATACTTTAGTTTCTTCGTCTTGGAAATGGTATGGTGGAGAAGTATTTGGAACTTATACTTATAATGTTCGTGGAGATTTAATAGTAGCTATTAGTGAACGTAATCCTAGAGAAGATGTTCCTCTTAAAGTTATTAATCTTAATAATGCTAATTTAGGTTCTGATAATATATTTACTTTAAATCCTGATATTCCTCAAACTACTGTTGTTGATTACGGTCAAGAATATGGTGGTAGAATGAGAAATGGAACTTATTTATTATTTATAAGATTTGAAATTAGTGATAATGAATTTAGTAGTTGGAAAGATTTAGGAGTAGTTATTTATCTATCCCCTAGTCTAACTAGTAATATAATATCTTCTGTAACTCTTCAAGGACCTAGTAATACTACTTCTACTTATGATATTAGAGACTATGCAAGAGAAGATATTGAATACAACGCTAATTCTATATTTGCTACTTTAAATATAGATAATAAAAGTGGAAATACTTTTAAGTCTTTCCAAATAGCTTATATATGTACTTATAAAGATGGAAAAGAAGCATTTAATTTAGGTTCTTATTCATTTAACGAATCAGGTATTTATAGAATATCAGGAAATCGTAGTAGTAAAGAATCTATTTCAGTAGATGAAGTTTTAATATCCGCTAATAACTTCAATCTTTATAATGTAAAAACAATGTGTAACTATAATAATAGATTATATGTTGCTAATTATAAAGAAGAAACTCGTAAGTTAGATATTTCCAATATTGATACTAGTAGTATTGCTGTTGGAGTATGTATGGAAGAAGATTACTATGGAAATAGATTAAATGATGGATATGTTTTAAATGTAGGTAAACCAATAGAAGATGAAGTATACAGATTCTATATTCATTATGTTCGTCCTGACGGTAGTTATACAGAAGGTATAGTAATTGAAAATAATAATTATCGTCATAAAAAAGACGATGGCACATGGGAGAAAATACCTGTTCAAATAGTTATAGGAAGATATTATAATGCTTCAACAAATAAAGATGTTGATATTATGTTTGATTGTTATGATGATACTAAGGTATCTGATGTAAAAGCTGCAATCGAACAAGCTAAGATAGATTATCCCGGTTATTATTCTTCTACTATTAAGGATAAACTAGGACTTATAGATATGGCAGAAAAAGCTAAAATAGATTATTATTGGTTTAATCTTGACCCAAGATTTACTAACGGTAATACTACTCACGCTAGTCCGTATTGGAATATGATATTCTGTTGTCCTTATACTAATAATAATGGAGATAGATTATTTAGAACTCCTCATAAGATTAAAGGAAACTTTACTTTTAGAGAAGTTCCTATGTATGAAGGTTTTGTAGGTTTCTTTATAAGTTATGAAGAAATACAAAGTATTCTTATATGTGATGGTATTGTTGACCAACATAGAGATATTGCAATAGGAACTGATACTAATAGTAAACTTCAAAGTAGTTTTAATAGTGTTACTCCTTATGGATATAGTTATCAGTTTTATTCTGATGATATATATGTATTAAAGAAAAGTGCTACTCCTAATGTATTTATTGATTTAGGAGTATTTAGTTTTATGAATCGTGATGCTCAAAGTGCTAATGAAGGATGGGCTGCTAAATATATTGCTAAGGATTGTTTTCCGGGTTCTAATAGAATAGCTAATATAGTAAATACAGACCCATATTATAATATAGAAAATACTTATAATATGGGAGTATCTGCAAGTATTATAAGTAATACAGGGGGACAATATTATAAACTTACTTTTCCTTCCGTTGGAAAAGCAATAACTCCTGTAACTGTTAATGTTATGGATGATGGGAGTGCTAGAAAATTAACTACTATTGGAAGATTACTTTATGTAAGTCAAGAAATATATATTAAGAAAGAAGGAGTTAAATTAATTCGTTTAGGACAAACTAAATATATTAATGGAGAAATTACTCCTACTGGAAAGTATATGTATGGAGATAATCTACAAAAACAAAATGTTACAGGATTTGTATCCCTACAATCAGTTATCATATTTGATAGTGGTGGTGTTAAGTTTGTTGGAGATTGGTGTCCTAGATTTGGGGATGATTCTTTACAAGATGAAAGATTTTATAGGAGATATATAGATAACTTAAATCCTTCTGCTAATACTCGTGATAATCTTCATATAAACGCAGTAGAATTTTATAAACAAACTCCTTATCTTCCTTCTGCTAAGATAATGAAGAATAATGTTCCTGAAGTTTATTTTACTTATACTAATTCAGGTGTTATTAAAAATATTGGTAATAAGCAATTAACTGCCGCAACATTATTTGATTTATATGAAATAGCTTCTATGTATTACGATTATGCTAGACCTAACTTAAATGCTTATAATCCAAATGCAGTTAGTAATCAGATAACTACTTATGGTAAATTTATTCGTAGAAGTAATGTTTTACAATCTGAATCAACTGCTAATGCTTGGAGACAATTTCCGGCTGATGGATATAAAGTAATAAGTGAAAATAAAGGAGATATAATTAATATACTTGGAATAGGTATTTATCTTATTGCTCATTGTGAACATTCGATGTTTATCTTTAATAGAGATAGTACTCTTGCTACTAAAGATAAAGACGTTCAAATGTATATGCCTGATGCTTTTGATACTGAATATCAAGAAGTATTTACTAGTGAAAAAGGATATGGCGGTTTACAAGATTATAATGCCTTTACTTGTAATGAAACTGGTTATATATTCTTTGATAAAAGTAAACGAAGAATATATAGATTCGATGATAAACAACTTAATGATATTACCGATGGTATTCAAAGTATTATAGATAATTATGTAACCGAAGATACTATTATTGATATGGGAATGGATAAAGAGAATAACAGACTAATCTGTTCCTTTACGGGGGAAAATCAGATTATAACCTTATCTTATTCCTTTATTACAAGTAGTTGGATAAGTATTCATAATTATTCAGGTAAGTATTTTAATACTAAAACAGAGTTATATTTAACTAATGATAATGCTCTTAATTATGTATATAGATTAGGTAATATAAAAGTAAATACTTTTCTTGATTATGGGAATTGTATAATTCCTGAATCTAAGAATATATTTTATCTAGGTGATAAGAATGTTGGTTGTGCTGTAATAGATATAATATTTAACTTAGAGTTTGAAACAATTAAGTTACTTAATTATATTTGTTATGCTATAAAAAATTCTAGTAATATTAATTATAGTGGAGATAAAATTCTTATATTTACAAACTCATGTATATCGTCCGAATGGGATATTAGTAATGAAGAACGTAATGTTCCTAATCTTACTAAAGCATATTATGAACATGGTAAATGGAACTTTAATTACTTCCGTAATCTAATTAATACAGTTGAATTGCAAGAACCTATAAATAGGTTAACTGGAAAATATAACTTTAGTATAATGGATGGAGAAGAAGATAGAATAACGATAAGTAAGAATTATAAGGCTAGCGACAGTCTTATCAATGGTAAATATATTGGTATTCGTTTTATTATTCATGAAACTAATTCTAAAGTTAGTTTAAGTAATATTGAATGTTATGTTAATAAATACAGAGAATGAGAACAATTAATAATCGACGTCCAAAAGCATTTATTGGTGCTGCCATATCAGTTGGTACTCAACTTATTGGTGGTATTATTGGCGGTGCTAAAAAACGTAAAGCTGAAAAAGCTGCACAACTTGAACAAGAGCGTCAAGCAAGGTTACAAGCTGCTCAACAACAAGCTGCTTATATGACTGAAAATGCAGAGAATGATGCTAATGTTTATAAGGATATACGAAATCAATTAATGAAAAATGGTGGGAATATCCCCCGTAAAGGAGTTGTTCCTTTGGTTGCCGAAGGTGGTACTGCCATTCCTATTAAGAAAGATTCATTTCTTCTTAAAGGACGTAAGCATAATAATGGTGGCATTGTTATTGGTAAAGGTAAGAACAGTATTGAAGCCGAAGGAGATGAAGTAGTCCAAATTACTCCTAAACAACTTAGAGTATTCAGTGCTCAACCAATACTTAATGGTAATAGTCCAGCTGAATTAGTTCAGAAAGGTGCTAAACCTTCTAAAGTATTTAATGCTCAAGAGAGATTTAAAGATAGAAATAATCTTAATGATGACGGTACTAAAAAGAAAAGAAATATGAGAACAATAACTGGTAAGAAAAAGTTAGGAGGATTATCTCGTAAGAAAGATTACGGTTCAGATAAGAAACCTTATCCTAGTGTTAAGTCTAAAGACTTTGCAGGCGGTGGTCGTAGTTATCCGATTCCAACTAAAGCCGATGCTCGTGATGCTCTTAGATTAGCAGGTTTACATGGTCGCTCTGATGTAAAAGCTAAAGTATATAAGAAATATCCTGAATTGAAAAATAAGAAAGCTACATTAGGAACTTTTGGAAGTTTGACTGGTGCTAATCGTAGATTGTTAGCTCTTAATCAAAATGTTCCTTCTGCTGGAATTACTGCTGGGGCAAAGATTATTAATCCTAGTGCTTCTAGTATTAAGCCTATGAATTTATCTTCTAATAATGGAAGTAAAGGTTTTAATCTATTTAAAGGAATAGATAAAGGAGAAGCTATTAGTTCAGGAATTGGAGCTGTCGGAACTTTAATTAGTGGATTACTTAATAAAGGTAGTATAGATAAAACTTCTGCTCCACAAGTTCCTACTCCTCAATTAATTGCTCCTGCTAAACTTAAAACTAGCGTTAATATAAATCCTCAACTATCAGATGTTAGAGAATCTGAACTTAGTCAAAACAGATTGGTTGAAGGAAATACTGCTAGTTCAGTAGCTAGTGTTGCTAGACAACAAAGAATATCTAATAATGCTTTAAGTCAAAGAAGTAGATTAAGAGGCGAGAAAGAAAATCTTGAAACACAATTGCAGAATCAAGATGCTATGAATCGTCAACAAGTAGCTTCTGCAAATGCTCAACAGGTAAATGAAGCAAATAGATTCAATTCTGTTTCTTCTACGCAAACTGCAAATGATAAGATTCAAGCTACGGCTAATAATCGTACAAATATAATTGAAGGTCTTACTAGTGGAGTTAGAGATTATCAATTAGGTATGGATAAGAGACGTTCAGAAGAAAATGCTACTGCCGCTATGATGTCTGCAAATCCTGAACAAATGGAATTATTCTTAAAATTAATGGATAAGAATAAAGGTAGATTGAGTAAAGTACGTAGTAGTCTATTCAGATGTGGTGGTAAGAAAAAGATTGCTTAACTATAAATAATATAACTATGCCGATAGATATTAGAACAGCTGGTTATCAGAAGAGGGAGCGGGTTGCCGCTCCTTTAGATGTTTACAATAGTACGTTAAATACTCTACAACAGAAACATGATACTGCTATTGAAACTAGTAATCAGATTAAAACGTTTCTTGCTAATAAGCAATTAAACGAAGCTGAAAATGAGTGGCTCGATAAATATTCGAGAGATGTTAATGCTCAAATAGAAGCAAGTGCTCAAGAAGGTAGTTATGCTACTGCATTAACTACTGCAAGAAGATTAGCCGGAGAAGTTGCTAGTAATCCAGGACTTATTGGTCGTGAGCGTTATCAACAAGAGTTTAAAAAGTTCCAAGACGAAGTTACTAATAGTGATGCTTATGATGGAGATGTTAAGGCTTATACATTGGAACAGAACAAATATAATTATCAAGACCAAATAGATGAAACAGGTAGAGTAATAGGCGGTAATCAATTCAAACCTAATTATCGTCCTGTTGAACAAATAGATTATAATACTTTATATCAGAAAGTATTGTCTACTGTTGGTGTTGATTCTAGTTCGGGTGAACAGTTAGTATGGGGCGATGCAGAAGGTAATCTTAAAGAAGGTCAAGGAAATATTGCTGCTGGCGATGTTCCTTATCTTAAAACTTCCGGTGGTATTCAACAGTTATCTAAGGAGAAGATACGTGCTGCATTTGAAGCTGCATTAAATGAAACTCCTGGTGCTCGTGCTTCTCTTGAACAAGACTATAAAGTAAATGTTTGGAAAGCTAATAAAGGTAATAAGAACAATCTTGTTACTAAACCTGACGGAACTATTATGTCACAGAGAGAATTTGAAGAGAATCTATTTGCTCCTAGATATGCTGCTTCTGCTTATCGTAGAGTTGAAAGTAGAATTAATCCTGAATTAGGATTTAATCTATTAGCTGCTTCTCGTAAAAATTCTGCTAAACCTAAGACTGGTAAAGAACCTGATTTACTTCCTTCTTTAGCTACTATTGGTGGTAAAGAAAAAGTAGAACCTGATACTCCTGCTAAAGTACAATCTCAATTAAATACTTTTAATGGTCAGTTATCTAATATGTTTTCTTCTTATGGAATATCTAAATCTCTTCCTTTAGATGAAGCATATAGTAAACTGCGTTCAGGTATTGCTAATAATGTTACTTTATCCGATGCTGCTAAGAAACAATTATTAGATGAAGCTAATACTTATTATAGAGGAATAGCTAATGCTAATAATCGTTTAGATGCAATGAAAGGACATCTTACACAAGAAGAACAATATGCTTCGGAGTTCTTAGGTAAGAGATTAAGTAACGGAGATATGGCAGATACTAATAATCCTATGCAACTAGAATATGCTAATAGAATGAATAAGTTATTTACTGATTCTAAAGGCAATAGTTTCGATACAGTTCTAGTTAATCCTATTAACGATAGTAGTAAAGCCGTTATTATATCTAAACTTAGAACAGATATGGGACTGACTAGTAAAGATGTGTCATTTAGTAAAATAGGAGATAAAGAATATATTCGTATTAGTAAAGACGCTTATACTCGTTTAGCTCCTGAAATAGCAGATGTTCTTAAACTTAGTCCCGTAGGATTTACTACTGGTAATAATGCCCCTGAAAAATTTACTAGAAACGATGAAGTTTTCTATGGAAATAAAGTATATGGTAGTTTAACTACTATGGGTATTGCAGGATTTAGAGCAATAGGAAGAGGTGAAATAACTACTGCTAAGAGTACTAAAGATTCTCCTGCTTACGTATATGAAAAAGCTGCACAAATATCTAATGCTGCAACCGAACGTATATCTGAATCATTACCGTCTACTTATGTTGATGTTAATGTATTTGATTTACCTCCTCATATAGTTGCTACCGGTCAAGGATTTGAAGACGACCAATTAAAGAACTATAATGAAAGAGTAATGAACATGATTAGTATTGCTAATCCTGGAAGTATTGTTATTAAGAAACGTAATACCGAAGGAGTTCTTGAACCTGTTGAAGATAGTAGAGAACGTGATGCTATTATGCAAACTATTCAAGCACAAGTTAAGAAGAAAAATATTAATAATGGTTGGTGTAGTTCTGCTTCTACTGGTGAATATGGAGTATTCTTAAATATTCCTTATACTCCTAAAACTGGAAAGAATAGTGCTAAGAATCCTGATTCTGAAATGGAAGAGAGAGTACAAAATGCAGTAGCCGGAGACTATATGATTACAGGTGCTATTCTTAATGATGAAATAGAAAGATTCAAATCTTTACCTGCCGTTAAAGCAATGGATACTCTTAATTCTATTAAATATAATAACGCACTTAAAAGGAATTATCGTTTATCTGATGCTGAATTTGGAGATGGAACATATTCTGCTGTTACTAATGGTGATAGTTTCTATCAAATATTAGACGCTAATGATGAGCCAGTAATTAAGATTACAGAAGGTGAATTATTTCAACGTATGTTTCAGAATAATCAAGCTAATGCTATTCTTGCTCCTGTTAAAGAGGATATAAATCTTATTAGTGCAAGGAATGGTTCTATTGCAAATTCCCCCATAGAGGAGCAACAAGTGATTGCTCGTCCGCTTATGCAGAAGGCTATGATAATGGCAGGTGCTACTGGTAATCTAAATGAATTAGATATAGATACTAAGAGACAAGTATTTCAATTCTTTAATCGAATGTATTCTAGTCTTACAGGTGAAACTCCTAGTCAAGTTATACTTAATCAAATGAACGACTTAATGAAGTAAGCGTATGCCAAACATGTTTGATAATATATCAGTAGAAAAAGCTCCACTAACTAGTGGGGCTAATTCTGTTAATATGGCTAATGATGTTCCTACTGTTACTAAATATAAACCTGATGTTGCTGCACAGGGTGACTTTATGTTTCGTAATCTTACAGGTAAAGAAGTGTTTACTGGTACAGAGGAAGATTATCATTCATTAGCTAAGTATGGTGCTGAACCTAATAGATATCAAAGTAGAGAAGAATTAGAAACTCTACGTGCTAAGAATCAATCAGCTTGGAAACAGGCAGGTAATGCTTTAGGACAAACTATTGGTACTGTTATTGGTGATACTGTCGGAGGTATGGGTATGCTAATAGATTTAGCTACTGCCGGATTATGGGATGATAAACCTTTTAGTAATCCTATTACAAGAGCTGGTGATACTATATCTGATTATGTTCGTGACGATTTATTTCCTATATATCGTGAGAACCCTGATAAAGCATTTGATATGAATGACTTTTCAGGTTGGTTTTTTAGTCAAGTTCCTAGTATTGCTAGTTCTCTGTCTTTAATGATTCCTGGCACTCTTTTAACTAAAGGAGTTGGAGCTGTTGGTAAAGGAGTTGCAGCATTAGGACGTAGTAGTTCTAAAGTAAGTCGTGCAATGAATTGGGCAAAGAAGGCTACTAAATTAGATAATGTATATCGTGCTAATAGATTAAAGATATTAGCTAATGACGGTATTACAGCTATTGGTATGCGTTTAGGTGAGAATTATCAAGAAGCTCGTGGTGTTGCAGAACAAATAGAAGGTGAAGCATTGTCTCTATTTACTGGAATGTCTGACGAAGAGTTTCAGAATTGGTTAGATAATAATCCCGATATTGCAAATGAGACTAAAGGTAGAACTAAAGAAGAAGCCGCTCTTATAGTTGCAGATAAGGCAGCTATGCGTAACTTTGGCTATAACGCAGGTAACGTATTCTTTGATTTCATGCAGTTACGTGCTGTTAATAAAGCAATAGGACAAGTCAATCGTGCTATTACTCCACGTATTCGTTATTCACAGAATCAAGCTCTTGATAGAATAGCTTCTACTGGAATTGAATCTACTAGTCAAACACTTGGACAGGCAGCTAAAGGAACTATTAAAGATTTCGCAGGAAAGATAAATAGACTTATTAATTCTAGTGAGAATCTTTTGTTATCTGAATTATCAGAAGGTATTGAAGAAGCAATAAACTACGTAGGTCAAGAAGAAGGTACTTTATACGGTCGTTATTTATTAGGTCAAGCTGGACAATATAATGGTGCTGTTTCTATGGATAGAATAGAGAAGTACTTACAGAATCCTCAATTATATAATGCTGCACTTTGGGGAGTTATTGGTGGTATTACTTTTGGCGGTACTATGTCAGCCATTAATAATCGTAAAGGTGGTAATGTAGAAGAGAAACAACGTATTGCTGAAATAAATGGTCGTGAACAGGTATTCAATGAGTATGCTCGTCAGATGCAGATTATTGATAATGGTGAAAATCCATATCAAATAGAACGTGATGCTAATGGTAATCCTATTACTTATTTAGATGACGGTACTGTTAGTCAAGACCCAACAGTTGGTACTACTCGTTATGCTAAGATTAGTCCCGAAGAACAAGAAGATTTACGTGCTGCTGCTAAAGAGAAGTTTACTACTACTCTTACTTTAAATGCTATTCGTTCAGGTAATTATGAACTACTTGAAGATTATATTGAAGACCCTAGACTAAAGAAGAAACTAGTTGATTCAGGTCTTGTAGATGATGCTGAATACGATAGAGATACGCAAGAATTAAAGAAAACTATGCGTACTGTTCTTGATAGATACGTTAATTATTCTACTGCATTACGAAGTGCTAATATTGATGATGCTTTACTAGATGTTGCTATATCAGAGAATATAGTTAATGCACAAGAAGCGGACTTATTAAATAAACGAGTAGAAAGACTTAATACTATTCAATCTCAATTAGAGAATAGCATACCGGCTATTAATGAAGTTCTTGACCCAATGGCTAAGAATCGTATGCAATTAGGTATATTAGAACAGTATCGTAGAGAAGTAATGTCTACTTATAATAGTCTAAAGAATAGTAAAAATCCTTTAGATAGAGCACAAGCTAGTCAATATCTTGATTTATCACGAGTAATCGAATCTAAGGTTACAGACTTACGAAGAGGTTTAAGTCCTATGGAAAGTTTGTTCCTAGATAATGTTCGTAGTGTAGAGAATATTGCATTAGGAATAGAAGGTAGCAAAGAACAGAATAACTTAATCAAGAAACAAATAGAAGAACTTGATGAAAACGATGTGGCTCTGTTTAAACAGGCAGGTAAAGACTTTAATCTTGGTACTCTTGCTAAACAAGTTCGTAATATTAATTCAGAGTATATGGATAATATGGGACAGATACTTCTTGATGAAATTCGTAGAGATAATTATCGTTCTCGTATTATTACTACTAATGAACAAGCTAAGGAATTTGAAGATACTCGTAAGAAAGAATTAGAAGATGCAGCTAAGAATCTAGTTAAGTCAGCAAAGAAGAATCTTAATGACTTTGTTAATATGGCTAATGAAGAAGAGCTTAGTAATCTTGAGAAAGCACTAGATAATGCGTTTACTGATGAAGAAAGTCAGAATACTAGCAATAAGAGTTTATCTAATGCTGTTAGTATTTTAACTAATTCAGAGAATGGTAAGAAAGATATAGCGTCTTTAAGAGAAGCTATTACTAAGAGAAGAAATAGTCTTGCTGCACAAAGTCAGGCACAGCAACAGAATGGGAATAATCAGCGACAAGACTCCTCTACGGGGGAAGCGAGGAGCGAAGCGACGAGGCAAGAAGAACCAGAGGTTAAGCCTATTCCAAAACCTAAACCAAAGACTGCTAAAGAGAAGAAGTTAAAAGAGACATTAGATAAAGTAGTATCTAAAGCTAATTCAGGTGTTGTAAATAAAGCTAATATTAATAACTTAGAATTTACAATAGTAAAACCTTTTGCTAGTTTAGGAGATGTTAGTAGAAAACCAGTTAAAGTAAGTGCAATAGACGTACGTGTTAGTAAATTTGGCAATGTTAGTATTGATGGAATGGATACCAAAGGTAATATCATTGCTGATGTTACTATTGATGAACTAAATGCCGCTATTGCTATCGGAGATATTACTTATGTAGATACTAGTAAATCTGATGAATCTGCTCCTTCCGATACTAACGTTCTTGAATCATCTATATCTGATAATGACTTAGAAGGTCAACGCCAACGTATAGAAGAGATAAATCTAATTATTGATTTATATAATCAGATACAAGGTAATCAAATAGAAGGTAAGACATTTACTAGTCTTAATGATATGATGGTTTATTTACAACAGTTGAATCCTAAAGCTGTTAATTTGTATAATGATATTAAGATTCTAGCTAATCGTCAAATAGTAGACGGTAAGATAGTTAATGTTGATGAAGAGATTAAAACTCCTTCTGATATTATACAAGAAGCAAGTAAGACTTTAGATAAAGCTGTTGCAGAGAATAGACAGAATACTAAAGATAATGGTTACTTCTTTAATCTAGTTAATCTAAATGATAGTAAGGTTTACTCTCGTATTGGTCAGTTAAAGACTAATGATACAGTAAGCGTAGAACTAGATGAAAACGGTAATCTTATTGTTAAGTCTCGTGGAATTAAAATAGGTGAGTTTCCTAAGATTGGTTATAATAATGGTAATGTTGAAGTTATGAATCAAGGTTGGAGATATACTGTTAGAAACGATAGCATAGATTTCATAATTCAACTTCAATCTATTATTGCTAGTGAAGAGCCTAGTGCTAAAGAATTTGTACAACTTCTTAATAATATACGTCGACTATATCGTGTTCGTAATAACCCTGAAGTTGAAGGAACATTCGGACATCAGCTTAATGCTCTACAAGAGAATGGTCATTGGCAAAATCTAACTAGTTTATTCGGTGATACTCAAACTAATCTATTAGATAGGATTAAACATCTTAATAATATCATATTCTTTAATAACGCTCTTAATATTAATCAGTCTAACTTTAGTACCATTGTTAATGAATCGTTGACTAATTGGATGAATAAACTCAAGAAGTCTTATACTGACATTAATAACTTAAAGTCCTCTATTAGTAATACTAAGTCTAAAAAGAAACGTCTAGTTGTTGGACGTACAAGTTCAGGTAGTGTTATTTATGCTAGAGATAAACAAGGTAATCCTATATATCGTAAGTTTGGAGACGTAGCTACTAGCGAAGCTACTGACGGTTATCGTCTAGTAGTAGGCGTTGATGGAGGAGTAGCCGATATTAAATCTAATAGTATTATCGCTGCTAGTCGTATTCCTAGAGGAGTAGTTGGTATGACTATTAAAGATTCGGAAGGTAGACTTATTGCAGTTACTAGTCGTGAGAATACTATGAGTAATAGTGAAACAGAAGCTACTGAATATACTAAGAGGTTTAATGAAGGATTAGATAAATTATTCCATTCATTAGTAGATGCTACTCTACAAGGTAATACTGACTTACATCAACAACTATTAGATGAAATATCTAAGTATGTAGGTAAGCAAAAAGCTCTTTATGGTTATGAAGTTGTAGGTCGTGCATTTCGTCCTCTTAATAAGATTGGAGCTACTATTTACTTTAATGTTGCTGATAGAAATGTAGCATTTGCTATACCTGGTGAAACTAAACCTAGAAGGCTTATGGCTCGTATGCCTAATGGTTTTGTTCCTACTAATAATCATGGTAACTTTAGTACTATGATGGAAGGAGTATATGCTACGCTTACCCGTAATGTTATTAATTCAGCTATTCGTGGTGAATCTAATTTGTTTAGAATGGTAGATGGTAAACTACAAGCTAAGATACCTAATATACTTCAAGATGAATGGTTTGATACTGGTTATAGTAGTTATGAAGAATTTGTAGCTAAGGACGGAGTATTGGTTACTGATTTAGGAAGTGTTACTGATAGTAAAGGTAATATTGTTAGTAACTTTAATTATGTTGGTGATGTTTATAATAGGACTATCACTCTTATGAATCCTAGTCGCAATGCTAGTCGTACTGACGCGGCTGACGCCGCTACTTCCCCCATAAAGGAGCAACAAACTATGTCTCCCGTAGTTGTACCTGACCCACTTGCTAGTCAAGACAGTACTCCTCAAATAGGTACTCTTATGGAAGTTGCACAAGCTAATACTGATAATCCTAATCTACTATCTGTTATATCTGCATTAGAAAGTGCTGGTATTAAACTTAATCCTGATATTGAAATAGTAGGTGATGAAGGTAGATTTGCAGGAATAGTCGCTGGTGGTAATACTATTACTCTTAGTAATCGTTTTAATAGTCTTGCTCCTGAACGTAGAGTTCTTACTCTTATACATGAAGGTGTACATTATCTACTTAATGATGAACGTGCTAATATAGAACAATCATTCGGAGACTTATACGATAAGTTTGCTAACTTTATTAATCAAGATTCTCGTCTAGTAGATGAGTATGGAGATTTCTTAAATAGTAGTAAACCTAGAGCTGTTGCTATTGAAGAATTTGTAGTCGAAGCTATTACTAATCGTACATTTGCTAGATTACTAGCTAGAATTAAGTATGATTCTAATCCTACTGCTGAATCAAATAACATATTTACTAAAATAGTAGATGCTTTAGTAGAATTAATAGGTAAAATAGGACAAATAGATAATACATTACTTGGAGAAGTTCGTAATCGTTTATCTACTATTGGATTAGAAACTAGTGATACAGCTAGTACTTCTACTGTTACTCATGACGATACTTTCGATAGAGCAGAGGAAGATGTTAGTGTTCCTACTGATGATGTATTTGATATTCCTGATATAGACTTAGATTTAGATAGTAGTATAAGTGATAACTACCGTCAAGTCGATAATTTCGATAGTCTGATTGAGGGATTGAATAATCGACAAAAGGCTATTGTGACGCATTTGTTTGACACTGGTGAGCTTAGTTTTGTATGTAGTTAAGTAAGATAAGCCTAGAGACGAAAGTCCGGCAGAGAGCCTTAGAATGAGCCATTTTAAGCGCATCTGCCGGACTTTTATATTTTCCTTATCTTACTATCACGACAGCATATAAAATGCGAAATTCGGCAGGAATTTGCGGTCTACGGGCATCCGTCCGCCTTCGTAACGTGCGGTTTTCGTCCGTCTAATGAATCTATTTGATAGTATTGATAATAATGTTATCTTTGATAATGTTAGTAATAACTTAATTAATAATATAAAGTGTATGAGTTGTATTCCTAGTAACCCTAAATTAGATAAGCTATTACCGCTTACTAATAATGATGTTAGAAAATCTACTGAATACCTTGCTACTATCGAAGACAATAGTTTTCGTGATTGGTATAAAGAAAAGACTGGTAGAGATTTTAATGATGAGAATATTGATACTAATACTGTTAATGCTATAATAGCATATAATAACAGAGAGACTATCAATACTAAAGATTATGTTCAGAACGTTCGTACTTCACGGACTGGTGTATTTGGTAATGACATAGCGAAAGAAGACCACGCTATTAATATTCTTGCTACTATTTATTTAAAGAGTCAAGGAAGTATTCGTAAAGCTCTTGCTAATAAAAAACGTAAGGGTGAAAGCGAAGTAATAAAGGATAAAGCCGGTAATGAGTTAAGTCCTCAAGCCGCTATAAAGCTGACTATGGTTACTTATCTTAATAGACATCTGAAAGAGAATGATAAAAAACTTACTCAAGAACAAAAGGCTTATGTAGGTACTATTATTCGTAATCTTTATGATGGTGGTAATTATAATCGTAATGAGTTATTTGATATAGTAATTAACTCACCGGAAGTAGTTAGTCTTAGCAAAGAGTTTGGTATAGATATTAATGAAGACTATGAAGCTGGCGATGATGTTAAAGAAGATAGTGAACAGAACTCTCGTCAAGATGACCAAGAAACTATTGCTGCTCTTCGTGCTGATTGGTCTGAATTATCTGACCAACGAAAAGATATAGATAAAAATGTTAGCAAAGAAGTAAAAGAATGGTTTGCTCGTTTACCTAAAACAAATAGTAATAGTTTTATAAATGAACAACCTGATACTTCTAATAATACTTATTCAGGCATGGCTGAAAGTGCTACTTTTTCTAGTTCTTTTAAAGCTATTAATAACTATGGTAATTTCTCTAGTGTTGAAGCTATGGTAGAAAGTTTCCATACTATTGCTGCAAGATTTAAAGAAGTATCTCATTTAGAATATGCTGCACGTTTACTAGAAGACGAAGCTAATGTTCAAATGAGAAATAAGATATTTACTCAACTAAAACAATCTATTTGGGAACGTAATGAAGTAGTTTATAGTCAAGACGGTTCTAATGTGGTTACTAAGAATCGTAATACTTTTCCTAAACTTAATCTACAAAACAAAATACTTAATAGTTTCGATTCACTTATTCACAATCCTTCTATTATGGCTAATGATATTGCCGTATTAGACGAACTTAAAAACAGATTATCTACACTAAAAAATTCTAACACAAATGAAATCCAAGAAATTACGGAGCAAATTGCTGCAATTTTTAATAAGTATAACTTCGGCATCAATAGACAGGGTGTTGTTAACTACGTTCGTAACTTCGGTGATAACCAACTTTCTAATATCTCTTTTATTGTCGATGATTTGTTAGAGTTTAATAAAGTAGTAGGTAAGGCGACTAATCTATTAAAGATAGATAGTGAAGCACAACGTATCTATTATGCAGGTGAATATGCTAAAACTAAAGAGAATGAAGAATATGTAGTAGTTCCTTTTGATAAATCTCAACTACAATACAAAGGTGGTTATGCTAATAATATAGCCAATCGTATATCTAATAGATTTAAAGATTATCAGATAGTAGATTCTGAATTTAATAGTATTAATGCAGAGAACAATCTAGTTAGCGATATTCTAAAAAACAACTATATAAGTAAGTTCTTTGAAAGAATTAACGATAATCGTTATAATGATAATCCTGTTAGTAATACCGAACTACGTGATTACTTAGTTAAATTTGCTAATATTCCTCAATACAAATATAGTAATATTCTTATTGAGAAAACTTTGTCTAATGGAAAAATAGTCCCAGGTTTACTTCGTCTTACAGATACTGGTTATGAACTAACTGAATATTATCGTGAATTTGGCGCACAATTATATAATGGAGTTAGTAATGAAGTAACAGGAAAGGCTAAATCTTATAAAGATATTAATGCGCTTGAATGGGATATTATTACGCTTAATGAATACGCTAATAATGGTGACAATTATGAGATGACTAAAGGAGTTAAAAAATCTAAGTTCTTTACTCAAACACCTTCTGATGCACCTAAGACTTTCGTATTTAATAGTTATAAGTTAGATTATACTGGACTATTTAATGCTAACGGCTCTATTTATCATGGTCATCCAATATATGTAGCTTATGCTAATATTTATGCTAAAGAACTTGCAGAAATGGCGCAAGCTATTAACTTCTTATTTGAGACAACTGTTGAGAATGGAGTAGTAACTATCGTATCTGATGAAAACGGTAAACCTAAGATAAAAGAAGAGTTTAAAGATTTACGTAAATCAGAAGCTAGACTTAACTATCATTATCGTAAAGGTATTCTTGATTCAAATGGTGTTCCTACTGGTAATGTATTTAAGTTTAGAAGTTTACTTATTGATAAAGTCAATAAGATTGACAACTATAAATATAGTAGTAGTGAAATAGCCAAAAGAGTAGATATGAACTGGCTATTCGAGGGAGGCAACGTATTCTCACTCCTTTATGGGGGAAAGAATAGTGAAATATCATTGATACAAGACGAGAACGGAGAATATAATATTAGGCTTACTGGTGGACTTCGTAATTCTGTATATAATTATATAGATAATTATATTAATTATAGAATACAAGAAGCTGTTGCTAAATATAGTTCTAATAAAGAATTTGTAGATAGATATAAGAACGCTAGTCAAGAATCATTTAATGCTTTTATTGCAGAAATGGTACTTAACTATGAGATTCAATATAACAATCTTAATGATATGTTCTTTGGAGATGAAGCATATTATAAAGATTCTCGTGATACAATTAAACGTAATAAAGAATATCAAGCCGGAGGATTATCTTATGCAGGTTATGACTTATACAATGTACAGAAGCATTTGGGAGATATAGTAGTTTCTCCTAATAAGACTATTAGTGTAGATAGTAGTTTTAAATATATTACTCTTGAAGATGTTCAAAGCAAAGGTGGAGTTATTGAAGATTTAAAGAAACAATTAAAGATAGCTAAAGTATCTAAAGAGACAGAAGCATTTGTACTTAAACAGTTTGCTAAAGATAAATCAGAAGTAACTGATGCTCAATCGTTCATAACCTTAGACGAATTTGTTCGTAGAATATATCTACGTGGCGAGTATGATAATTATAAAGACTTAATTGAAGCTCTTTATGATGAAAGTAAACCTATTGATAATGTTAAGTTAGGAGAATTATCTAAGAAAATACAAGTTCAAAAGAACTTCTATTATGATTTAGAAATAGATAATGATGCTAAATTAGCTAATCCTATTCAGATTAAAAATGCTGAATTTGTACTTATACCTAGATTTTTAGGTAATAGTGAACTTGGTTTACTTGCTAAATATATGACTGATAATAATATTGGTCAGGTAAACTTTACTACTACCGAAAAGGCTACAACTAATAGAGTATTAGAGTTTTGGGATGCTCATGGAAAATTCCCCTCTAAAGAAAGGTTGAAACGGTTTAACGAGGACATCCAAACTAAGTATAAAACTGGTTGGTATTCTAATCTATATACGCAACAAGATATTCCACAACACATGGACGGTGAGAATAAAGCTGGATTGCAGATAGTTAAGAAACTAATTGATAATATAGGTAATACTCCCGAAGGACAATCTCTTATTAAAGATTTCTTTGATAACTTTACCGCTAATATTCAAGATAGCTTTAAAGATGCGGCATCTCGTATTGGAGTTAGTATTGACGCTAGAGGTAACGTAGTATATGAAGAAGGAAAAGTTAAGATTGATAATAATCAATTTATAGCACTTATTAAAGACGAGTTAACTCGTAGAGGATTAGATAGTAATTATCGTAAATATGCTGAAATCAATCCTGAAACTGGATTGCCTTATATGCCTGCATGGACTAACTTAGTTCGTAGTAAGATAGAAAACATTGTAAATAGTATATTTACTAATCGTGTTACTCGACAAGTACTTCCTGGTTTTCATGCTAGTCAAGTATCAGATGTTGGTATAACAGCTTTGTCTGGTCGTACAGATTTAAGAGATTTAATGCAATCAAAAGTAGAAGAGAAGCACGGATATAGTCTAGGACGTAAACTTACTTATCATAAAGACGGAAGTCAAATAGTAGAAATACTATTACCTAAATGGATGGTTAAGGCTTATAATACTTATGACAATGAAGGCAATCTTGTACATGAAGTAACTTTAGAGGACTTACAAAATGCTGGATTAGATACTATGATTGGTTATCGTATTCCAACAGAAGGTAAACAATCTATTGCTGTTATGAAAGTAGTAGGTTTGTTAGATGAATCTCAAGGTTCTACTATTGTAGTTCCTGATGAATGGGTATTACAAACTGGTGCTGACTTTGATATTGATAGTATTTACGGTATATATCATACAGCTTATTTCGATAGAAATGGTAAACCTCATAAGGTCGAATATATAGATGGAGAAGATGAAGTAAGTACTTATCGCAGATATATTGGTTATATAAATTCTTTAATAGATAAAGAAACTCGTAAAGCTACTAATTCTGAATTTACTAAAGAAGAATTTAAAGAAGCTCGTAAAGCTGCAAGAGAAACTGTTCGTAAAGCTAATGAAGAATATGATAAATTCTTAACTGACCAAGTTAGAGATTTAATAGCTGAAACAGATGAAACATGGGCTGAGCTTCCAAGAGAAATAAAAGATAATCTTACTATTACTTTTAAATCAAAAGAATTAAAGTTTGGTGAAAGAGTAGACGTTATTGTAAGTAAGATGGACTTTTATGAAAGTGAATATGCTAATGATGAATATGTTGCTAAGTTTGCACAACAGTATCGTAATATTCAATCTGTTATTAATGAACAAAGAGAATTTTATCAAAATGTAAAAGATAACGCTGAACAACTAGCTATTGATTATGCTGATGAAACTCGTAGAGCTAGATTAGAACAAACTATTCAAGCAAGAGCTGAAATAGTAGGAGCTATGTCTCTTGAAGAATTTAGTCAATTAACAGTAGCTCAACAAAATACTCGTGATGCTCGTAACAATAAAATAGTAGATACATTTATTAATATAATGAATCTACCAGTATCTATTGGTGAGAACTTATCGTCTAGTAATTTTGAAGATATTAAAGCTGCAAAGAGTAATATCTTTGAAGGTTTGTCAGAGACTTATCGTAATATTAATTCAGTAATTGCTCAAAATTGGTATCGTGATGCTAATATGTCCGGTGCACGTCTTAAAGCTATTTCTGTTAATCGTGACAACTTTGCCTCTATTGGTAATAAAGCTAAGACTATTATTGACGGTGCTCATGGTGGTTTTAGGTTTGTATATACATATAATACAGAGAAAGAAGCCAAAGACGCTCAAGCAAAATTAAGAAAACGTTTCAGAGACGTAACTAGAAGTGGAAAAGAAGTAATGGTAGACCATAATCAATTAGGTTGGAGTTACGATAATCTTAATATAGATAATCGTTTAATTACTCCTTACTCTTCTGAAACTACTGCACTTATTCTTGACGGTGTAAAAGAAGGTGGTGTACCTAATGTTGATTTATATACTTTCGATGTATATAAGTCTATTGTTGATTGTGGTGCAAACTATGAAACTTCTATCTTATTCGTTAATCAACCTGTAATAACCGAACTTATTGCTAGACAAAATGCTAATGATAATGTGTTCGGTGAAACTGGATTTAATCCCCTTATAGGATTAAGACGAGATATGTATATAAGATTGGCTAAGACTGTTGGTATTCCAGCTAATAGTATTACTAAGAAAACTCGTCTTAAAGATGTTAAAGCAATGCTTGAAGCTAGAGGAGTAACTATCAATGAAGATGAATTACTCGAAGAAGGAATACGAGTAACTGAATTAAGAGAACATCTTAAAGATGATGTAGAAAGTACTAGCTATAATAATACAGATAATCTTATATATCAGATTAAAGCATTAAGGGCATTTGAATATTTCAAAGAGATAGGTGACCAAATCAATACTAACATGATGGTTATTACTAGTGATAAGTTTGGTGCTGGTAAATCTGCTAACGAAATTGACAATGTAATTAATCGTATTACTGATATTAAGAATAACAATATTGCTCGTATTAAGAAAGGCAATCCTGTTCTTAAAGCTGTTACAGAAGAAGGTAATAAATATCTTATAGATGCTATTTATCCTAAGATTAGTTTCAATACTATTAACGATATTAATCAGGATGATTCAGAATCAGCATATCCTTCTTTATATTATCAACTGAAGTATAGCTGTATAGCTACTGAAAAGATTATTCGTGATAGTGAAATATTCAAAACTCAAACTCCACAGTTCCGTGAGTTAGTTAGTAAGTTCGATGTTCGTAATCTACAAACTATTCAACAGTTAGAGAGTTTCATAATTAATATGAGTCAAGCACAATCTAATTTTGTTAATACTAATAGATTTATAACTAGAAGTGATAATGAGTTTATTCCTAGTTATAATTTGAATCTTATTAGTAATCAACAGAATACTCGTGCTAGATTATATGGTTATACTGATGTAGTAGGTAGCTTCGATATGTCTGATATGTCTGAAAAGAATGTAGAAGCATTTATGAAGTTGTCTCCTGCAAATAAAGTAGTATTGATTCAAAGATATACTTCGGATGATAATCTATTTAAAAATCTAAATGTGGAGTATAAAGGTCGTCGCAATAGTTATGATAGAATATCTATTATTGATAGTACTATATCTACTGAATCTCAATATCAGATGTTTCGTAATGCTTGGCATAGTAATAATCCTTTCGTTAAACTTACAGCTATGGACTTAGTAAGATATTCTATGGTAGTAGAAGGTTATAAGTTTAAAGGTGGAACAGTTAGTAAGATTATTCCTGTTGAGCTTTTATATGGACAGGATACTGATATTGATTCTGATAATGGAGTTTCAACAGCTACTAATATTATTAATGATGCAGATAGAGCTATTAATAGTATGATTCAATACGGTAGTGAAACAGGAACCTATGAAAGACTTAGTAATGATGATAAAGCAATAGAAAAATTACGTGACTTATTCTTTAGAACTAATCCTAATAATCCTGATGTACTTACATTTGAGAATAAGAAGTACAAAGAATCTAATAAGATAGTATTCAATAGACTTGGTGTAGGTATGCTTAGTTTTAAAGAAGCACAAGAACGCAGAATGATTACTGGTAGTGAAGATAATCGTAAATATCGTCATTACGCTAAGACTAATGACAATAATAAAGTTCTACGTTTATATAAGCTAGTATATGATAATGATGTTGTATATATGCTTCCTACTAATCCATTGGAACAAAACGAAATTGGAGAAGTTAGTGTTAATCCTGATAATAATAGAATGTATCTTCCTTTAGATATACTGGAAGAAGTTTCTATTCGTCAGCACGACCCTGCATTTATTAGTTCTATTAATATAGCTATGAACTCTGATATTCGTAAGTTTGTAGTTCTTCCTAAGGTATTTGAAGTTGGTGCTAGTTTATTAATTGAAGAAGCATTTCCTAATAGTACAGTCTTGACTTCCCCCATAAAGGAGCAACAAATTGATACTTCTCGTAGATACATTATTGCTACTACTGATAATCAAGCTATACTAGATACTATTGAATCTCTTGAAGCTGTTGGTATTACTAATTATGTTGTTGCAGCCCCTAATATGAATTATGGTAATATTCGTAAACTTATTAATGACCGTAATAATGAGGATATTGCAGCTAAGAGACTACAAACCGCTATGACTAAGTTAGAAGCTAATGAAATTCAGCTTAGAAAAAAGAAGTCAGATAATTCTGAATCTCCTTATTATGCTCAACTTAAAGCTAGCATTAATCAAACTATTGAAGATGTTAATGTTAATGGTATTGGTTTTGTTCCTGTTCTACAAACTGTTGTAGATAATACAGGTTTTAGAGCCGGTGGATATTTTAGATACGAAAAAGAAGGTAATGTTTATATTGTTACTAACTTAGGTCGTGTAACTACTAAATCTGTTAGTCTCACTCCTGACTATATGTATAGTAAGAAAGTAACTATTAATAGTGTTAGTCAATTACAATTCCCTAGACGTAATGCTATTACTCAAGTAGTTAAAGAAAACGCTAGATTAGATAAGTTTGCTAATAATAACATTATTCGTGTTCAGACAGAAGATAACTTTATTAATGAAGATATACTTGAATCTGCATTGATAGATAATGATAAAGAGATAAATGATTATATATCTCGTGTTATTGAAAGTGTTGAACGTAGTAATGCTAATGTAGAAGAAGCTGCATTAAACGATGCTTTCCGTTCATTTACAGCTATTGATTTACGTTCTAATACAGCTACTAAGTTAAATGATAACTTACGTGAACAAGCGTTGAGAATTATCAATGGTTATACTAATAGACGTATTGATGATTTTTTATTTGATATACATAACTTCTTTACTACTTATGTTACTAATCCTGACGGAACTTATAAGTTAGATGAAAATGGTAACAAGATAGTTCAAGAGAAATGGAGTATAACTAATAAGAAGTTATTCGACCGTATGTTAGAGGACGAAACATTACGTACTCGTTATGAAATGTTCCTAGATGATATTAATAGATTTGTAGAAGACTATTCTATTATTGAAGCTATTCAACCTTATAATATTGATGAAGCTTATACTGTAAGTGAGACAGAAGAAGAAATCGAAGGTTTACGTAGAACTAATGATATGCTTAAACAGATTAAGGATAAGTTCAAACGTATCAAAGACTTAGATAATGTAGTTAAACGTAGTACTAAGATGTACTTCGATAGTTACATTACTAGTCTTTCTAGTGACCCTCGTGTACAATCTAATATGCTTAGTATTACAGAAGCATTTGAAGATGAAAACTTCTTCCAGTTTTGGTTGGCTGATAGTCAAGAAACACATATACCAATAGTTCAAATAGTTCTTAAACAAATGATGAATCAGTTAAGAGCTAGTGAAATAGAAGCTAGAGACAAAAAGATAGCGTTTACTTCGGCAATATCAGCTATCATTGAGGACGCAAAAAACAACGGTATAGACGTGTCTCTGAACGATATTTTGGACGAAAATGGCAATCTTTTGCTGCCGTATAATGAAACGTTCACTGAAAAATTAAGGTCGCTAAAAGAGGCTGTAAAGCTGGCACAAATCGAAGACCCGAATGGTCGAGACGGTTTAATATATAAGAAAGCTAAAGATGAGTTAGAGAAGTTCTTAATAGATAATGTAGAACGTGAATACGTTAAAGAGATGTATCAAGAGTACTACAATACAAACCAGTTACTTAATAAATACCCTGAAACTTATGTTAAGTTAATGAAACTATTGCATGAAGAAGGAGATATATTAAGTACAATGATTGACAATGATTATAGTACTCTTACTGTTCAAAATGAAAGACGTCTTAATGAGATTCAAAGTGAACTTACTGAAATGCGTGCTGTTATTGATATTGACGGTAATTACAAAGAGAATTATTATGAAGCTAATGCAGTTAATAATTATCTATTGTCTCGTCGTCAACTTAATAATAAGTATAAAGAGAATAGACCTAAAGATGCTTTTACTATTCGTTATAAACAAGCTATTGAAGGACTTCAATACCCTGAAACATCTGAAACTTATCGAGAATCAGCTGAATGGCTTAAAGCCAATACCGACTACAAGTTAAAAGGTGAGTTCTTAGACGAGTTAAAGAAGGCTTATATGGATACTCGTGCTGGCAATCCTTTTGATAGTTTTGTTCGTACTATGGCATACGGTAAGTATGATGAAACAGGTGTTATTGACGGTACTAAGTTTACAGAAGTGCAAATAGCTAACTTAAAGAAACATCAAGAGCAAATGTTTGCCGCAGCTGTTGGTAGAGTTAAGCCAAATGAAGAACAAGCTCAAAAGTGGTTAGATGAGCATATAAGTTATATCAATACTGTATATTACGAAGCTATGTATGTAGCTATGAACAAAATGGGTAAAGTAGTATTTGATAAATGGTATAACGAGAATCATGTACTTAATCCTATTACTAAAGAATACGAACCATTAGCTATTTGGAAACAAATGGTAGTTAAGGACGAAGCTAATAATATGGAATATAGTCCTAAATATAAATGGTTAGAAACTAAAGTTAAAGACAAGTACAAGAATCCTAACTATGATGAAGTTAAGTTACAACCTTCTACTAATAAATATCGTAATGATAAGTATTACGGAATGAATAACTATCAGCAACAACTATATAATGAAGTAGATAATCTACTTAATAGTCTTGTTAAAGATAAACGTAGTCGTGCCTATATTAATCGTGGTTATTTACCTAATCAAGCTGTTGAACAACCTCATCAAGGTTTTACTGATTATTGGCAAGACTTTAAACGTAGTCATGGTTGGTATGATACTCCTAATAAGTCTGATATAGAACTTAATCTATATAAAAGATTTAGTAATGCTCCTATGTTACATAGTTTATCAGAGATTAAACTTCTTCCTATTCGTGAGAAACAAGAAGGTGAAACTACTGATGAATATCTAGCTTATGTTCGTGAAACTCAAGCTAAGAATAATGAGTTACGTAAGCAAAGAGCACAGGAAAATGCAGAACGTAATAATCCTAATGTTCTTGAAAGACTTAATTCATTTATTGATAGCATGTATAACTTTAATACTCGTAATGATATAGCTAGATTAGCTAAGATTACTAGTAATCAATTACGTAATATGGATATTATTAAGAGAAATCCTAATGATAAACTTATGGATAATAGATTACTTAGTAGAATTACTGGTAAACAAGAAATACGTACAACTAAGAGCGATGATTCTAATATAGTTAAGCACTTTGAGAATCAAGTTCGTAAGTTAGTATTTAATGAATTTGAAATGGATGAAGGTACTCGTTCTAAAGTATCTCGTGTTATGCGTAATATGGTATCTAGTAAGTTTATGATGTTAAACGTTACTGGTGGTATTGCCAACGTATTATATGGTAAGACACAGATACAAATGGAAATGGCTGCCGGACAATTCTTTAAATACAAAGACTTCCGTAAAGGTGAGAACGAATGGATGCAGAATATAGGTAGTTATTTAGCTGATGCTTATAATGAAACTACTAATAACGAAACTAATGCTGTTATTAGATTATTCAATGTTATTGAATCTGATATGGTAACAGAACGTTATGGTAAAGGTAACAATCCTATGGGTAAATTAGAAAATCTGTTGTTTATCCAACAAACCGCAGGTGAACATTATATGCAGAACGCTACATTGTTAGCTATGCTTCATTCTCATAGAGTTGTTGCTGTTAATGGTAAGAATAAAGTAATGTCATTTGAACAGTTTGCTATGGGACTTAGAGAAGAAGCATTGCTTAAAGTTCTTCGTAAGAATAATCCTGAATTAGTTACTAAATATGAAACATTCAGAGATAAAGTGCTTGAATCATATATTGAGAAAGAACGTTATGTTAAGTTTAAAGCTGATATAATAACTGACTTCTTACGCTCTGTTCCTAAAGAGATAAGAGAAGAGTTTAAAGCTACCTATAAAGAAGATACTAAAGAAGAAAGAACTAAGTTTGAGAATCACCCTTCTTTTAGAGAAAGTCTTATCTTAAAAAATGGTGTTGCTACTCTTAAACCTGACAGTGGTCTTACTAATGATGATATTGCAGCTTTCCGTAATAAGGTTATATCAGTTAATCATCAAATACATGGTATCTATGATAAGATTGGTGCTAATCAATTACAACAATCTTGGTGGGGAGCTTTACTAATGCAGTTCCATAAACACTTAGTTCCTGGATTCCAAAAACGTTTTGGTTATCGTTTAGGTCATTTTGACGGTATATATAACGAAACTAGAGAGTCTATTAGTAAAGGAACTTATGTTAGTTTAGGTGAGTTTATAGCAATGCCATTTAAGAAATACTACGAACTTAATGATAGTAACGAACTTCAAGCTGTTCGTACTCTTCAAGGAATTGCTAAAGGTTATGCAGATTTTGTAGCTAATCTTACTACTTATTATAATATTCTTCCTGAATATGATAAAGCTAATATTCGTAGGTGCTTAGGTGAATGGATAGCTATTACTAAGGCAGTAGCACTATTTGTAGTAGGAAAATTAATGCTAGATGACGATGATGATTCTACACAAGTAGCCGACTATATCCTATATAGTGCTGACCGTCTAATGTCTGAAACTATTCAATATACTCCATGGGGAATAGCTAATGAAGGTAAGAAACTATATAGTCAACCAGTAGCTGCATTAAGTATTGCATCTGATAATCTTAAATTACTGGAAGCCTGTTGTAGTTATATTATTACTGGTAATCCTGATGATTTATATTATAATTCAGGTACTTATTCAGGTGAGAATAAACTTAAAGTTAATATAATGAAACAGATACCATTAGTTAATCAAATTATAAAACATCAAAGACTTGGTGCTAATAATAGTTACTATAAAGTACGTAGTAGTCCGTTTAGTGGTTTAGGTCAAGTTGTTGCTAATATGATTACTGATGAAGATGAAGAATAACTAACTACTTAATATTACAACTCATAGGAAAGTCGGATTGCTTGTGAAAGTAGTCCGACTTATTGTTTATATCAAAATAATTACTACCTTTGCAGTGAACAAGTACCTACCGTCTCGGACTGTTGTACGGGATTTAGCATTTGCTATCTGACTAACTAGATTAGTTGCGTGTAGTGTGGAGAGCTAGGGAACTCGATTAGTCTTAGTACTTATAAGTACTATTTCATTTAGGCAGTGTCTCCGCCCTAGTGCAAAACCTCGGACGATAAATAGAAACAAAGCTACAAGGATTAGTAGAATGATTGTCAATAGCGATTGATTTAGCTTCACTACCCGAAAAAGAGCCGAATACTATTTACTCCGTCTATGACCTCACTATATCCAAAAAGTTCCCAAATGTTCTATCTAACGAAGAACATCTTCCTGAACACTATCCCCAATGCCGTTAGTATTATTGTTTGGAATACTATTATCAATATTAGCTTTACTATATCCCGCTAGCCTAACGGCTAGCTTTCTTCCCCCATAAAGGAGTTGGTTTACCAGTAATTCCACTCCTTTATGGGGGATTTAGCGAGCTTGCGAGCGTAGGCAAGTCCAGCAATACAATTATCCCTAGTACGTTGGTTTTATCCAAGTACAGTTTAAAAAAAAGAACTATCAACAGTATTGCTACTATTAATAGTTCTAAGTTCATTTACTTTCTTTCATATCTTTCTTAGCTCTTTTGTATCCTTTCATATAACCTTCTACATAGGCTTTAGTACATAGATTTGATTGTATTGGAGTACAAGGTCTATAAATACAATTCTTACAAGCTCTACTAAATCCATTAGATTGATAGGCTTTTACTTTAACACTTATTCTTTTTGTCATAATATTATAAAATAAGAGTACCAGTATTTCTACTAGTACTCTTAATAATGTATAACTAAAGCTGGTTATTTACGATATTGTATTTGTTTTCACGCTTGTTTTATAGTTGCTCTCTATTTGTTTAAGTTTGAGATAAACTTTATTACGAGCTTTAAGTTGTGGTAAACAACTAACATATCGCATAGCTTTGCGAATCTGTTTAATCATGTACTTCTCCGACTTCATCTTTTATTTCTTCTTTTGGTTCAACATAAGGATTCCAAGTATTCACGAACTGATTAAGTTCAACTACAATTTTTTCTCGGTCAAAAGTATCATTGTCAGCACTTGGAGTTATATCTTCAAGAACAACATGAAGAGTATTACTACCGTTCTTGTCTTGCATACGAGCTAGACTATTACACTGATATACCTTATATGGTATTTTAGGATTTACTACTTTAGAATTATTTCCATAAGTTTCTATGGATAATACATTATTTATTTTTAGCATAATTAAATAAGTTCTTCAAAATTATCATTAAAATACTCTTTAGCAACAAGCCATTGGTCTTTATGATTTTTAGGATTACGAGCAATCATATCTCCTAGTTTTGGAGAACCGGCTTTAATATCTTCACTAGATATAGATATGCAATTATGATTTTCATCTTCATAATATATATTTGAAGCATTAGATATGTTTTTATTATCAGTTCTAGCTTTATATAAATCTATATCTTTCTGTGTAACAGAACGAAGTTCTGCAATTTGTTTTCTACGATATTGTTTAAACATAATTTCTTATAATTAAATACATTCTTCAAAATTAACGCCAGCTCTTGTAAGACGAGAAAGAAGAATATCAGAATAGTTTCTCATAGACGTAAGCTGACAAGTCATATCATTTCTCTCTTCTGCATCAAGTTTCTTAAAGAAAGGATTGCTATTAATAAATTTATTAAGTTTACCAATCTTATCGTTAAGCTCTTCATATTCTGTAATTACTCTTTGAATATGAGGAGGATATTTACTTTCTTTAGGTTTAACATTAATACCGTATTTAGCCCATTGAAGAACAAAACCAAGATGTGCCCAAAGGTCATTAACAACTTCTTCCATAGCATATTGTTTGCCAAGTTCCTCACTATAATTCTTTGGGTCAACACAAGAAGAATGACGAACAGTATCGAAACCACTGCGAGTATGAGCATTAACAACAGTAGTCTTTTCTCCTATTGTTGTAACATGCACATCTGTAATAAAGTTCTCAACATCTTCTTTTAGAATCTTAGTACCGTCATTATTCTCTGAAAGAGGATAATACGCAGCATCAGCTACATCTTTCGGTGACCAACTTTTATATCCGTCAGGATAAGTAATTTCATAACCTTCTTCTTCAAAAGAATGATTACCAATTCTATGACCTTTGTCATTAGCTTCTCTTGCAGTCATTGGTTGAAGTTCAACCATTTTAATTCCAATTGCTTTCATAATTTAATTATTTATTGTTTAAAATTAGTAATTAGTTTATTTTCCAGTACTACCAAATCCTTCTGTACCTCTTTTAGTAGTACCAAGTTCTTCGGGAGTTTCAACTTCATCCCAAGTAATCTTTTCACGACGACGAACAAGAAGTTGACAAACACGGTCGCCTTTCACATAAGGACATCCTTCTTTCTTAATTAACTTATTAAACTCTTGTCTTGCACACATAATAGAATTATAAGCATTTTCGTGTTTAACACGTGTAACAATATCGTTAAAAGCATTACCAAAAGTACTAATAATTCTAATTAATTGACGAGAAGTACGATTCTTGAAAATAACACGAAGTTCTCCTCTATAACCCCAATCAAGAGTACCAGGACTATTGGGCATATAAAAATCTGTTTTAGTATTGCTACTACGTGGACGAAGTTCCATTTCATATTCATCAGGAAGAGCAAAATATAATCCTGTGTGAATAATAAATCTATCTTTGTCTGAATCATATTCTATACTCTTAGCATAGACATCACAACAAGCATCTCCTTCTCTACCATAAGTAGGTAATGGAACAGATTTATCTTCACGCCATACTTTAACAGAGACATCATCAATGTCTTGTTCTAGTTTTTGATAAAGTTCATCTTGAGTTAATAAACCAGCGTTAAATTCAATAATAGCATTAGCTATTGCTTTACTTAATTTACTCATTGTTTTCTAAAAAAGTTAATAATTTATTATCTACTTCTATGCCATAAAGTGCATCTATTATATTTTTAGTAGATTCACTCATAGGTTATTTTCATAATTTTCATTTTTAAATTCATGATATTTACATTCAACCATATAAGATGGTTTAGTTCTACCTAAGAAATATATATCATTAAATGGACAATTACATTTATAAGTAGAATAACATATACGAGTAGGATTTACTTTCACACAATTAATACAATTACCACAAGTTCTTATTTTCTTTTTATTCTTCATAATTTACTCGTTATAATTGTTGTTTTTAAATTTATGATAAGGACAATCAGTAGGACTACTAGGTCTTCTCCAAGTAATAAAATTATCCACATCTTCGTTCACACATACATAAGCTCGGTAATAATAATAATACCGTTTTTTATCTCTTATTTCTAAATAAGCACAATTACCACAAGTTCTTACTTTATTTTTCTTTTCCATATAGATACTTTAATAAATGAACAAACCTGATTATAAATATTACAAATAGAACATGACCTAATATTGGAATAAAGAATAAAACACAATTAAGAGTAACTGTACTTATTACTTCATCATCTAGTCTTTCCTTAGTAATCTTTAGTGCTATTGCAGTTATTACAAACTGAATAAAACATTCAATAACAGGGACATCTAATAAAATTGTTTTTAATATGGTTTCTAACTCCATTCTTTACCACAGTTAATACATTTAAAAGTAATTGGGTCATTTTCCTCTTCCCGTGGAACTTCTTCTAGTCTAGCACCACAATTAGGACAACGTGGAACAGTAAATAACCCAATTAGTTTTTCAATAAAAGTTCTTATTCCCATACATTAGCTAGAGCATAATTAAGAGCTTTAAGACTAGTATTGTAATCACCTTCAAATACTGTATTCTTCAAACGAAGTTCTTCTGTCTTATACTCTTTAACGTTAGAGAAATAACCAGTAACAGCATTATAAGCACCATAAGCTGTACCAGCTATTAGTCTTTGACCAACACCTTCCTGATAATATTCAAAAGAATCACAGAGAGTATTTAGTTTCTGCATAGATATTCCAGCAGCTTCATAGGCAGAATTATCTCTACGGAATAGACCGTTATATAAAGACAATTCATCTACTCTCTCGAATTCTTCCCCCGTAAGGAAGGTCGCAGACAAATACTTTTTCACTTCTTCGTCTGATACTTTAGTTTTATATAATACTCGATACATATCTTCTTCCTCTTCTATCTTACGTTCAGTAAGACCAAGTATTTCAGGAACAGTAAGTATCTTAGTATTTACACCTTTGTTATGTTTAAAAGATATATAACTTTCAGCTGATATTCTAGCTGCATGAAGTGCGTTCATACAAACAACTCTTATAGGAGTAATCATCATTTGTACAGCACTACCACCATCATGACTATTAGTAAAGACAAAGTAATGTTGAATAGTATCGTTTTTACCACCAATATTAATATCTTTATCAAATGTTGCTGATATAAATATCTTTTGTCCATAACCAAAATATCCTGCACGGTCGAGTTTTACTCTACCACCAAGAGCATCATCAAAGAAGCCAAAAGCCATTTGATTTTGTACTACTTCGTATCGAGACTTTACTTTCCCAAGAGGAATATTAGTATCAGTACGATAAGTTGCAAACTCACCAGGAACATCAACAAATTCAAAGCCGTTAACTACATTAGGAAAAATAGAACCATCACGACTAGCACCATTATCGTGTGCTGGCATTTTTGCAGACAATTGACATTTAGCAACTGTATAATCAAGTTTAGCTTTTACAATAGCTTCTTCTGTTGTTTTACAATCACTAACATCTACTCCAATTTTTCCTCTCCAAGCAATTCCACGAGCTTTGTACTTAATTCTATAATCTGAATCTCTAAAATTAAACTGCATATCTAACTTTTTAATAAAGGTTTTCTTCTATTGAATCAATGGCTTGTCTACGAGTACAACCATAAGTATTCATAATTTTCTCAATCAGTTCTTCTACCCAATCTTCTACTTCAAACATATTATTTAATTATTAATGATGTATTAGATACTTGTTTAGCAATAGTAAGGTCAGCATTTAAATCTAAATTAGCTGCAACAGCTGATTTACTAGTAGAAGATTTAAATTCTACCTTATGAGGATTCTGTCCAATCCATTGAGCAAGATTGAAATTAGTAGAATTTGCTAGTTCTGATAAATGTATATTAATAGTTATTTCAGTATCAATAGCAAATATATCATCAGTAGTTACGTCGACGAAAGGAGATTGCGCATCTTCCGACTCCTCTATGGGGGAAGTTTCGGCTTTCATGTGAGCACTAATAATACGAGCAAGATATTCAATACTAAGACTTTCTTTAATTTCAGTACTTGCTAAATATTCAGTAACAATATCCACAAACTGTCGGATAATATCAGAGATACGAATATCATCTAATACAGTGGTAGTTGTATTACGAGAATAGATTTTATAAGTACTACCCTCAATAACTTTATTACCTGACTTACCAGTAGAACCAAACATAAGAACGGCTTCAAGAACAGCATCTTTAAGACGTCTAAGAGTATTATCTCTTGTTTTCTTAATTTGGTTAACACGAGCAACTTCGTCACTACATTCTTTAGCGTCACATTGATAACGTTTAATTACTTGAAGATAATCAGCAATCTTATCTTTAAGATTATCTTCGGTAATACCTAGTTTTGCAACAAGTTCATCTGTTGCTTCACCTTCTTCGAGTTGCAAGATAATATCCTGCAACTCGGCTTTAATACTAAATAAACTACTTCCCATTATGTTTTGATTTAAAATAAGGTTTATCTTTAGTAGAATAACACATATAACTATTAGGACAATCCATAGTTCCCCACCTTTCGCAATCAGAACATGTAAGAGGACTATCTTTTTTAATTAGTTTTAATAGTCTATTTACTAACTTCTTTAGAACTTTCATTTTCAAATGTATTTATTGGATATTTACTTTTAGTTTTAAGAATAGTTCCATCAACAATAGTATCTCCTATTTTAATAGCTCTAATACGAACTTTCCTATGATATGCAACTTCTTTAAGATTACTTCCAAATTGATTAATTAATCTTTTATTTTTATAAATAGCTACATAAAGACCCAGTTGATATTGTTGAGTAACTATTTCGATTTTACCAAGTTCTTTATTATTTATTACTGTTATCATATTCTTCTTTGATTAACTTATTCTGTTCAGATATAGCTTTCATAATAAGCTAGCGAGAATCCCAAAGACTTTCAGCACCAACACTTAGATAATAATGTTCAAGTACTTGTTCATTAGACATATTTTGAAAGTCTACAATATGAGGAGTATTCTTAATAACATCATCAAACTTATTAGTAATACTATTTAGAAGAGAATAAAGTTTATTACGAATAATAATATTGTTAGTATTATTTTGTCTAATTCTAGCAATAAGAGCAGGTATTATTTCACCGTTTTGCATTATCTAATGATTTAATATATTCCATAGCTTCTTCACGAGAATAACATAGTTTATCTAACTTAATACTACGTTCCCACCCATTACCGTTATTAGTAATAACGGTCACACCATACGTACCTTTAAAGGAAATACCATTAACTTCTCTATTGTATAACCCGTGTTGATTATCTTTTTCAGAACAACTAAGTTCGATAATATGATTACCAACAGTATGATAACTATCAATAATAGGAGTAAATACATTAGTTCCTTTAATGACACTTTGAAAGATTTTAGCTCTATCCATACTATTTGCTTAATAATTCGTCAAGATAAGAATCTAAGTTTTCAATAATCATATCCAGACAATCTAATTGTTTCTTAAATAGCATCAGCTTAAAGTTACCAATATAATTATCTGTTCTACGAGTATAAGAAAGCTTACAATCTTCGTAATTGCTGTTAGCCTCTATACGAGTACTTTTTAACTGATTAATAAGATTAGTAAGAATGAATACTTGTCTCTTCTTATCTTTCTTACTTATTTCAGCTATAATATCTGAAACACTTTTTATCTCATTTTCCATACTTACTTCCAGTTTGGTTTCTACACCATTCAATATTAGTATAATGATTATTAGCACTATTACCATCTTTATACCTAACATATTTATATATATTAGGTTTAGGATTAGTAACAAATGCTTGAGCAACGAGAGTAGCTATAAATAGCTTAGCACTATTACCATTGTGAAACAATGTAACATGAGGTCGTTCGCAACCTTTACCACGATACCATTTAAGATAACGTTTACGATTGTCAGACCAAACTTTTCCGTCTTCTCCTATACAATAATTAGGAAAATTAGGAATAGTGACGAATCTAACTGTGTTTTTGACTTCTTTCATACTTTTTATTTAAATAACGTGCACGAAGTTTAGCTTCTTCGTAGGAATAAACTTTCCTATGCTTAATAATATGATTAAACAAATCAAGAGGAGCATAAACACCAGCAGTCCTTTCAATCTTACCGTTAAGATAATTGTCGATTTTCTTAGATAGTTCTTCACGAGTTATTACAATATATAAGAACCTAATAGAATTGCGATATGCAATATTATCGTCAGGTTGTCTAACAACTATGTATTTAGCTTTTATTTGCTTCTTCTCCATTACTTCATTCACAAATATAATCAATCTTAATATCAGACCAAAGAAAATCTTACTGTTTTTCAGCATATACAGAAAACGATTCTAAGGCTCGTCATTAAACGTAAGACAAAAATAGTATAGTTGTTAAGGTTGGCATAGTAAATCGCACAGAGACGAAATATCAGCTATTCTCGTTGATTTCCCCCATAAAGGAGCGTTGTTTCTTATACGTTCCGACAGTCCTCTTTGAGTATAAGCTAACGATTTATCTCACAATCAGAATATATAGTAGTAACACTTAGCTTTACAGGGGAACAACAAAAAGCCCTACCACTAATCTTTCGACTAATGATAGGGCAAGAATCAAACCACGACTTACTTTAACAACTTATATACTACAAGGTTATCGTCCTCTTCTTCTTTTACTAACTTAACATTAGTATCTGACTTAACATCGAGAACTTGTATAATATCAGATGCAGAAACAGAATAATAACCATAGTCAGAAACAGATACATTTCGGCATTGACCTAGAACATTATCTGTAACAAAACCTAGATACATACCGTCTTGTCCTTCTATTGGGTCGAACTTAGACATTATAAGCATCCTTAGTTTGTTATTCAAATGTATATCTTTTATTATCAGTTTCTTTTTCTTATAGTCTATATAAGATTGATTATAATTAACTTTCTTCTTCGTTATTATTTGGTAATCTTGTAGGCTCATTATCAAGTATTTTTATAACATTTCCATGTGAGGGGACTTCCTTGACACCTGACCTACATCTAAATTCAGCAAACGCTATCTTTCCAATAAACTTGTCTTTATTAATAAGATAACTTTGACGAGTAGAAGCATCACCAACTGGCATACATTCAAATGTTTCACCATTAATATCATTACGAAGAACAAACTTACTAAAGTTAGGTCGTTTAGCTCCTTCGGGAATAATATCTAGGATTTCAAATTTACCATCTAATATTGGTTTACTTTTGTACATAGTAGAATTACGTTTACCAAACTGATATGTAGCATAAGGATTTCGGAGAATAGCTCCCTCGAACTTAGCTTCAACAAAGATGTCTCGATATTTAATAATATCTTCATCTCCATTTACATTATCATAAGTATGAATAAGAACGAAACGATTCTTATTATTCATGTGATAATTAAGAATAGCTTTAGCATTAACGTAATTAGGCATCTTAAACTTGCCAAATTCTGACTTCAATAATGATATACGACTAGTTTGAATCATATCATCAATAGCTAAATCATAACACCAAAATTGAAGAAAACGATTATACGGACTTTTAAGATTCTCGGCAGCACTTAGAATATCATTTAGTTCAAGACCTGGAATATATAATTCTCCGTCTAATACTAGATTATCTTCTAACATACGATTGAATAGCTTGTCTGTAATAACATCATCAAGCAATATATTCTCCAATACAGGACATTTATATTCAAGTCCTTTACGACTATGAAATACAAGACCTTTAGTTTTAAAGAATCCTTCACCACGCATAACAGCTGATATATTACAACGAACACCGTTAATCTTAATTTGAGCTAACAGGTTTTGTTCGTTATTATATTCATATATCTTAGCTAGCATAGGAAGAACAAATCCTTCATTATTAGTATTGTATTTAGGAAGATACATATCAAGATAATGTTTCAAAGCCTCAATATTAGGTATTTCTTGAGGAGCTGCATCATATAATTCAGACAGTTCCATACCTCCTTCTCTACGCTTAGCTGCAACAATAGTTTTCCATTCTTTCTCAACACCTCTAGGTGGAACATATTCAGATGTAGTCCCTTCTTTACCAACAATACCATACTTTAGTATAATCTTGTGTCCTAGTATTTCAGCTGACCAAAAGATTGGTTTACCTTGTGCATTACGTTTATAAAGAATAATACTTTTCGATTCGCTCATAGTTCTTCAATTTTATATTTGTTAGGTTGTTCACGCATAAGACCAATAGCAACTTCTCTATCAATAATCATAGACTTATTAGTTTCAATAACAATAATTCTAACTTTAGAATTGACAGGAGATGAATCAACTTTCCGTTCCTTTATGGGGGAAGGTTTGCCAATTCGTTTAGCACCAGTCTTATTAGTTCCATCTCTTTTCTTTTCGTAAACAATAGGAGGATGAGTTTCTTCATATTTAAGATTAGCTTCATGAACCTTTTCAAGAGATTCTTTATCATATCCTAAATATAAGAGAGCTGCCATTATCCATTTATATCTGAAATGAATAGTCTGAATATAAGGATAATTAGGCAAATCTAATTCATGAAGATAACTAGCGATAGTATCATAAACACCATTAACTTTAAGATTATGTTGAATCATCCTAATATCCGATTCGTCTAACTCGTAACTAAACGGATTTGTATTTAACTTCATTTGCTGTAAGTCTTACAATTATGTATTTATTTGGTTTACCTATTCTCGCATGATAGAACTTGAAACACTTTAGATAATCAGTACTTTCAGTCCACTGTATAAAGTTTCCTTTAGATACCGAAGTATTAGCTTCATAATTGAATTCTCTAGGTATCTTATGAGAACTGTACAAATCTTTAGCCAAGTACTCTTTAATAATCGCAATATGTTCTGCATTATCAAAGTCAAAGTTACCATAGATTTTTATCTTAGAGAAATCTATTGGTGTACCGTCAGACAATGAAATACGAAACAATGTATTAGGATTATCAATCATTTGTTGCTTAATATGGTTTAAGTAACTCTCTTCTTCATCTGTTAAAGGGTACATAAAATAATAGCTATGAACAGCTCCACTATTACCGAAACTATTTATAGCTATTCTTCTCAATGGTGCGAATGAGTTAAAGTTAATCACTCGCAATTCTTCTTGCGCTTTAGGCAGCGGCTTATATTCTTCTTCTCTAATCATATTCAAATAATGATTCTGTTTGTTCTATGAATAAATTAATAGTTTCTTTAGAATACATAGTAATTAGCTCCGAGAAATCTTTAGCTCCATAACTTCTAGGAATAACAATAGGTATAATACCATATTCTTTACGTAACCTACGAGCACCATGTACACCGGTCAAGTCACAGTCGTAGAATGAAACAAGTATTCCACCGTCATTTAGTTTAGATTGAAGCCAATTATATTCGTAATCTTTAAGAACGTAGCTCTCCGAAGTAACATTAATTACTCCTATTTTAGACTCTGACAAATTCCCCCTTAAAGGATAGGAATGTAACCAATTACTTAATGCTAGATTGTCTTTATATGATTTAGTTATAATAATTATATCATACTTAGGCTTATCAAGATTAAGTATTCCAACAAGACCATTATGATTGGTTATGAACTTTACTTCTCCCTTACTTCTATCTCGAAGAGGAAAGTAACATTCAATATTATAGATACCGTTACTATCTAGTCCAGTAACATAAGCATAACAAGGGTCAGATTCTTTATACTTATATTTAGGAATAGGTTGACAATACCTATTAATATACATTTGGTCAACAGGATAGACAAAATGAGTATTAAGCCAATGAAGACCAATTCCCCATTTTTTCCAAATATTCTTATCGTTATTATTCCAACTTCTAGTAGCTACTTCAATAATAGGTTTACTTGCTTTGATTTTAGATATTACTTGTTTAAGTAAGATTTCATTCTCATCGTCAACTTCTCCGTCATATATTATCTTACGGAAAGTATAAGCTATGTGCTTTAATACATAATAGAAATCTGCCTTATTAGCAACATTTATATGACGACCAGTTTTAAAACTTAGAACATAAGCTACTAAATCAAAACAGTCACCAAAGAAAGAACCATTAAAATCACATGCTTTTAGCTTATGATTCTTATTAAAAGCAAAACCAAATGTTGGATGATTATCAACACGTAAAGGAGAACATATAAGAACATTGTTTTCAACACAATCATTAACTACTGATACAGGTATACCCATATATTTAGCCATAATCATTTCCTGACTAACCTTAGATAATATAAACCCTTTTGTTAAGTCTTGTCTTATTCCTCTACGCATAGTATAACTAGATAAAATAAGCCTAGCTTTACACTAGGCTTATAACATTATTAACGAAATATATTTGGATTACTTAGAATGGAAGTCCACCATTGTCTTCTGAATCAGGAGCAAATGCAGAACCTTCAATTGGATTAAAACTACCTGCCGCACCAAAGTTTGGCATACCACCCATATTAGGTTGAACAATCCCTGCACCCATTGCAATACCGCCAATACCTGGGGCAGCTGCAAGATTAGGAGCTTTCTTTTGTTTTGATTGAACACCGTCCATAGGAGCAATACGTTCTTTAGTAATATCAAACATAAGACTAGGTTCTTTAAAATGAGTAGCATCCAACATAAACTTCTCTTCAAAGATACCTTGTCCGACAATGTTCGGGAATACTAAGTCACCTTCTTCTGAACCTTGACCGGAGAAAGCCCAATCACCTTTGTTCTTGTAGTAACGATTAAGTCTGAACCAAAACTGTCTTTGGTTGCCTACTTTATCAAGTAATGCAGACTTACCATTTTCACCACCTGTTTCAACAAGTTTAACTACATTGTCAAACAGAACTCCCCATGCCTTGATAACATCTTCTACTTCAACTGGTTCATACTGACCATTATCATCATAGTCAACATAACCAAGTTCAAGCATTTCAGATTCTTCGTCAGTCATTTCACGACCTTTGAATACAACTACATCAAGGAAGTGTTTTATCCAAGCAAAGTCCATATTAATAAACTTCTCTTTAGCACCGCCAGGAATATAGTCAACATTACTTTCATAAGCCCAGAATGTCTTACTAGCAACACGAACATCAGCAGGATTAGTATGAAGAGAAGTAGCTTCAATAACAAGCTGTGGAACAGCTTTTCCTGCAAATGCCGGACGCATATTGCTTTCTTCTTTCATAGTTACCCAAGCAACACGAGCATGAAGATAACCAACAAATAACCAAAGATTATTAATAGCATCTTTGTGAGAGAACTTCTTACGAGAAGTAGTTCTTGTCTCATTACTAATACCTCTACGACGCTTTTTAGGAGCAGTAGTTGCAGCACTATTAGCTGGTTGATTTACTACTGATTCATCTACTTTGGCAGTTCCTTCTTTTTGAGTACTCATAAAAATTGTTTTTATAAAGATTAATACTAGCAATAACAAGTTGTACAGGCTTGCTATTGTTTATTGCAAAGTTTCCAAATATAATAAATTTCAAAATTATAGCCAATAAAAAAGAGCTAAATTCAATTAAGAATTTAGCTCTTTATAATCTAGCTTTTACTGGAAGAAGTCTTATTTAGCTGACTGACGAACAGAAGGTTCTTCATCAGATTGGAAGACAATCTTGTAAGCACTAACTTCAACAGTTTCTTTTTCGTCACCGATAACTCTACCAGTTTCAACAGCAACAGAGAAAGGTTCGTTAAGTTTAACCTCGAATACACGGTTGATTTTCTCTGCATCTTCACCGAGATTCTCTTTCAGTTCATTCCACATACTGGAATCAGAGAAAGTCAACGGCAAACCAACACCATTAAGATTGGAAGAAGTAGAAGTACGTGCACCAGAGTAAGCACGAGTAACAGGAGCATAATCATCAATAGTGATTTCTTCTACTGACTTGCCAAGTTCCTCTGCAATCTTCTCTTTGTTCAGTTCAAAAGCAGCAGCCTTTTGTTCAGCTGTCATACGAACACCAACAAGTTTAACTTTACCGTCTTTCTCGAACAAAGGTACACCTTTACAGATACCATATTCGCCAAAGGTTTGGATAAGTGCAGCACGAGCAGCTTCTGTACCAAATTCAACATTGTTAGCTTCGCACCATGCAACAACTTCGGCATCACGTTCAGCAATAGCTGCATCAATATCAGCAATATTACTAATAAACTGAACTGTATCGCCAGGAACAAGACCCATGATACGAGTAACTGCACCTGTAAGACTAAACTTAGCTTTAGTGCTGTTAGCTGTCAATGTAGGTTCGTTACTAGATTGCATTACTCTCTTACCACTCTGTACTGCGGAAAATCCAAATTGAAGTCCCATAATTGTAAAATTTTAAATGATTAATAATTAATTATTAAAAGTGAGCATATAGCTCATTGTTAGCGTAAAGTTTTGTCTTATTTCGTATCTATTGATTAGCAATAGTTAGACTTCTATTACTATCAAATCTCTACAATATCAGCATCATCAATACTCATATTGTTCACTATCTTAGCTTCTGTTGTTTCCATACAACCAAGTATGACATCAGCCGCTATATCACGAGCTGCAAGCGTAAAAGCTCTATGACCGATAAGTGTTCTCATATACTTAGTATAAGTATCTTTACTAGCAAGTCCAGCAGTTACAGCATCACTATAACTAAAATGACCAATACTAGTAATAACTCTATTATCTACTATACGAGTAAGTTTATATTCAGTAATATAATCACAAGGAACATTAGGTATTCGGAATATTGGAACTAATCCTTTCGCTGCAATATCTTTAGCTTGTTGTTGATTAGCTGCAACACCGAACTTATTATTCAACTGATATTCCTTGTAGATTGTACCGTTATAATCTTGATAATTTCTAACTGGATAAATACCAATTTCGTCATTATCAGAACTAGCATTAAATTCATCAGCTTCTCTCTTGCTTTTGAATCGCCTACAATAGTCAGGTATCTTACTATCTATATAAACATTATTACCGTCTGTATATTCATACAGAGCTATATAATCTTTTGTGCACTCCCATGTTATAGCTGCCTTCAATAATAATGCTTTGATTAAGTGAACGTCTAATGTAGTTTTACCATTAATAACTCCTAGATGTTCAATACAACTAGTAAACGGTAAACCTAACTCTTTAGCACGGCTATATATTGCAAGACCGTCTTGAATAGTCTTAATACCGCACTTATCACTAGACATTACTGATTTCAGATACAACTCTAACTTACTCCTATCATCGGGATTGTAAATGTCTAGGGTATTAAGAGCAGAAGCCATAATCATACTACTATTATTTGATTTTGCTTTTGGTTCTGTCTTAGCTAGAGTTCTTTCATTCTCTGTCTTTACTTCTTCCATTATTTCAAAGGTCGCTTATTGATTACTCTACAAAGATACTAATTTCTTTGTTAACTCCAAAGACTAGCATCAATTATTCTCCTATTATGAAATCAATTTCACTATCTTTAACTATTTCATAGTCTTTTCCTCCTTTCGTCTCTATTAACTTCTTCTCTTCGTTCGTACCTCGACAATATATCTTATATATAATGTTAGGTACAGAACTAAAAGATAGATTAGGTATTCGATATTTTAAGTCTCGTATGGAGCTACAAAGAGGTGACGTGAAAATTACAACGTCTACAACTCCTTTAAAGCTCGTATCAATAGAATTATTTGCCGACAATACTTTCATATAGTCGTCGTTAAACAGTTCCAAATTTCGCGTTCTTTGGGCTTGAGCTTTTATGATTACAGGCTGTCCGACTTTAGCTCCTGATTTATATACTTTAGGTTTTCCGTTTTTGTCATAAGCCTGTATTCCTTCCATATCGTTATGATAGTTTCCGCAATAATCATACTGTAATATACTTATTCCAGTTTGGAATATCTCACCATTAGTCATAATAGATTTTCCCTCATACTTTATATTAGCATTTAGATATTCTGTTACTTTACTGGCAAATACTCCATTCTTTGAAATAATTAGTATTCTCTTGCCTATATTTTCCTTAACTATATCAAGTATAGCATCTAGCTTAACAATATTATCAGTTATTATCTTAGTTCTTTCTCTGATAATATTATAAGTTTGATTAACTCTCTCAATTAAAGAACTAGGATTATATAGTTCGTCTATCTTACGACACATAGCATCAGTCATATCCATTTTAGCTGACCAACCATTACTTTCCGCTACTTGTAATCTACAAGTTTCAGCTGCAATATTTAGTCTAGGATTACCAGTACGACATTCTTCTAACTTATCAAAACTACCAAATATAGTAATACTTTCATTAATATATTGGCTACATCTATCATAATAGATTCTATCAGCATCAGTTAGGACAACACCCTTTTGGTACTCCTTTATGGGGGAATGAATAGAACGATTGATTAAGTGAGCATAATTAATTTCATATACTTTAGGCGCATACTTATACATAAGTACAGCATTATCAGCAACACTATCAATAGCATTAGTAGCAAGTAGTTTAAACTTAAAGTAATTACCACTATACTTCTCTGCAATCTTTCGGAACTTCTTAACATTAATAGTAATAAGAACATCTTTATGACTACTAGGACTAGGCTTATATGGAGAACGTTCTACATATTCACGAGTAAGTATAAGACATTTCTTATCGGTAATTAATTGTTTATGAATGTCCTTTAGTTCAGAAGTATTGTCAAGATAATAAGTAATGTTAGCTCTATCTTCCATTGTTTCTGTTATTATAAGAGACGTTAGATTAGGAGTTTTAGCCACCATTTTATCAAGCACCATTGTAACGAAATTCATTACGCTTAATGGTTCTGATAGAATAACACTACCCACACCTTTGTTATCAGACCATTTATTAGCTGCTTCATTATAAATATCAGTTACATCGTTCATAATATAAGTTGTTCTTTATAATTCTTAGGATAAACAAGAGCATAACTACGATTAAGAGGACTACGTAGAAGAATAATATCTGTATATTCAATAGTATTCCAACCAATATCTTCAACAAAAGATAAGATTAAACATTCTAATAGTATATTATAACCTACTACCATTCCTTTAAAACTATCATAGTCAACTTCCTTTCCTAGATTATTTATACATATCTTTTCTATATCCATATTCAAGTAATTTTTAATTCCTCTTTATAAGCATTAGGATGAATATAAGCATAACTAAAGTTACCGTTTTCATTTAGTATAATAATATTACTATCGTTTCCAATCAATTCGTAATTAGTAACAGGACTAAGAGAAACAATAAGATAATTAATTGCTATATTATAACCTATAACCTTAGCTTTGAAACCTTTATAATCAACTATTTTTCCTAAGTTATCTTTGCATATCTTTTCTATATCCATATCAGTCAAATAAAGTATTTCTCATTCCATAGTATTTCTTAACTAAACGTTTACCTTTACCTTTATTATTACGACTTTGCTCTATTGGTTCTATAATAGCCATAGCTTCATTATAATAATATAAGTAATTAACATTTAATTCAGATATATCAGTATCATCAACAGTATTACATATAGAAACACGTTGACCTGCACATAAAGAACTCTTTTTAACTTGTTCTTCACCATTATCATTCCAGCCCATACTCTCAACCTTCATGAGGGTTCCCCCCGTAGAGGAGATGTAAAACCTTGTATTCCTCTGCACCACATCTGTTCTTATCTTTCCGTCTACTACATGAGTAAACTCTAGTCTATACTTATGATTAACATTTTGAGTACGACAGAAATCAAGAATAGATTTAGCATTACGAAGAGTTTCCATAACAGGAGTACCATTAATAAAGTATTCAGTAATACATTTAGCTACAATAGGAGAATTATATCCTTTAGATAAATCCTCTAAGAACATCTTAGGATTCATTCTACCTTTGAACTTACTACTTCCATCACGTTTAACAGTAAGATAACTATTAACACCTTCTGTTACATATTTAATATAATATGTAAATTCTAGCTCTAATCCAAGATGTTTCTCCCACCAATGACATATATCATCAGCAGTTTTTTCTAGTTTTCTAGGAACAATAGTTACAATACCGTCTGTATTAGCACTTATAACATGAATACCTGCAAGTTCAAGTTTCTCTATTAACATCAATAAAAATAACTGACCATTAATAGTAACTTGATACATTGCTTTTTTGTCACATAAGAAAGACTTCTCACTTCCCATTTTACCAAATATACCAGCATTTGCTACAATCTTTAGACAAGCAGCAGCAGTAGCATGTTTATCTCTCTCCATAACATCAAGAGATTTATCTTTGGCTAAATGTTTATGTTCTAGTCGTTCATCAACAATAGTATCCGCTATACGAAACCATGCTTTAGGAATAAGGTGTTTCTGACATACTTTAAGACTACGTATCATATTAGGATAGTAGCTTGCAACATCTCTATCAACAATAATATTATCATCATTTTCAGTGTATACAGCCGGAATCTCGTTTGAGTGTAAACCGCCTGTTGCGATAGTGTATGACGTGCCCATGAAGGTAAATTCCCTGTCAAATTCGCCCTTTTCCCCACGTAGGGTTAGCGAACGTATGTCCGACAAAATATCGTTCAATTCAGGCGTGGAAAATGAGATTTTGTCTGACAAAATTTCGGAAACTACGATTTTCCTACGTATTGTCTTAGTATCAATGAAGGCTTTAGGATGCAGACCAGTAAACTTACTATATAGTTTAACAATAACTTTATCAGCTATTGTACTTCTACTTGCAGAGAATACATCTACCTTATATTCTTCACTAATACGATACCTTAGAAGAACTTCTTCTTGATTCATTCTAATTAGTTCGGCAACAATATAAACATCATTGTCATTATAATCAGCCATTTCTTGAAGATATTCTCTAGGTATGAATCGTTCAAATACATTACGATAATGGATATTAAGTTCTCTATCTGTCATTCCCTTAGCTTTGGGAAGTCTCTCGTGATAATAATGTCTATCTAAGTCACCAATAGGTGGCATAGTATACTCTTTTAGATTATACCATTTAATATTAATAGAAGTCTGTTTAAGACTTTTATGATAATGGTCTAGCCTAAATATTTGGAATAAATCCAAGTCTCGAAATGCCACGTTATTACGTAGTATAAGAGAAGTGAAGTTATCAGTCCAAAGAGTATCATTATTAGAATTACGAATAACTCTCTGTGATGTTTCATATAGAAATGTAATAAGTTTACTAGGTTTATCAAATTGATTATAATACATTAATAATGCACTTAACATTAAGCGGTCGTACTTACGATTATTATAACCGAAGTAATCTGCCTTCTGTATTAACCAATATAATAGATTAAATAAATCACTATCATCATCTTCATATAAAACAAAACGTTTCTTAGGTATTGTTTCTAAACGTTTCTTTATCTCTGCAACACTAAGTTTATCAATAATAGGAATAGCTTTTCCCTCATTATCAACACAATCAGAAAATGTTTTAAGATAACTACGTAAATCAACAAATACTACCGAGAAGTAATTTCTAGTTACTTCGACATCATAACACATAGAACTCATATACTTATACTTTTTATTTACCGTAACACAAATATAAACGATTTTTGCATCTACTACAAGCTGTATATAATCTACGAAGAGTATTATCTATATCTCCCCAAGGATTACCAGTACGCATATCAAATACAATATCATTTACATCTATATATACATCGGCATAAGTACTACCCTGTGCTTTATGACTAGTAAGAGCAAAACCGTAATCTAAATCACGACTAAACTTTATTTTACCAGTAGACCTATCTAATAAGTTGGCTAGTAACAAGTTTCTCTCTCTAAATTCATAGTATTCCTTCCAACGCTTACTTCTATTATATTTCTCTGCATTAATTGCATTTTGAATATAAGTTTCACCTAACTTATAATAAAGCACAACATTATTAAAATTAGAATGGTCTACTACAAATAAAGGTTTAGTTTTATTACCACCATTAACTTGAATAAACGTAACATTAAATCCAAAGATTTCATCTTTATTAGTAAAATTCTTAATATCATGTATTATATAATCTTCAGAATTTACAATAATAGTATCTTTAAACTCATCAACAAAAGTATTATAAGACATTACTAAATCATTACGAGTTAGAATTGCTTTATCACTACCTTCAATGATATTTTTACGAATGAATTTATTCCATTCAGATACAGACTTATTAGTATAAGTTATTAGTCGACAAGTATCAACATCTCTAGTAAACTCTTCGTTATAAAATCCGTCTATTACAAGAGATTGAAACTCGTATGCACCACAAGTATAATATCCTTTAGTTTGAGTTGAATCAAAAGCATACCTATTTTTATTGATATATTCTAGGAATTTCCAACTCCTATTATCAATGTCTTTTCTTAGTATTTTTAATAACTCACTAACAGGATTATCTTCTTCTTGTCTAACAATCTGTCTAAGAGTATAAAACTTAACATTATCAAAACAACGTGAACGAGACTCTTTAACAGGTGGCAATTGGTAATTATCGCCCATATAAATAAGCATACATTCAAACTGTTCACATTCTCTTTCTATAAGAGTTTTAAGATTAATACCAATCATAGACGCTTCATCAACAATATATAACTTATATTGTTTAATCTTCTTTTCAGCCAAAGGGTCAAAAGGAGGATTATTAACATCAAAATCAGTAACATCAGTATTAAGTCTTAAACCTAAATCACTAGCCACAGTAGACGTAGAATATCCAGTAGATGCACGAAGTACACGAGCTGCCTTATGAGTAGGGGCTGCAAGACCAACAACAGATTTAGACAAACCACATCGTCTAATTACTTCACGTATCATATAAGTTTTACCCGTACCAGCAGCACCAATAAGTGCACGCTTATAATCACCTGCAACATAACCTCTTTCTATAAAGGCAACAAGATTTTCATAAGCAATCTTTTGGTCACGAGTAAAACTACTCAAGACTTTATCGTCTTTCTTAGCATCATCAAACTTTTCAAAATTCATTGCATTTTAGTAAGAATCTATTAATATTATCACGACATTTAAGTATATAACCTTTAACAGGTAATCCTATCTTAAATGGAATATAACAACTAGGCATAACACAATAAGCATCAGTACATCTAACAATCTTAGTAGGTCTACCATGACTATCTAGTGCACGAGTATATATTGTCTTAAAACCTTTACATGAGTACGAACGTTCAGATAACATAATAAGTTCATCACTATCTTTAGGTTTAAACTTATACATGTTATCATGTAGAACAATAGTTCCAGTAACAATCTGCATTATTACTTTCTCACGAGGAATTTTCTGTTCCTCATTTACCGCTGATAGTTTGAAACTTAATCCCATAATATTAAGGTTTGACTATTTGGTTAACAGTATACTGCACACAACATGCTCCTTTACGGGGGAATATCTTATATTTATCAGTATTCATAATTCTAGGTAATGGAGTAATTTCACAACATCTATCACTATGAACATCTACGATAATACAATGATAAGCATTAACACATAAATCATGAGAAATAACAGCTTTAAGTCCTTCAAAATATACATCAAAAGTACTATCAGGATTAACACATTGTTTTAAATCTACAACCATATTAATTAGCTTTAGTTTTATATATTTCGTATAACTTACTAAATTCATCAGAGGGCATACAAACAATAGGAACATTAGTATGCATTTGTTCTTTAGGAACAATACAATTTCTTGCAGCAATTATTCTATCATCTTCAACAAACATTGTTTCAAGAACTAGACAATTACCAGCATTTAATATTTCCTTACACTTAGGACAGATATAAATAGTATCTGTACCAAACACAAGAAGCTCATCGCCACAAACTAGACATTTGCCAGTCGTGACAATGAGCTTACCATTATCTTGTTTAAACTCATTTAGCTTGGACATAACTAGGAATACGTCTCCTTTCTTCCATTCTAATGAGTTTAACACTAGTACTTTCAAGTACATTAAGAGTAAAAGCTACTAATTTGTAACTTCTCTCACTTTTTCCAAGTTTAATTTTCTTCTTAATCATTACGTTTAGTATTTAATTATTATTTAATAGGAGCATCTGACCGCTCCGCTTCGCTCCGCTCTCTTCCCCCATAAAGGAGTAATGATTCTTTTACTTTCTCCTTTATTTCATTTAGAATTCTCTTATTAACAATAGAATTTTTATTCTTTGTTTCACCAGTATACATGGAATCACTATACATAATTTTAAAATATAGTTCTCTGATATTCCTTTGAGAATCATAAATGTTTAAAAAGAAACTAACATAAGCAGCAGGTTTAATTCTACTAAGACGTATCTCAATAGATAGATGTTCTTCACCTAATACTTTTAACTGCAAAAGATGCAGTTCTCTAACTAGTTTAATAAATTCTCTTTCATTCATGTCGGTATATAGTTTTAATTAATAATCATAGAAAAAGGAGCAGACGCTTCTGCTCCAAGCTAAATAATTAATATTTATAAAAGTCCTAATTCTATCTCACGACAGTAATTTAAATTAGGGGTAAAAATTAAATTAAGTTCTGTTCTATCTCACGACAGTAATTAATAAACTTATATTAAACACAAATACTATGTATTTATAGCTGACATTTTACGAAGAGGATTTCCCTTACTTCAACCATTTGGTTAATGTTTCAACTTAGATTAGTCATCATCAGAGCTATCATAAGAAATAGCACGATTCTCACGAACAGTGCTATTATAATTCCATAAAACCTATATCTACTATCTTCACAAACAACAGATATATAAAATCACAATACGACAAAATTTAATTTTAGTTTAACTAAAACAGACAAACAAAATTGATAAAATTGGCAAATTACTCTTTATATATTTGTTTATAATCAACAAAATAGAATTTTGGATTATTTCTAATAAATTCATCACAAGTTATACGAGCTTTATCTTCATCATTACCTGAATAAAGTGTTTTAATGTTACCTTTAAAAGAACTTCTTAATTTATTATTATTATCACAAAATATAAGATTAACTTCTGGACAATAGAATACAGAATAAATCGGAGTTTTACTAGCTTCATATTTAGCAAGAAGTTTATCATAAGATTCTTTAGCACTGTCTCTCATATCACTAATATACTTGATATAAGATACCATAACATTATCCCATTGTTCAACAGCTTTAATCTTATCTTCAATAGAATACTTACCATCAAGAATATCTTCAAGAAGATTATTTAATCCTTTAACATTAAGATTTTCTAAATCTTCAAGAATAGCTTTATTAAATTCTCCTTTAATAAAAGCCTTACGATAATCTTCTTTAATAGAATCAATAAGATTAACATCAGAACCACTAGCTAAAGCACAAGCAATAATAGCTTCAACAATTTCTTTCATTATAATAAGTTTTATAAGTTAGACAATAAAAAACTCTACTAATATTACTCTAGTCTCACGACCTGAATAATCTTAATAGAGTGAACCGACATTTATTTAACCCTTTTGTCAGATATTAATTAAATAGAGTACGTATCGGTATTATACTAAACGTAAAATAATAACTGCAACAGCTCCTAAAGCAATAAGAGAAGCAATAACAAAACCAACAGTATCATACTGTCTTTTAGCTTTAAGCTCTTCGTAGGCTTTATTAGCTCTATCTAATTTAATCTTGAGTGATTCGACAGAATTACTAAGAGCTTTATTATTAGCTTCCAATTGATTCTTTGCAGAATTTAATTTAGAAGACATATTACGAAGTTCTTTATTTTCATGACAAACCCCTTCATACATAGTCTTATAACCATCAAGATTAGCATTAGACTTTTCATTAGATTTACGTAGACGAATAACTTCTGTCTTTAATTCGTTAACTGTTGGACGTTTCTTACTAAGAACATCGACTTCTTTCTTTTCATTCATAACTATTAGTATTTAATTAATCTTCAATATGAGTTATATCTAAGTCAAGGTCTATATTATCCTCGCTTAGAGTATTTCCAGTATTCCAATTATTAGCCATTTCACAGTCGAGATAGTCTATATCACCTACCAAACCACAAATAGGAAATTCTATGCCTTGTTCTTCGTACATAATCATAATCGTTTAATACGGATGCAAGTATAGAAATAAATAATGGAAATACCAAACAATAATGATAATTTTATTAATTGATATTACTAAATGCTATATATGATTTATAAGTAGAAACAATATCACTAGCAGGAAAACCGCAATTAAGAAGAGTATTAGTAATCTCGGCAGTATAAACATCGCAACAAGTAATAGTAAAGTTTTCATCATTAAACTTACGAATAACAGTAGGAGTATTAGCTTCAATAAAATAGATATTCATAGCATCAACATTATATTCAACAATATCATTTTCATACTTGAGCAATACAGTTCTTGGCGAAATAGAATATCTTAATTCATTAAATGCTTTACTAGCAATACTTGTATCTTTAAATGATATAATAAACTTGCTATCAATGCTATTAACAATATTATAACCACTTGAATCTAAATCATATTTTTCATTAGGTTTAAGATATTCCTTAACAGCACGAAATGCTCGTCTATAATATCTGAACCAATAAGTTCTTTCAGCTAAATCAGAAGTTTTACTTTCTAACTTTTCTGTAAGTGCATTATTTGTTTCACGACATTTATTTAGTTCATATTCAACATTCTCTAACTCAATAAGTCTTTTAGTCTTTTCCTTAATAATCTTATCACGACAATTTAACTCATCATTTAATTGAGATATACGTTGTCCACGAATATCAAGTTCACTAGTAAGACCTATTATCTGATTACGTAATTCAGTAACTCTATCACCACTATTAGTAAGTTGTTTTTCGAGAAACTCGATACGTTCAGTCAACTCATTATTATTAGATTTAAGAGATTCAATCTCATCACAATCTTTAATAGTATAAGTATTACCTAAATCAGCAAGTTCAAAAATAGAACCAAGTGATTGAAAATCTAAATCAATAATACAACCACTTTCTTCAACAATAACAACTCCATTAGTATGAGATACAAGAGTTAGATGCTTTTTATCAATTACAACAGTTTTCATAAATACATATATTAATTATTAAGAATTTAATTTTAAAAGTAATGAATCTATATCATAATAATATAGTACGATATAGTAAACGAATAAAGCTAATAACTATTATATAAGTTATTATAGTTTGAACTAAAGAACGGACGATAAAAACCTTCTTATAAGAAAGGTAATTAAACATCAAATACAACAAACATATAACTATTCCAATTAAAGATAGAAATACATGGAACTGATAAGTAGTCATATACTAGAAAGATTAGATATTGCAACACAGATAATAAGTATAGCCATAACAGCTATAATAGATATTGTCATAGACAAAGTATTAGACTTCTTATCAATGAGATAGTTATTCAATAAGAGAGTAGTAATAACAAATAATAATACAGTTATCATAAAGAGATAAATATCGGTATTCATAATGATATAAGTTAAATGGTAAATAAAAGGTGAAGATGTAACAGCAATCACGCTCCTTTATGGGGGAGAAAAGCGAGCTTTGCGAGCGGGACTAGACCAGCTAAGTAACAAATCAAATAGTAATCTAGATAATAATAGTAATACATATCTATACATATTTATACATATTACTATACTTATTCTATTATTCAATCTATTGGTAATAATACTATCCAGTCTATTATATAGCCTTATATTCAATCTATTGGTATTCTCGTTATCAGATGTTATATATAGTATTAATATACTAGTGAACTATTCTGTAAGAATAGGAACTAGACCTCATACAATACAACCAAGATATAATACTAATAGTATATAATACTAATAGTATATAATACTAATAGTATATAGTGAGATTGACAATAGTAAGATTAGATTAAAACATAATAGTAATAGTAATAACATGTGATAGTACAATAGTATATAATATAGTAACAACAGCAATAGTAACAACAGCGATAGAGTATCGGAAATATAGTATCGGAACATGGCGATAACAGTACAATCGAATAAATTTGATTTATACTCTATATGGATTTTGAATTAGATTTAGGGTCAACATTAAGAGGTTTAGTTGAGTAAGTATGAGGAGTTGTATTGAGTTAAGGGAATGTAGTTTCGCTATCATCTCTATATCTTACTATTCATACTACTATTGATGCTATTGTTATTAGTAATAGTCTTCTTCCTATTGATGTTAATAATACTATTCATACTATTCATACTATTGTTGATACTATTGTTGTTGATACTATTGATGTTAATACTACTATTGTTGATACTATTGTTGATACTATTGTTGATACTACTATTGTTGATACTATTGTTGTTATTGTATGAGCTTCTTCCTATTGTCTGCGACAATAGTCATCGACCTTGCGGACGGTCTTTCGACCCCTATATATATATATATTATAATATTATATACTACGTATATAATATATATATATATAATATAGACGTATCTGATTTTGTATCAGATTTTCTAACTCTACCGGTAGTCCATTACTCTTGGCTAACGTGGAGCTGCTGCGACCCTTAGAGTTTTAATGTTGTTTCGCAAGGGTTTTAGCTTATCAGTTGGTTAGCTTCGCTTATCAGTTGTAGCATTTCGCTTATCAGGTGACTAGTGTCGTTTCCAATCCTTAGTGGCTTTGCCTGACGGCTGTGCCGGATGGCGAGCACAAGTCGGTAGTATTCTTCAAGCATAAGTCGAGAGTATTCTTGAACACGTGCCGAATGGTGTATTCTTAGTTTAGTAGGAGAGGTTTCCCTCTCCTACGTAACTGGTTAAGCAGCACCCTCTGCATCAGGTTGATACTTGGCAAGAACTTCTCCAATGAAGATTTCGTCTTGCAAAGACAACGTACGCATTGACAACTCATACGGGAAATATTCGTAACGGTCGTGTTCATTAACACGCTCTTCACGTGCCATTTTAGAAGCATACGGATTAACGAATATCTCACCTTGTGCAAGTACGTGTCCAAGCACGCTAATACGTGCCTTCTTGAACAACACTAACAACACTGACAACGGTGCTGTCATAACAGCATTAGCCAGCATTGGCTCGCCCTGACCCTTGAGAATCGCATTAAGCTGAATACGAGTGGTAAAGATATTACGAGTTGTAGACTCGACATAATCACCGCTAGCAGCATCTTTCACAAACTGTGGAAGATTGCGATTAACAACAATCGTAAGAGCACCTGCATAACGACTACTATTATCAATGATATTAGTAATCATCAAGCTATCGTGATTCTCGAAATCAGGACGGTCAAGCAACAGACGAGTAATATCGTCTGCTTCCTTTCCGTGATACTCGGACAAATCAACGATACGTGCATCATCATTAGCGTTAGCATCATTACTAGCATCATTACTAGCATCATTACTAGCATCATCATTAGCGTTAGCTTTAGCTTCTTCGGCAGCTTTCTTAGCAGCTTCTTCGGCAGCTTTTCTAGCTGCATCATTAACTCTTGTTCCCATAATACAAATAAATTAAATGTTATAAATCGGTTAGCAACTGTTCAACCAATGTGCATCCTAACCACACACACAATGGCAATATGTTTATAGTCATTTGGTTTGATAGTAACTGCAATATGTTTATAGTCATTTGGTTTGACTATTCCAATAGTTCTTTTACTATATCATTTATATCTAGTATCAATACTAGTACAACCAATAGTATTAAGAAACTATTCACATGATTATCATACAATTTAATGTAACTTAGATGTATTAATACTGGCACACCTAGCATACTTAATGCCAAGTGTACCACTTTAATCTTATCACGAGTACTCATACTAATAAGTTATGTAAATTAGTAATCTCACAAGCAAAATCATGAGCACTAACATTGTGCCTAACACGGTTATCTACTAACCATTGTATGCGTTCTCTTACGAACGCTAACATTTCCTGTCTCATACGTATCTAGTATAATAACGTGAACAAAACTTGTCGTAGGTTTCACCTGCACGACCGTATTTTCTCCAATCTCTCTTCTGTCTATTAACAATAGATAGATAAGTAGCAGTAGTCATAACTACTGCTACTAGCAATAATACCAAGAACACCATTACTCTTTAACAATGATAGGTTTATTAGATTCAATCTTACCGATTTGTTCTTTGAACAGTTCTTCAAGAGCAACGTAACACTCTTTGCTGATTCTATAACTGAAACCATTGTTACAAGCAACAACAACAATACTATCACTGTTAGGTATAACAACAGTTGTATTACTGCCAATAATGGTAGTATTTGCATCATTAGTAATCTTCATAATCTTTATAATTTTAGTAATTAATAATCAATAGCAATATGTTTAAGGTCATTTGGTCTTGACGGGGGTATTGGAATTGGTTTGAGAGTAGGGGGCTTGTGTGGTAGGAGGTTCACCTCGATAAAAATATACTCACTAAAAAATATATTTCTCCGGGAGCAACACTTCTAATAAGTCTTATAGTAGTAGTTCCTATTCTTATTTTACTATACTTAGATATTCTTTATATAGCAGCACTTACAATTCTCCTAAGTTCATTATTAATAGTTCTAATACTAATAATATTTATAATAGACTTTTAAGTCTGATAGTTCCTATTATAGTTTTGAATTCATAAATAGAAATCCTAAGTTCATTACTAATAGAATTTATATCATTTCCTATAAGTCCTTTAAGAACAATATTATATATAAGCCCTAAGTTCATTATTAATAGACCTAATATTAGTATTTCTTCTAAGTCCTTTAAGTCTAATTCTTCTATTATCTATTGTCTATTGTTGTTAGTAGTCCAAAGTCTATCTTCGATATACTTAGTCCTATTAGTCTAGTTAAGTCTTACTATTGTATTTAAGTCCTTAATTAGACTTATCTATATTATATGGTATTAATTGTATTATCAGGTCTTATTGTGTAAGCCCTTTCTCCTATTCTGTCGAATAGTTTGAAGATTTAGCAACAGAGTTGTAAAAATAGAATGGTAAGAATTAGTTGATATTTTAGCTTAGTATTAGAACATATAGTAGAGTGTTTATTAGTGTAAACTAGTGTGAATGAAAGTGAAATTATACAGAGAATACAACTCTAAAGGTTTTTTAACTAGTTAGATATTGATGATATAGATATTATTCGTATACTTGTGCTATTAATGACTGACGGTTATATTACAGTCAGTAATGTTAGTCAACTTAATTAATGGTATTAATAATCTAATTAAAGTAATTATGCTACACTTAGAGAACAAAACTAAAGGAGAGACTTTCCTAGTTCCTCAACACATGGCAGAAATTGATTTCCAATATGTTTCTGAAAGAGTTAAGAATATTACTCCTTTCAAGCATTTTGGTATTGTTGCTATTATTCAGACTGCTAAACTTCGTGAAATTATTAATCCTGACTTAAAAGGAACTGGTAATACTCGATTTATATTAGTTAAAGCTAATTATAGTGATGATGTTAAAGAAGGAGATAGAGCTTTGCTCAATCGTTTCTTATATGTTGCTCCTTCTGATGTATTTACTGGTATAGATTGCAATCCTCGTAGTAATGAACTTACTCCTTATAATCTTGCTGAATTTATTCGTAGTGACCAAGACTTAAATATAAGTATTGCTCGTGGTGAGATATTCCGTAAGGTTAGTACTGGTTCTGTTATTAGTTTACTTGGTAATGAGGTAAGTCCTGCGACTATTGAAAAGAAAGGTGACAATGGTAAATTGATTACTACTATTGCTGAAACAGTAGTTTGTGTTGGTTATAAGATTGTTCGTCTTTCTGATATTCAAGGACAGAATACTATTGAAGGTCTTATTCCTAATGGTAAACCTCAAAAGTTTATTGTTGCTACAAACTTATTACAAATATAATAGATGCCGTCTATTGATTTAAAAGAGAAGAGAGAATTGATGCTTGATAGAGCTGATATTATTGCTCTATTAGGTGTCACTCCCCAAGATGCTCTTATTATTAATGATATTGTTGATGATATTGAAAGTCAAGTAGTCAATAGAATTAAGACTATGGGGAGAGTTACAATTCCTCGTATCGGTTCATTCTTTCCGAATGAAGGTAAACTTGATGCAATGGAGCATCATGCTTTAATGAAAGAGAAAAGGCAAGAGCTTACTCCCGAAGAATACAAAGAGTTTAGAAGAGGTCTTATATTGTCTAGAGTTGTTCAACGTCGTAGGTTTAAAAGTAGAACTACTATAATATCTCGTACAATTAGACTTAATAAAGTTCTAGCTGGACGAAAACTTAGACAATTTGGTAGAGATGAACGTGGTTATAAACTATATATGTATTTCTTTAGTAAGATGAAACCAGTTAATGATTCTGATTACTATATTAATCTATTAAATAGAGAAGGTTATGATTGCGAAGATTTCCTCATTGGATTTAAGTGGTATGATTAGTGTTAATGAGCAAGGTTATCCCTATGCTCCTAACGTTTATCAGATACAGGATAAAGATGTAAGAGAATTATATCTTCGTGATAATAGTGAGGATAAACTTCGGTATATTAAAGAAGCCGGAGTTATCTTTTATGTAGCCGACCCTAAATCTCCACCTAATCAAATGGGATATAGTCGTTCTGAAGCATTAGCTTCTGCAAAGACTAATTATGGTCTTCCTGCTGATTGGAATCCTGATGCTCTTATTCTTCGTCTTATTGATAGATACCATGAGGATAAAATGGGTGTTGCAGGAGAAGCTCTTGAAAGTATTCTTAGAGCTGTTCATAATAGTTCTCGTGCAGCAAATATTATTAGTGAACAACTTACTAATAAACTTAACTCTGGTTTACAAGCCGAAGATGCTTTACCAGTTATTGACTTAGTAACAAAACTAAATGGTATTATTAATATCATTCCTAATCAAATTAAGGCTTTAGGTGAAGCTAAACAAGCTGCTGCTCTTGAAATAGAGCAAAAGAAAGCTAGAGGTGGTAAGGTTGTTACTATGTCTATGTCTGCAAAAGATGCTAGTGATTTGGAAGCTCAAGTAGAGGCTCAAAAGAGAGAGCTAGGATTAGTAAGTGATAAAATTGTCAACGCTCCTTTACGGGGGAAATACGAGAGTACAAAATGATACCTGTAAAATCTGAATATAAACAAACGAAGTTATACTTTGATGAACCTACTCATAAGTATACAGATAATTGTGGTAATTCTTATATTAGTGCTACTACAATTATTCATTCTTATGTTCCTAAGTTCGATTCTAATTATTGGGCTAAATATAAAGCTAAAGAAGAAAATACTTCTATTAAAGATATAAAGAATCAATGGGATAAGATAAGAGACAAGGCTTGTGATATGGGTAATGTTTATCATAATAGCTTTGAAGAAGGTATTCGTCAAAATAGTAAGTTCTTTAATGCTATTAAATATCTTAATAAGCAAGAGAGTAAACAAATGGTTACTGTTGCTGATTTAGATGTTGTTGATAGTCATACTAAGCTTCTTGATGTTGATGCTTTTATTGACCATACCGAAAACAAATACCCAGAAATATATAAAGTATTTAAGTTCTATACTGAAAGAGATTATAAGATTTATTCAGAGATAGGAGCTTTTCTTCCGAAGTATTTAGTTAGTGGTACTATTGATATATTGCCTATAAGAGAGGACGGATTCGTTATACTAGATTGGAAAACTAATCGTACTGGTCTTAGATTTCAGGCAGGTTATTATAAGAAAGATAAGAGTGTTAGACCTGTTCAAGAAACAGATGAATGGGTACATAAACCTGAAGATGTTCTTCTTCCACCTTTTGGCGGTCTTCCTAATTGTAATGGAACTACATATAGTTTACAATTAAACTTATATGCTAAAATGGTTCATCTTATTACTGGTTTACCATGTAAAGGTTTAGCTCTTTGTCATATTGAAGTTCCATTTATACTTAACCAATATGGTAGACCTCAAAGATTTAAAGACGGTTTTCATATTGATGAAAGTAAGACAGAAACAGCTAAGTGGTATAAAATATCTAGGTTAGAACCTGAAATAGATACTATGCTTAATATTCGTTATCAAACTGTTAATGGAAGTCAGAAACAACAAATGAATTTATTTGTGTAATAATTAAAGTTATGAATAAATATAATATTAAGTTAATAGATAAATGTCGAACAGTTGATTGGCGAAAGACATTAGAAAGTAGAGGATATGTTTATTTCTCTACTGGAAAGTATAATCTTAATCTTATTGGAGTTCGTGCTAAAGAACGTGATAATAATGAGTTTAATGATGCTTTTATAATTGATTATTGGACAGGTAATGGTAGAAGATATACTCCTGTTTATCCTTGTACTACTGACCCAGGATTTAAAAGTCTTGAAAAACCTGTTAATATTAAAGGTTGTGCAATTCTAGTTCCTGGTCAATATCGTGGTTGTTTTAAGAAAGGTTATCATAAAGGACAGTATGCTGCTCTAGTTCAGCATAAACCTGTTAAAGTATTCCGTGATGCTAACAAGGATTTTTATATGGATTGTGATGAATCTTCTATTGAGGAAGGTATGTTTGGAATTAATATTCATAAGGCAGGTGAAGCTAGTGTTGTTGTTGACGGTTGGTCGGCAGGTTGTCAGGTTCTAGCAAGAGGTACTGATTTTAGAGAACTTATGAATATAGTTGAATTATCCATTCCTATTTGGGGAAGTATATTTACTTATACACTATTAGAAGAAAAGGATTTAATGTTATGATAGAAGAATGGAAACCAATAAAAGATTTTCCTGATTATCGTATTATTAATAAAGGTAGGATTCAAAGAGTACCTAATAATAAGATAAAAGGAGGACTTTTAAATCCTACTAAAGAAAAGGATGGTTATTTAGTTGTAGGTTTATTTAGAGATAAAAAGAATATTCAGAAAAGAGTTCATAGACTTGTTGCTGAAGTTTTTATTCCTAATCCTAATAATTATCCTTGCGTTAATCACAAAGATGAAAATAAAACTAATAATAGTATAGATAATCTTGAATGGTGTACTGTTGCTTATAATAATAAATATGGAAATCATTATAAAAAATCTTCTATTACAATGAGTAAACCTATACATCAATATGATTTATCTCTTAAATATATTAGAACTTTTAGTAGTCTTACTAATGCAGCTAAAGAACTTAAATGTTCTATGGGAGGTATATCAAGTTCTACTAGAGACCCCTTAAAATATACATTTAAAGGATATAGATGGTCTTATAAAAAATTATAATATGAAACTAAAGAGCATTGGAATAGGGTTATTAGTAGTAGTTATACTATTTATTGGAATTAGAGTATTCAACCATTTTGTTTCAAATAAGGAATGTGTAGAAGTCCCACTTATCGTTCCTGATACTATATATCAGGAAATAGAAACAAAGAGAGATAGTTTACAACTAGTAATAGATTCTATTCTCAATGCTCTTAATAATACTAATCAGTATGAGAAAGAATTTAATAAAGCGATTAGTGATACTGATAGTATTGCTATCCTCGAACGCTTCATATATCTTGTGTCAAAACCAGTCAGAGTTAAGAATCAAGAGACTAGAGACGAAGGTAGATAGTTTACAGCAATCACACTCCTTTATGGGGGATAGCGGAGCGAAGCGGAGCTTAGATAAAGAAGTATTAAGAATAGCCAATGCTAAGTTAATACTTTCAGAAGAGTACAAAAACCAATACGAATCCTACAAGAAGTTATATGAATTAAAAGTTCAAGATAGCTACTTGCAGGATTCTGTTATATCTAAGCAACGTGAAGAAATAAGAAGGATAACGTTAATAGGTAATGAAGCTATTACTAATCTTAATAAGGAGTATAAGAAGTCTAAGAGATATAAAAAACAACGTAATGGATTTATAGCTAGTACAAGTGTGCTAGCTATTCTTGTTGTCGTATTATTAAAATAACTATATAGATTATGCAATTGTCTGAATATCCATTTTTCATGTATTACATGGAAGAAGATAAAGGAAAGAAGTATAAACATGCTAAAGACTGTGGATATAAAGACCCATTTGACCATTTCTTAATAGGAGAAAGCGGAGGATTCTTAATGAATATTGACCCAAATAAGAGATTTGTTAATACAGAGCTTCTTCGTCCTGCTGCTATTGCTTATGAGAAAGATGGGGTTTATACTAAGTTTGCAGTAGATAGTATGCCTTATACTAACTTTCGTAAACAAGAAACTCTTCGTAGACTTGTGGGTTTTAAAGCTCCTTGTCTTATGGATACTAGAACTGGTGAGATAGAAGAGGTTTATATTACTGGTGAACATTATAACTTTATTAATTATGGACGTATTCTTAAACTAGATACTAAAACACTTCGTGTTGAAGAAGGTAAAGTTACTGGACGTAAGATAAGAGGATTTCCACGATTCATAGATTGTCAATGGTGGTACTTCTTGATTAAACAGTTCTGTCGAGATAATGGTTTATTCCTTATAAATGATAAAACTCGTCGTGGTGGATTTAGTTATATGGAAGCTATTGGTTCTGCAAATTTTATTAATCTTACTCCTAATCGTGCTGTTATTCATGCAGCCAGTGATAACAAGTTCTTAGTTCAGTCTGGTGGTTTATCAGACTTTATGAAGAAACAGATTATCTTCTATGAATCTAATACACCATTTGTAAGAGGTATAGCTAAGATTGATGCTAGTGATTTTATATTAGGTTATAAAGACCCTAGTACAGCAATTATTGATGATAACAGTTGGAATAGTGCTTGTATATCTGTATCTACTAAGAATAATCCTTCTGCCGCTGTTGGTAAAGATGCCGGAGAAATTAAGTGTGAGGAAATGTCAGAGTTTGAAAACTTTGATGATTTTATGGATGTTACTGAACCTACACTAAAGACAGGTTCTGTTACTACTGGTTTTCTTAATGCTTGGGGTACTGCTGGTAAAGCTAATGCTGGTTGGGTTACATTTGAACAGAACTTCTATGACCCTAGAGGTAGAAACTTTATGGCATTTGAAAATGTATGGGATAAAGATAGTAGACCGGAAGTATGTGGTTATTTTAAACCTTATTGTTGGGGACTTGAAGGTTATAAGATTGGTGATGATAATCAGATTGCTACTCTTACATCTCTTGATGATGACGGTAATTCTGATATAGCTTTAGGTTTTCAGATAGCCGAAGAAGAACGTGCTATTGAAAAAGCTAAAAGTAAATCATTTGCTAAGTTTATTAGTTATTGTGGACAATATGCTAATATGCCTAGTGAATCATTTAGTTCTGTAAGTGAGAATATATTTAGTAGTGAGATACTAGATGAATGGGAACAAGAGCTAAAGATGTCTAATAAGTATAATTTCTATATAGACGGTAAGTTTGTAGAATATGATTCTGATAACTTTGAGTTTATTCCTAATGAACGTATTGCTGCAACTGGCGGTGTATATAGAAAAGACTTCTTTGATTATATTAAGAATGTTCCTCGTCATTCTAATGAAGACCCCGAAGGTTGTATTCGTAAATGGTTTAATCCTATTAAAGTTGAATATATAGATAAGAAAACTGGTCAGTTAACTAAAGGTACTCCTCCAGGGATATATAGTATTAGTTATGACCCTGTTGGTATTGATAAAGACAAGAAAGAGCTTACTAACAAACATTCTCATAATAGTATTAAAGTATGGATGAATCCCTGCATATATAATGGTTATCGTCCTAGACTATGTGCTGTGTATTATGGTCGTCCTGATGAACTAGAAAAGGCAGACAGAATATGTTATTACTTTGCAGTTACTTATAATTGTCTTGGTACAACTAATGTTGAAATCAATCGTGGTGAAACAGTAAGTAATTTTAAGAAGTGGAAAGCTGTTAAGTATCTAGGTTATCATCCTGTTCATCTTTGGGACACTAATATTAATAGTAAGAAGGTTAATACTATTGGTTATGATATTAGTAGTGAGACAGTGAAACTTGACGGTCTACGTATGTTGAAGGAAATGTTGTATTCCCCCATAGGGAAGTTTGAAGACGGACGTGACATGCTTGTTCTTCATACTATATATGATTATCAGTCGGTACTAGAGTTAAAGAAATGGTCTAATACTGGTAACTTTGACCGTGTATCAGAAATGATTGTTAGAGGTATTGAATGGGCAGCTAACGATAAGTTTGCTAAAAAGCAACTTGAACATAGACAAAGAGTTCAAACAGAAAAAGAAAATTTTTGGAATCGTAAACGTTATTAATTATGAGTTGGTTAACAGAAAGTAACAGGTTAAAACATTTCCTCTATGCAATTCCATGTGGATTGCTAGGAATAATGTTAGTAGTAGGTCTTGCCGTAGGCATGGAGTTTAAAGATAAAATGTACGGGAACAAGTTTGATTTCTTGGATATTTTAGCTACATTGCTTGGTGGAATGATAGGATTCGTGTTAATGCTTATTATAGTAATAGCTACGGGTGCTATTGATTGGTACATTAATATACTTATTAAACTAAGCGAATTATTATGATTGATGCAAAGCTAAATGTTAGACTTGGGGATATGCCTAAACAGCGTATCCCTAATTCTGAAAAGGATGAGTATTGGGCAGGCAGAACAATAGATTATTGTATTGCTGCCGGACTGGCTTGTAATGATAGAACTAAGACTGAACAACTTCTTGAAATACTTCATGGAGAAATGCCTGACGAGTTTTATCGTAAGACACTTAATCCTTACAATGCTACTAAGGAGAACTTTAAGAGATTTCCAGCAACTCTAAGAAATCTTGATATTATTAATGATGTAGTTCGTCGTTATTTATCAGAATATGTTAAGTCTCAACATGAATTTATTGTTGGTGCTAATAATCCTGAAATTATTATGGCTCGCGATGCAGCTATTCGGGAAGATATAGTTAAGAGAGCTATGATAGCGTTTCAACAAGAAGTTCAAAAGAGAGTACAACAGCAACAAGCTGAAAATGCTCAACTAGAAGCTCAAGGGCAACCAATACAAGATGTTGACCCAGCACAACTTGCAGGTGATGCAGAAGAGTTTGAAAAGAATTTTATTGATAATTATATAGATGAGATAAGTGCACAAGCACAACAACTATTAGAAGTTATTGATGATGTTCTTAACAATGAGACAATAATTCCGGTTGAGTATTTCAACTATATCGCTACGGGGGAAGTTTATAGTTTCCATACTGTTCGTGGTAAGAAACTAATTAAAGAATATGTTCCTACTACTGATATGTATCCTGTTCCTAATGGAGAACAAATGGTATCTAAATATGATATTGTAGCTCGTAGAATGTTAATGAGTTACAATCAGGTAATAGACCAATTCTCTGATGAATTAACAGAGGAACAACTAGAATTTATAACTAAGTATTATAATCCTAGTACTGTTGGAGCTACTCGTACTCTTAGTCTTAATTCTTATACTTATTATTTTCCTGAAAAGTGTAAGAACTATAAAGAAGATACTGGTGAGATATTTCCGTCAGAAGGTTATGATTTAAGATTAAAGAACGGAGAATTGTTAGAAGTATGGCATGTTAATTGGAGAGGATATGCCCAAGTTAAGATACTAAAGTATATTAACGAAGTAGGTTTAGTTGATGAAATGATTGTTCCTGATGACTTTGAGTTTAATCCTGAACTAGGTCATATTGAAATATCTGTTGTATATAAACCACAGATATATGAAGGCTATCGTATTGGAGGACAACGTTTCGGTATATATCCAGGTGGTGCTAAACCTATTCCTTTCCAAATAGACGATGATGCTAGATTGCAATATTGTGGACTTCAAGAAGTTCTTCCTCAAATGGGAAAGTTCTCTATTGTAGAAATACTTACTCCTTTCCAAATACTGATTAATATATTCTCTTATCATAGAGAAATGATGATAGCTAAGAATAAGATGTTTATTCTTGTTGCAGCTAAGTCGCTATTTGGAGAAGATGCAGAAGAAGCTATATATAATATAGCTGCCGAAGGTATATTTCCATACGATGATGCAGAAGATATTAATAGCACTAAAGCGCAATCTATTAAAATGCTCGATGCTAATATCTCTGGTTATATTACTGAAATATCTAATCTTATTGAATCTATTAAAGCCAGTGCACGTGAAATGGTAGATATGACACCACAACGTTATGGACAAATAGCTACTAGTGCTGGTAAAGGTACTACGGAAGAAGCAATTATTCGTGGTTCAATGGGAACTGTTATTATCAATTATATGTTTGATAAGTTCCGTGAAGATGAATATATCGTAGACTTAAATAATTCTAAGCTAGCTTGGATTGACGGGTTAGATACTTCCTATTATGACAAGTCAGACAGAAAGCAATATATTTCTCTTAATGTAGAGAATCATACTCTTGGACAGTATGTAGTTAAAGCTAAGAACTCTGATAGAGAAACAGAGAAGTTCGAGCAACTCAAAGAGTGGGCTTTCAATGCTAGTCAGAATGGAGATTTAATGTCAGCTGTTGCAGCTATTACTTCAGGGAATATATCTAGTCTTAAACTAGCTATTAATCGTTATCAAGAGATTCGTCAGAAAAACGAAGAATCTCTTCGTCAACTAGACCAACAGTTAGAAGATGCTAAGAATAAAGCTGTTCTTGAACAGATAGCTGCAAAAGGCGAACAAGATGCTAGACTTGCTGAAATCAAAGGTTATTATGACCTTCTTGCTAAAGGAATGGATACGGAAGCTGCAATGGCTGCTCTAGCTAATCAGCCTGCACAAACTGTACTACAAGATAACTCTGCCGAATTATCTTTAAAACAAGCTGAACTCAATGAGAAGAAACGAGCCAAAGACTTGGATATGATTAATGCTGCATTAGATAGAGATAATCAACTAAAGATAGCTAAAGAGAATAAGAACAAATATGATAAACCAAAGTCTAGTAGTAGTTCTAGTAAGAAGTGAACACTAAGTCGTAATTAGCTATATACCTTTCTCTATGATTCAGACGTGCCCTACGGATGCTTCCGTAGGGTTTTTCGTACCCGTAAGATTGACGTAGACCGCACTTCTTTTGTCTCTATTGCATTTTCCCCCTTAAAGAGATGAACTGTATTAGAAAGCATTAAAATGCCGTAGCAAGCCTTAAAATGGCTTATTATTTTGCCCTATATTGAACGTTCGTTTTAGCCGATACTATTCAACTCTTATATTACTTAAATTCAAATACGAGCTTTTCTAAACCTAATAACAAGGTATTCAAACTAGCAAGAGTTGTGTTTCTCATATTATTAAACTACATTTGGACTTGAAAGTAATAATTAAAACATATTTATTATGCCAACTTTTAATAATAATGATTCTCTCGATTTAAGTACTACCAAAATAGATGATATATCTACTGTTGGTGGTGCAGGTCAAGGTGCTGGCTCTGGTAATAACGGTAATACTACCGGACAGGGACAACAAGGTGCTGGACAACAAGGTCAACAAGGTCAACAAGGTAATGGTAATGGTAATGGTAATCCTGATACTGATACTAATATTGATACTGATAACGGTAATGGTAATACTGGAAATCAAGGTCAGCAAGGTCAGCAAGGTCAAGGGGATAATCAGCAACAAACCTCTTCTATGGGGGAAGTTCAGTTATCAGAAGGTGACACCGTTAATGTAGACGGTGTGGATTATACTATTGATGCCGAAGGTAATGCTATTGCTGCTGACGGAACTGTATTCCGTACCGCTACTGAACTTGCTGAACTTATCGCTCAAAATGGTTCTGAACCAAGTGTTCTTAACCAATTACAAACTCGTTTCGGTTCTGACTTTAAAGATGAAAACGGTAATCCTATCGTATTCGATGATAATGAAGAAGGTATTGCTGCTTATGTTGAAACAGTAGTTCAGAGTAGAGTTAAGGAAGCTCAAGCTGCTGCTATTAATAACTTATTTGAAACTTATCCTCAAGTAGAACAAGTTATTAATCATCTTAAACTCAATGGTAGTCTTGACGACTTCGTAGAAATACCTGATAGAAGTCAGATTACTGTTAGTAAAGATAACGAAGAACAACAAGCTACTTTTATTCGTGAAGAATGGAAACTTAGTGGTAAGAAAGGAGACGTAAACAAATTTATTGACTATTGTAAGAACGCTGGTATTCTTTATGATACTGCCGTTGAATCTAAAGAAGCTGTTGATAGCATATATGAATCTCGACTTGCTGAACAGAAAGCACAAGTAGAAGCTAAAGAAGCTGCTGCTGCTGCCGAAGAAAAAGCATATTGGGATAATGTAGAAAAGACTATTAGCAAAGGTGAACTATTAGGTTATAGTATTCCTGAACAAATCCAATGTAACAAAGATGGAAAGAAAGTAATGCTTAGTCGCAGAGACTTCTTGAAGTATGTGTCTACTCCTGTTGATAGTGAAGGTAATACAGCCTATATGTTAGACGAAGCTAAAGTTGATTCTGATGCTCGTATGCAGGATGATTTACTTAAAGCATTTCTAAGGTTTACTGGTGGCGATTATGCTAGTCTTGTTGGTATGGCTGTTAATAAACAAAAAGTTCTATCTATTAGAACTGCCGCAGCGCAAACTACTGGTAAAAGGACTGTTATTATCAATAGTAAAGGTAATAATTCTAAGACAGTTGATAATGACCAACTAGTCTTGAACTAACTAAATTAAAACTAATATGTACAGATTAAGAGAAGTCGAAAGAGGTAGATATGATGACAGAGGTTATTCTAATGAACAATCTCTTGCTGCCTTAATGATTCAAAAACCGGAGGAAATCAACAACTTCCTGACTTACACTTATGGTATGGAAGATGACCGATTCCCGCTAACTTTCCTTACTGAAGGACAAGGTGCTGCTGGTGTTCGTGACATTACTACTGTTGAGTGGACTTGGAAGACAATGGGTCGTCAGAGATTCAATGATTACATTGTTTGGGCTGACACTGATGATACTACTCCTGGTATTGGTGGTAAACCTATTAAAGTTGAGTTTGCTACTGGTCTTATTATTGAACAGTATGGTTTGCTTGCTCCTGATGGTAAGACAGCTGTTCGTGTAATGCGTGACCACGGTGCAGGTAATCATGGTGGACATCTGTATTCTTTGCAGCTAAAGAATCCAGATAAGAGTGCTTATATTGACCCAGCTAACTTTGAGAAAGGTAAGTATTGGTGTATGTTAGCTCCGTCTATTCCTGAATCTTATTCTAAGGGTAACAAAACTAATGTTATGGGTCCTGGTGTTATGAAATCCCAGTTAGGATTCAAACGTTATAGCAAGGAAATTGCAGGTAACATTAGTAATGTTATTGTTAGTTATGCTTTCAAGACAAAAGACGGTGGTACTGATACTCGTTGGATTAATGAAGAAATGCGTCAGTTCGATGTTCAGATGCGTATCTCTAATGAGATTGACTTATGGACATCTCGTTACAATCGTACTGTTAATGGTACTATTGATATGAAGGATTGGGATAATGACCAACCTATTCCTGAAACTGCCGGAATGTTTGAAATCCTAGAAGAATCAAACTACGATACTTATGGCGAATACTTGCCTCTTAGCAAGTTAAAAAGAACTATTGGTGATGTAGTTGATAAAGATACCGATACTGGTTCTATGGAGATTACTCTCTATTCAGGTAAAGGCGGTATCGAAGATTTCGACATGGCTATTCGTGAAGATGTTAAGACAGAAGGATTCATTACTCCGCTTGGAGAAAAGATGATTGGTGAAGAAGGTGGTGGTCTTACTTATGGTAAATACTTCCGTAAATATAAGACTATTGACGGACATACTGTTACTTGTGTTCATCTTCCGTTCTTGGATAAATCTCCTATTGCTGAAACAGCAAAAGCTAATGGACTTATTCATCCTCGTACTGGTTTACCTATGACATCTCACAAACTGATGTTCATTGACAACTCTGTATATAACGGAAATCGTAATGTCCGTATGGTACGTATGAAAGGTCAGTCTTACCTTGTTGGTGTATTGAAAGGTCTTACTCCTATTCCACCGTCTTGGGGTTCTGTTCCTAGCAATTCTATATCTACGGATATTGATAAATCTCAATATGAAGTTAAGATGTCTCGTGGTCTGCAAGTTGACAGACAAGAGAAGATGTTCATGTTGGAGTGTGTACTCTAAAGTTAAACAATTAAACTAAATTATAATGGAAGGACAAACACTAAAAACCGGTACATTCGGTAGTAGTCTAGCTAATCCAAATCAACAGCCTGCAAGTATTTCGCAGGCTAAAACTCCCGAAGCTCCTAAACAAACCTATGAACAAATTCTTAAAGAAGAAGATGGTTTAGACAAAGACTTTCTTGAAGAAAGATATATTGTAATAGCTCTTGCTACTGATATTACTATTAATTCTGTTTATCGTCAAGTTAATGCTAGATACATTGCTGAACGTCATGATAGTATTGGTGGTAGTATTAATTCAGCTAGAGTCTTGACTAGCAACTATGAAGAAATGGCAGCTTATATGCCTTCTCTTATTGGTTGTTCTCCTAACGCACAAGAGTATGTTACTAGAGTTCAACGTTGGTTTAATAGTATATCTATTCCAGTTGATGGTGACGGAAAGAAACTTAACTGTTCGTTCCAATGGAGAAAGAAAAGAGATTATCTGGATTATAAGATAGATGAAACAGCTATCGTAGAAGAATACGATAATGCTGAAAAGTCTAATCCTAAACAGTTGAAAGATGCTATTGCTAGATATGTCAATAAGATTAATGCTCTTGAATCTACTCGTTATAAATATGGACATCCTATTAAAGTAGATGATTATCTTGCATATCGTCATTGCCTATTATATCCGATTGTAGCTAAAGACGTATCTGTTATTAGTTTTGATTCTCGAATCAAGTTCTATATAAAAGATGAACAACGTGAAGCTAATCGTTTGAAACGTAGTCGTATTCAGGCTAACAAAGCAAGACGTAATTATCTTGATGCTATTGATAATGATGCTAAGTTCAAAGCTATCTTTGTATGCTACTGTGCAAGCAACAAACAAGATGTATTGTCTAACTTGTTACTTGACCGTACAATTCAAGAAAAGATTCTTGACGAGTTCGCAATTAAAGAGCCGGAGAAATTCAACAAACTGTTTAACAATTCACAAGTTGAACTTCAAGCGTTTATTGAAGAAGCTATCGCTAGAGGAGAACTAGTTCGTTCGGAAGTTAACCAAACTGTTCTAACTCCCGAAGGCGGATTCATTGGAGCTAACATGAAAGAAGCATTAGCTTATTTCAGTAATCCTGAAAATGCTGACTACAAAAGAGCACTTGAAACTAAACTTAAATTATAATAACTGGTTATTATGAAAGTAGCAGAGATACATAACGAGTTCATGCTTCTAGCTCAACAAATGGGCATGAAAACTGTGCGAGCAATACTTCCCGAACAGGTAGATGAAATAATCAATTTAGAGACTATCGAATATGTAAAAGATGTTTTCTCTCGTAAAGGTAATCGTGAACTCGATGGTATCTCTGATAACGTTATAAGATTAACAGAACTTAGTCCTCTTCATACTAGTATTAAGATTGAAGCTGAACAAGGAGATATAATATTTGGTACTGGTTATAAGATAGAGTTGAACGACTATCCAACACCCATGTTCTATACATCTGTTTACTCCTTTAAGGGGGATAAGTCTTATCGTTGTAGATTGATAGACTTAGACTTAGTGAGTGAAACGATGAACGATTATCATTCAAAGTCTATTGTTATAAGTCCTATATGTTATAAGACTGAATCTAATATTGAAGTAATTGCAACATTTGAAATAGATAGGTTCTTAGTTAATTATATTAAGTATCCTACTCTAATTAGTATTGCAACTAATACTACGAATGAACTATCAGATGTTGCTATGCACGAAGTTATTAAGAGGGCTGTTAATACCTTTAATGCTATCTCTAATAATAATAGTTATGAGAAAGTTTCAAACGAATTATCTAAATTAGAATAAAATGGAAAGACTGTTATTTGCAGGTAATGCTGCACTGGCTACTACTCCCGCTACTCTTGCAGCTGTTAATGCTACTGGTATTGCAGAAGGTGCTGTTGCTCTTTACGACCATGAAGGTGCAATCATCTCGAAAGCTCTTACTAAGAAAATTCCGATGTTTACCTTATTTGTTGGTGGTGGAGCATTTGCTAATAAGAGCAAGTATGCCAATATTGTATCTAATATTGATACTAGACGTTTCTCTTATGTTAAGAGTGTCTATACTGCCGGAACTAAATTCAGTGCGGAAGTTACTGTTCCTACCCCCGTAGTAGGAAAGGACTATACGTTAACTATGGCTAAAGCTCATACTGTTCTTAATGAACGTTATAAGTGGTCAGCTAGTGAGCGTGCTCGTGAAGGCGATACTGCCGCTATTATTGCTAAGAAATTAGGTGACCAACTTAAATCTCTTGGTAAAAATGAAGGATTCACTGCTACTGTTTCTGTTGCTAAGATTACTGTAACTGGTATTGACTATGAAGCATGGAACTTGATTGCAGGCGATTCAATGTTCGGAGCTACTATTACTACTACTAAAGCTATGAAACCGATTAATGATGATGCTGCTCTTAAAGAGTTACAAATTCGTTGTATTGGTGCAGAAGGTATTAACTCTACTAGTAACGATGCTCGTAAGTTATATACTCTTCCAGAGTTTTCTAATGTTGATGATTGGACAGTATATACTCTGACCTTCTATCCATACCGTGACCTTCGTAGTGGTAGCACCGAAAATGTTAAGACTATAATTCATCTAGCTATTCCGACAGGAGCTGCACAAATTGCTACTCTTGACACAATCTTGGCTTCTATCAATACTCCGGCTGCGGCTGCGGCAGGAGATTAAAGCAAGGCTTAAAGAATAACTCGTAATAGTTTAAATAAAGGGGTTGCTATTAGTATTTAATATTAGTAGTAATCCCTTTAATCATAGATAGGGATGAAGGAAATTATCGAATCTGCTCTTAATCAAGGATTAAGTTCCCTGATAACAATTTCTATTTTCCTACTATTATATAAATGGTTGGATAATAAGAAAAAGACTGAAAGCGAAAAGTTTGTTAGTTCTATTAGTGATACTCTTGATGAAGTATCTAAATCATTATTACAAGTCTCGACCTTTATCACAGATATTACAAAGAATATTATAGATAAAGATAAAGACAAATGTAAGACTGCAATAGACGATGCTATGTTCGCTTCTGCAATGAGATTAACAATATTCGTTACTAATACTGTTATTAACAACCACGTTCAAACTAACAAAGATAATATACTAGCTAATATCCATAATATAGTTAATGCTGAATTTTATACTGTATTCTCTAGCTTGTCATTGTACAAGATTAATGGAGTTAAGGTTAGTGATAATATGAAAAAGGATTGGATGCCATCAGTGGAGAAGTCTATAATAGAGATAGTATTTAATAACGATCTTAGTAAAGAAGATAAAATATCTAGTTTTAACAATAAAATAAACTTGAAGTTTCAGTCTTATATAACTTATATAACGAATAATACATTAAAGTAATGGACATAAACTTCGATAATGTAAATGGCAAATTGGTTGATAGAGGTATACAAGTTGTACACCTCTCTACCATTGGATTCATTCTTACTAATGAAGATATATGTAGATATAATGCTATGACTATTCTTAGTCACATGCAAAATGTAGAATCTAAACTTAGTGAGAAACAACAACAAAATCTAATTGCAATGTATAACGAATTAATAGTAATGCAATGAGAAAGAACGAAAATGGAATGTATACTTACTTGGATGTTCCTAGTAAGTATAATTGTGTTTATAAGAGATTGCTTATTAAGTTAAGTGACTTAGGAGTAGATATGATTAAAGATTGTACTTCTACTTGTAAAGGTATCAATCGTCAAGTCATTAATTGTTGGAATATGTTTCAATCTGCTTGTGCTGCCTATACATTAGGTTATTGGAAACAGGCAGATTTACTCATTAATTACATTAATGCTTCTTTAGCTTTGAACTGTACTGAATATACTACTGATGAGAAGCCTGTATTTATGACATTTGAACTTAATATTCCTATGTCAATTACTGGTGCTCAACAGATAAAATATAATGAAGCTACGTTTGTTATCGCTAATAAAGAATATGTAGTTAAAGATACTCTTACTATATATCAAGTTATTAACGAAAGAGAGAATATTATAGCTTCGGGATTATCTATTGATAGTCCGGCTAAGTTTAATGAACTAACGCTTAACGCTCAAGTAGGACAAGTTTATATATTTAGAGCTAGTGTAGAAGGAGAAGACGGTGAAACATATTATTCTAATGACTTTATTGTAGAATGTAAGTCTGTTCCTAAAATGAACGTTATGTATTACGGACATACAGATATTGCACCGCAGACATTTCAAAATATGTCTGTTAGTGATATTATGGCATTAGAAGGTAATACTCCTAGAACTATTACAGGAGATAAGAATAATACATTTACTATTCATCAAGAAAAGAAGATTCATTATCTTCTTATACCTGATACACTTATGACGCTTGTTAAAGCTGAATATGGTACTACTCTTGTTACTACTCTTTGGGACGGTTCAGACGGTGCTTATAAGACTAATAATCCTGGTGGTACTGTTGACGATATACATTATAAAGTATTCTTCTTATATTCTCCTTCTGTATTTGATGATGCTATTCGTATAACCTGTAAAAACAAGTAATATGAGAAAAGGAATAAGTATAGGTCAACCTATTGTTAATAACAGCGTAGATGATAACTATAATCCTCTACCTGATATTGATGCTAAGTACGGACCTTATAGTAGTGTTAAAGAAGCTCTTGAAACTCTTACTCCTGAATTACGTAGTGTTGGACTTACTATTGGCGTTAAACAGAATAATAGTATTAATGAATATTGGTTTAATGGCGGTATTGATAACGAACATTTAGTTATTAAACAAGCTAGTGGTGGAGACACACCTGTACAAACAGTTTATATTCAAGATACTCCGCCAACTAATATTAATTCTCTTTGGGTAGATACTTCTGGTCTTGGAACAGCTCTTGAAGAGGATGAGAAATTAGCTCCGATAATTCAAGCTATTCAAGTTATACAAAACTACCTTGATACTATTGTACATCAGAGAGACTTAATTATAAATCCTGGTCATGTTAGTAATACATTTACAAAGTCGGTTCTAAAGGAATACGAACCTATTGACCCAAATACTGGACAGTTAGCTATTCGTGTTGCAGCTGTTGGTGAAAGTCTCGAACCTGAAACAGACCAATATGAACCTAATACTAAAGCTGTTCGTGGTCATTATGGAACACTTAAAGAAATTCAAGATAATTTTAATGACTTCGTAGATTATGAACTTCTTATTGCTACTGATGTAAAACGTCTATATACTAAGATTAATGGAGAACCGGTTAATCTTACTGGTAGTAGTTCAGGAGGTGGAGGTAGTATAGATTATGATGCTTTAGATAAATTAGATACTATTGGATTTGTTGCACCGAATGGACAAATATATCGAGTTAAGGTAAATAACAATGGACAATTAATAGTATATAAGAAAGAATTAGATACAGCTCAAGCTGAACCCACTGGTGGACAAGAAGACCCTGAAACTGGTTGGATATATGTAACTACATTATATCTACAAAAGCTATATATCAATTCATTATATTGTGGTGGTATTACAAGTGATGAATATAGTTATAATCCATGCTCTCATAACTTCGTTGAACTTAGTAATCTTACAGGTAAAGATATATCTCTAAAGGGATTATCATTACAGTATGGTACAGAAGGAGGAGACTGGGAGATACTCCCTTTATGGGGGAATATCAAAGCTGGTTCGACATTTTTAATTAGAGGTGCTCAATGTTCAGTAATGAATATTAATACTACTCGTATTAAAGTTGAGAACTATGATATGGAATGGATTGCTAGTGACGGTAATCCTATTAAGTTTGATAATAAGAAAGCTAAGTTCTTCTTGACTTGGGGAACAGAACCTAGTTCGGTTGCAAATCCTTATAATAACGCGACTTCCCCCATAAGGGTATCTAAAGGTTATATTGATTTGGTTGGACTACAAATACCTAATGCTGGTGATGCTGATAAAGTTGATGCTGCTGAAAATACTGCTTATGGTTATCTTAGTAGTAAGTATTTGTTTACTAAGTATTATACTATGGATAATGTTAAGCAAGCTACTAAAGCTCTTAGTGCTAGAAATAACGCTAATGATATGTACTTTGTTAACCTAGAAGCCGATGTTATTCCTAGGGTAGAATCTTATACTCCTAGAGCTAGTTTTGAAAATAAGAATATATTCTTTAATAAGACTTTATTAGATAGTACTAAACCTAATAAAGTCACTATGAGTTTAGGACGTAAGGCTTGTTATACTATTAATGAAAGTAACGAACCTAACGATGATGCTAGTAGATGTTTTAATTGGGTTTCCGTAGGTTATTATGATGAATACTTATGGTATCGTGCATACCGTAGTGATAATAGTTATACTGAATGGACTAAAGTAGAATCGTTTAAGAATGAAACTGGTGTTCGTAAATACTATAATCGTATTAGAGCCATAACTACTGACGGTACTCCGTTTACTACTCATAAGGTAATACTTACTCATCTAGGAGAACAGTATGATACTCATACAAGAGACAAGAATGTCTATTATGAATATTACGTAGGTAGAGACGAAACTTATAAGAGTGATGTTCGCAGGTTTGTAGTTATGAGTGAAAATATGGTGAATGATGTTCTTAACTTTGTTCAGACTTCCGACCAACAAGGCTTTAATTGGGATGAATATAATGTATGGAGAATAGCTGCCGACCAAATAAAGAAGGACTTTAATAGATATGAAACTAGTAACATATCTGTGTGCTACTTTATGATTAATACTGGTGATATGACACAGAATGGTAATCGTATTAATGAATGGTTAGATTACGAAGCTGGTAGAGCGTCTTTATATGATATTGCAGAAATGGTTACTGTTGGTAACAATGACCTTACTCCTGCTAATGTCTATGTTCTTGGTGACGGTGGAGATGATTCTAAAATCAATGCTACTAATATTCGTTTCTTCTATTGTTATGAAATGGATGAAGAAAATCCTCCTGTATTTACTATTGAAGGAAAGGAAATATTTGTTGAATCATTATACTCATTCGATGTTGGTCATACTCATTTCTTATGTGTTAATAGTGAGATAAGTTCTAATACTGAACGAAGTGTTTATGGACTTTCTACTACCGGAGTAATGTATGACTTAATAAGACAATGGTGTGAAAGAGATGATGCAAAAGCTATTAATGCTAAAGCTAAGATAGCTTATTGTCATGAAATGCCTTTTACTATTATTACTCAAAATCTTATTAATTCGTTCTATTGGGACGGTAAAGAAGATACTAGTGTAGAACGAAGTGGTAGTCGTTTGAACTTTAATACAACTAAAGCTAATGCCTATTGGTTCTCAAAGTTCTTACAGACCCATAATTACCGTTTATGTCTTGGCGGACACAAACATACGTACAGTTGCAGTTATCCCATTTTAGAGAACGAAAACAGCTCTATGAAGCCTATCATACAGGTTACTGCGGACGTTCTAAAGAAAGATTTTAATTCGGATGAATTATATACCGAAACAGCCGAAGGAGCTTTACAAGGGCAATCTTTCCCTAAATCTTGGGAGAATAATGCGAATTTCGATATGCTTAAACATTTGTGTACGTTTCAACTGGTTGAGGAAATTACAGCTCCTGTATATTTAATGTGTCAAGCTACGGGATATAAACATACTAGTAATAAAGAACTACCTAGCCCTAATATTCCGTGGTTAAGGTATTTCTTTCCAGCTAGTATTACTATTGATAGTAAGACAGACGTTAAAGCTAAAGTAAATGCAGGTCAACGTTATCCTTTCTATATTAAGTATTTCTTGAATAAAGGTAAAATCAACGACCTTGTTTATTATCCTAAACTAACTGCTACTGTTAGGAAATTATCTAATGTATTTAATAATTCAGGTAAATACAATGTTAACATAGAAGGTCTTAATCCTAATTATAGTGTTGTTGGTGGTAATGGTGAAACTAATAATGGTAATGATATTATAAATATTAAATTTCCAAATTATAATATTGGATAATTATGGCAGATAATATTAAAAGATATAATCCTGATACTGGAAATTGGGATATATCGTCTTCAGGTAAAGCTACTGGAATTGTAGTTGATGACCCTCGTCTTATTGACCCTGAACTTGCAGAAGAAGGTAAGACTACGGAGAGTCTTAATGATGTTCTTGTTCGTCACGATGAAGCATTGAAGAAACATGGTGGTTACATTGCTTGGCTTGCCGAACATGGTGGTGGTGGAAGTGGCGGTGGCGGAGGAGCTACCGGAGATAAAATAACACTTACTAATGGTAATATAGTAAAAGAAGGTAATATTAATTATCTTTATTCTACTGTAACTACTAATATTAAACTGGAATATCTTATTACTTCTTCTAAGAATAATAAACGATATTTTATTACTGTTACTCTTGACGGTAATAATATTATCGAAGGTAAAGAAGCATGGACTAATAGTCCTGGAACTCTTAATATTCCGCAGTTAGATAGATTCTCTTCTAATAGTAATCACTCTGTTGTAATTACAGCTAGTGATACAGACGGATTCTTTGCTGAATCATATCTATTAAATATAGTAGAAGCAAGTATTAAACTCGCTAGTTCTGTATCAGGAAATACTGCAACTGTTGGTATTGATTACTTTTTTACTTATAGTATTACTAGTAAGATTATCGGTTCAGATGTTAATCTTGTAGTTACTAATGTAACTAATGGTGCTAGTAAAACTATTGAATTAGGTAAAACTACTTCTACTGCTCCTAGACGAGTTAATGTTAACTTATGGGATTTAGGAAGTATTATTGCCGGTAGTTCTTATACTATACAGGCACAAGCGTTTACTTCAATGAATGGACAAACTGTTCAATCAGATAAGGTAACAAACCGTGTAGTAGTAGAAGACGGTGTAAACCTAGTAGTACTTGTAGAAGGTATTACTAGTAAGGCAGAAGTAGATTCAGGAGTTGAAAGAACTAAGTTCTCTCAAAGCGGTAATATATCATTTGCATTCACTCCGTATCTTGCAGGAGTAAGTCTTATCTATTATGCTGTTAGAATAGAACATAATGGTATTGTTAAAGATATAGGTTACTTTGATGAAGGAAACTATAATGATAACCAATATGTTCAACGTGGCAAACAACAAGTATTTAGTTATGCTATTCCGACCGAAGGAGAAGTATTAGGTAATTGGAATATAACTCTTCGTTGTTGGTCTGAAAAGGGCGACCCTATTACCGATACTGTTTTAGCTTGTGAAGTTGTATCTAGTTCTCAAGCACTTATTGCTGACCAAAATCCTAATAACAGTAGATATGCTAGTTGGCATATTCGCCAAGAAAATTTTCCACAAATATCTACTACTAAAGTTTGGACAAGTAATGAACCTTCATTTACAGTTCCTGGTGCTATTGAACCTAGCGGTGCTACAACTGAACTAAATGTATATAATACTAATGGTGTTCTTTCAGGCTTCTTAACAAAGAACGGACAATCAATGTTACGTATATCAGGAGAGGCTTATGGAGTAATTGATGTACAACCATTTAAAGATGATACTACTACTCTTAATAACTGGTCAAGACAAGGCTTTGGTATATCGTGTACATTCAAGTCAGATAGACATCCTTTCTCAAATAGAACAGTCTTCTTTATAGGGGATTACAATACAGATGAGCAATTCTCGGAAGGTATTAAAATAGGTCTTGAAGATATTACTTGGTCTTATACTGACGGTAATATTAAAGAGACTATGAGTTGTAAGATACAACAAGATGTTATTAATACTGTTGATTTTATAGTTAATAAGAATCCAGGAAAGATGGTTGTTGCTATCTTTATTAATGGTATTCTTAGTACAGCTCGTGAAATAAAGAATGACTTTACTTGGAGAACTAGTTCAAAGATATATCTAGGTTGTGATATTAGTAATGCTGGACAAATTCAGAATTTTGCTGATGTTAACTTCTATGATATTAAGTTGTTCCGTGTTCCTGCGAACGATAAACAGATTGTTATCAATGCAATGAACTCAAAAGCTAGAGCAACTCTACTAGCTGACGGTAGTATAGATTTTACAGAATACAATAGAATGAAGTTAAGAAACTTCTTCTCTACTTCTGATTCTGAACCAAATTCAACACTTTGGGACGATATTAATCAGACTTATGCTAATGTTAACTTTAATAGTCTTATTTCTGATACTACTAAAGTACTTCCAGTAGATATTATGTTGATTAACTGTGCTAATACTGGTTTTACTCGTGCTGTATTTGAGGAAATAGGTGGACAGAACAATAACTGGTATACTGGTTGTACTATGAGTTACTTTAGTCCGACTTCTGGTAAATCAAGTTCTGAATATACTACTGATGTTGCTGTTTCTAAACAAGGTACATCTACTATGAACAATCTTATTAAGAACTTAGAAATAAGATTTGATAAGATGTTGAAAGCTGATGACGGAAGTAACCTTGATTATGAGTTATTCCAACCTAAAGAGACTTGGTTTCCTGAAAGACAGTTTACTCTTAAAGCTGATGTTGTAGATAGTGCTCATGCTAACAATGCTTCTATTGGTAAATGGATTAATGATAACTCGGATTTCTTATTCGAGAAAACTCCACCTATGGAAGAGTTAGAAGCTCACCGTCCAGTAGATACTCGTGATAAGACAGTTCATGATAAGGTAACTATTAAGCAAACACTTGAAGGATTCCCTATTATATTACTTATTCAGTTTGACGGTGAAGAAACTCAAACTATGCTTGGTATATATAGTTTTAACTTAGGTCGTGGAGCTTATTATAATATGGGTTTCCGGTTTATGAAAGACTTTACTACTAAGATAAAGAATACAGCCGGAAAATATGTAAATAATAAGTTACCTGCTTTTGTTACTTCTTATCATGCTTATGCTCAAGATGAGATGTTTGGAAACATAGACCAGCGTAAGGTTTATTCTTATGAGTTCGGTGAAAATGCAAATATAATTGTAGACGGTGATAAGATATTGCCGTTAGCTTTGTTTATGCAAGATGACTTATCTATTATAAAGCATGTAGGTGAGTTTAAATATAACGGTGGTAACTGGTTAGAACCAACTGCTCCTGTTACTGACGATAATGTTTGGAGAGCACTACAAGAGCTATTTAGTATCTTTGCTCAAATGACTACTTCGACAGTTAAGAAGTATATTTGGAATGAATCAGTAGGAGGATATGAAGAAACCGAAGGTGAATATCCTGCACAATCTAGTTGGTCTACTCTTGCTGCTGAACTTGATACTAAGTTCTCAATAAGAAATGCTTTCTCTTATTTGTTAGTATGTGTAAAATATGGACTTGTCGATTCTCTTGGTAAGAATATGACTATCGTATGTTACGATATTAATGGAAGTAAGAAATGGTTTATTAGATTCTATGACATGGATACGGCTAATGGACTTGATAATGTTGCTCTCGAATCTGTTGCTAAAACCGCTTGGTTGGATAAGTTTAGTAATAATGATAAGAACAACGTTAATTCATTAGTTATTACTAAGAACGCTGCTGACGGTGGATATGATACTTATAGTTCTCGTATGTGGGACGTATTAAGAGATACTGTATTCGCCAATACTGGTGTATATGATAATTCTCTTGAAGGACTTTGGGACTTATGGAGAAATAATGATAATATATGCAAAGATATTAATAATTATATAGATAATTATTTCGCAGCTCAAACAATTAATTGTGGCGAGTTACTATTTAATTATGACTATAATGTTAAGTATCTTACAGCTTATATTGGTGAAGCTGGTGGTGAAGCGTCTTATGCTAATATAGAGTTTTTACATGGTACTCGTGTTGAATATGTTCGTGACTGGTTAAAGAAACGTGTTTGGTTCTTTGACGGAGTGTTTAAATATAGTAATGCTTCTAATATTCAACCTTATAATAATAAAGGAACGTTTTCGGCAGGCGGTGCAGAAGCAACTAATCCTAAGCTAGTTGTTACTTCCAATTGTCCGGCTATATTTGTAGTTAACATTGGTAATACTACTGATACTAGATATTTCTTAGAAGAAGGCAAACCTACTGAAATTAGATTATCTCCTATTAGTTCTTTCAATACACAAGTTACTATCAATAATACTCCTCAAATTAACGATATAGAAGGATTAGGTGGAATGAGATTCCAAAGATTCATGTCTAGTATGAAACTTCCTAGTTTCTCTAAACTAGACTTATCATCTATTGATACTCTTAGTGATTCTCCTATTTCATTTGAAACTATATTCGTTAACGATGAAGACTTCTCTGATGTTCGACATATTGATTTAAGTAATACTAAGTTTTGGAGTGGCAATGCTGGACAAGGTACATTTACAGTTAATATAGAAAAATATACTAAGTTGAAAGACTTGAATATATCTAATTCTGTTGTAACTTCTGTATCTTTACCTAATGCTTCTCTTTCATCTTTGAATATTATTAATTCAACAGTTGAAAATATTAGTCTTGTTAATCAACCGTTCTTGGAAATATTGGATTTCTTTGGATGCAAACGATTAAAGACAGTTACTATTGATTCTTGTGATAAGATTACTAAATTGAATCTTAGTAATCTAGGAGACTTACATACTATTAAGATTACTTCATGTCCTAACTTAAAATCTATTGTATGTACAAATAATGGTAACTTAACTACATTCAATGTATCTAATTGTAATAATGTCGAAACAATTAATATATCGTCATGTACAAACAGAAATCTTATTGTTTATATTGTAGGTGCTCCTAATATTAAGACACTTAATATGTCTAATACTAATACAGTTAACGATATTCAAGCCGCATCTGAACTTCCTAAACTTAGGACATTGAATATAACTAATAGTCAAGTTGAAGCTATACAATATGGTAATGCTGCAATTCCTACTTATAATGGTAATAAGATATTTGATGTTAGTCAATTAATCGACTTACAATTCAGTGTTCAAAACGCTAAAGGTGTACACTACTTTAAATTTAATAATAATAAGGAACATCCTTTTAATGTAGGTTCTGCGTTCTTTGTTGGTTGTTCTAACTTAAAGAGAGTATTTGGACATATTAGTCTTAATGGTAATGGTGTATTCAATCAATGCTCTAAATTCTATATTCATGAACCCAAAGAAAAGGTAGAAGGTATTACCCCTGATTATAATGGTGAATGGTTTGGTTCAGATACTAATACTGAACAAGGCTCTGTTGATTGGAGAAATCATATTGATTTATCTACTAACTTTAGTATTGGCATTACTGATTGTACCAGTATGTTTAGAGCTACTAATTGTAGTGTATATGACGTTTATTATTTCTTATATAAATGTGATAAGGTTACAACTCTTAATAGTTGTTTTGCTAGTGCTAAAAATATTAAATGGGATTTATTAGATAGTCCTCGTAGAACTATGTTCAATCATTGTACTAGGGTTGTTAATATGGATTCTATATTTTGGGGAATACAGTCACAAGATTTTAAGATACTTACTAGTACTTATGAATATGGCTCTACTGAACATAATGGTTTATTTAGTCCTCTAGTTAGTTTACAGTCTATGAACTCAGCTTTCTACTTTGGTGGAACTAGATATACCGACCCTACGTTCTTAGCTAAGTTTAAAGGAAATGTAAGTTCTAAGTTAATTAGATTAGATAGTGTTACTGGAACTAGTGGAGCAATTAAATTTGTAAGTAATATTAATAATTCTCCTAGCGATGAAACTATTGCAGATAATTTAGTTGCAGCTGATTCAGGAAGTTTGCTTGAACAATTGCCTGACTTGGAATATATAACTAATATGTTCAATATTAGTAATATTAACTTTAATCAAGTAACTGATGAAGACGTAGAAGATGGAGTAATGTATTGTCCTTTATTCTATAAAAACACTAAGTTGAAATATATACAGAACTCATTTAAATCTCTTGTTGGTTCTAAAGGTTCTTTATATAATGTATTTGGTGGTACTGTTAAGAATAAGACTAATACTAGATTCCCAATAGCTTTATATGGTATCTATGATTCATTTTCTATTGGTGATAGTTCTACTATTACTTTCCCGATTCATAACTCAATGTTTACTAGACTAAAGAATTCGTTGAAGTATATTACTAGTCAGCAAGCTATTAATCAGTCTACATTAGGATGTTTTCAAGGTTTTACTAAAAAGTTTGTTAAAGAAGGAGATGAAGTATTCCCATACGATGTATTTACTAATTGTAGTGCTATTGTTGAAATACCTGGATTCTTCTCTAAACTAGTTCTTCCTGCAAATAGTGTAATCGAGCTTCCTCTTAATTCATTTAAGACTAATTACAATCTTACTAATATATCATATCTATATTATGATATGAAGAATTGTAAGTACTCGCTTACTGGTAAAGGCTTCTCTAATTGTAAACTAATTAATGTTCATAGATGCTTCTCTGAAATAGAAACTAGCTTCGTTAAGAAAGGTTTTATTCCTTATGGACTATTCTATATGGAACAAACTTCTAATGTTAGCTATAAAGGTTGGAATGAAGTAGATGCAGCTAGTCAGAATATTACAGAGAACTATGGTATAGATAGTGACGGTAATTGGATTGAAAGTGCTGAAATGCCAGTAGAGATTACTTATAGTAAACAACGAACTCTTCCTAGAAAGACAATAGTTAATATGTCTTATTGCTTAGAAAGATTTCAAAGTACAGAAGCACAAGGTTATATTATGAATTATGGTAATCTTACTCCTAGTAATTACGGAGATATAATAGTTCCTAATGAAAAGTATAATCCAGTTAAGTATATTCTTAATCCAAATTATGACCCTAGAGAATGGTTAAATGACGAACATACTATACCTAACTACAATAGAGATATTCATAGAGTTATCTTGAATAAAGATTTCGATAAGTATGAACTTGCTTGGAACGAATATTGTGTCGATGGTCTTAGTGGATTAGAAGATATAGTTAGAGACAGTGCTCTTTATAGTGCAATTAGTACAGGAAGTATTAATTGTTCTCCTGTTATACCTAATAGATTTAAAGATAACGCTGGTTCTTTTGCTCCACCTTCTGATGCTAATGCTAATAAGAAAGTACTTAACTATATATGTTCTCCTGACTTATTCTATTATTGCACTAATGGTAATGATATGCAAGTAAATGGAGTGTTCTTTGGTAGTGGTAGAGTTAATGGAGTAGTTGGATATGATTATCTTGATTATGGATTAAGAGGACGTATTCCGCCACATTTATTCTATCCTATTAGTAACGCTACTGATTTGTCTTATACATTCTATTGTATACCATTATTGAATCCATATAAATGGAATGTTACTAATGGAGAAGATGGAGAGTTCTACTCGGCAGATACGTTCTCTAAGTTAACTAAGTTAATATCGTTATCTAATATGTTCTACTTTTGTATTATTCCTGCAAATATTAACTTACCTGTTGATTCTTATGTAAACTGCATACAGTTACAAGATATATCTTCGATGTTCTTATCTGCACAGTTTGAATCAACATCTGCAATGAGACAACAAGTAGACGGAAACTTATTTAGTAAGAATGTTAATCTTAGGAACATTAGTTATGCTTTCGCTAGTGGACAAAGTACAGGAGATTGGTCAGGTAGAAGTCCTAAGAAAATAGATTCTACACTGTTTAATGTTAATAAACATAAGCAACTTAATAATGTTACAGGACTATTCTATAATGCCGTTTCTACTGTTGGTAGTGTTCCGGAATTTTGGAATTGGCTTAATGCTCTAGATGCTGCTAGTAGAGCCAATACATTCTATGCAATGAAAAAGTCTAATCTTAGTAACTCTGAAAGTATTCCTACTGATTGGGCTAATGGAATGACAGATTAAAAAAGTTAATAATAGTATTGTGTAATTAAATAAAATTTAGTTTCTTGTAGCATCCCCCATAAAGGAGTGGTAATTACAGTTATCACACCTCTTTATGGGGGAAGGTTGCAAAGAGTAATTAATAATCATTTAAAAGTAATTATCATGGATAATCGTATTTATAACAGAGCTAATTCAGCTAATAGTTTACAAATATCTATAATGGGTAAAGTTGAAGCTGTTGCAGAGTTTTCTATTCCTAATGGAATGGGTGGTAAAGAACCATTCTTATTGAAGAATGTTACCGAAGACCCTATAACAGTTGAAGTAGTTCTTGCTGGTATGGACGAACCTATTACTACTGTTCTATATTCCGGTTGGAATGTTGAGTTAGTTAAACAAGTTAATAACGCTGAAGCTGATACATTACAATATGGGTACTAATACTGGTATAGGTATAGGTATCGGTATTCCTTTTAAAAATAATGCTCTTGGTGGAGATAGACCGTATCTTCCACCAGAGCTTAAAGCTAGACTTATTGGAGTTTGGGATAATTACGGTAAAAAGAATACTGATGCTGATAGGAATATTATTAAGAATAAGATTCCTAATGCAGGAGGAGATTTAGAGATTCTAAATGCTGCATATAAGTTAAATAGTGGATTTGGTGAGTATAAAGAAGATTTTACTACTTGGTCTAAAGTTGCTGGAACTTCTATTATTACTGATAGTAAGTATGTTCTTACTGATGAGAAGGCTATAACAAATGCTGGTTATTTCTTATGGAATAGATTAGCTAAAGATAGCTTTAAAGTAAAGATAAGTAACATACCTAATGGTGGGTGGATGTCTTATAGATATAGGATAACAAAAGAAGATACTCAATTTTCATCCTTGTTTATAAGAGAAGATGGTATTTATACTCTGCCTGCAACAGTTGCAGGTAGTGATGTAGATTTCTTTATAAGTACTGCCTCTGCTCCTGCCAAAGATTGGGTTGGACTAACTATCACTCAAATCCCCTCTTTCGAAGGTGCATTCTTCACCGATGGAGTTGAAGACCTGATTACTTCCACCAAAACCGTACAGGAGATGGGTATTACTGATGAGGTTACTGTTGTTAGTATGATTCATCAGATAGATAAACCTAGTAACTTTATTACTACAAATAATATTAGAACTTCTGGAAGTGTTGTAGGTAGAAATGCAATTAGTCTAACAGATAAGACTGGAATATACGGATGGTATAAAGACAATATTCAAGGTTCTACTATTAATGTAATAAATAATATATTAGGAGATAAAGCAGATTATACTGCCTCTGCCTCTAGTAATACTAATTTGTCCTCAAAATTTAGTGTAGTTGGATATATTAGTAATGACAGCATAATTGAAACTAGTCAAGTAGCTTGGTACTGGACAATCATCGCCAACAAGGTACTGACTACCGACCAAATCAACCAGGTAATCGCCTACTTCAACTTGGATAGAACACTTAAACCTGATATACTGTGTGATGTCAAGAAACAGGGAATCACCAACGATAACCACGCAGAGTTTGGCGACAAGCTGATTGACTTTTCCGGTAACGGTAGGGATATTCAGTTGAACAATATTGCTTGGAAGGGGGATTCAGGTATTGGGAAGTATGAGGTTGATTTTCTCGATTCTAGTATATGGCACAGTAGTAATTCAACTATAACGAGTAGTAAGATAGATTGTAAAAATGCTATAAGTCATATTATGCTACTGTATTATAGCGTAGGGAGTAAAGAATATCCAGACATTCCTTCGTTTAAGGTTATTAAAACAGGAGCTGATATTGATTATAGCTATATTGATGAAACTGGGTCGCCTAAATCAGTTAAAATTGTAGATGGGGTGAATATATTACCAGCTTCACATAACACTTTGTATAGTGGATCTGGTCGATTTTGTGGTTTTGGTAATCCGGGTATGGGTAATAGTGTTACCATCACCCAAATTCCTTCCCACGCAGGTGGTCTATGCCTTGACGGTATCAATGACTTCGGTAAGGTGACAGGGATGCCTGTTTACAAGGATTATACGGTAGTAACCGATAGAGAAATATTTGCTAATATTGGAGCTATATCGTCAAAGAATAATCCGGGGGCATTTGTGGAAACTGCCGGAAATAGCGTTTATAGTTTTGGTCAAGCTACTTCTGGTCTAAATTTTATTTCTACTAGAAGTATATCTTATTTATCTAAATACTCTTATTGCGGGCAATCTATAACAGCAGGTGCAGCAGAAGATGGAACTGATATGTGGTTAGGCACGATTCGAGATAATGATTCTCGTTTCTTCAACGGAGCTATCTACTCTCTCATGTCCTTCCCTTATAGTATGTCCGAGTTCTTGATAGAGCGCCAGTTGAAGAAGCATAAGCTGGGTACGCTGTATCCGGATATGGTGGAGTTCAGACCGATAGTGAAGAGTAATCTACCTTATTCTTCCATTTCCTATTCTGTTAATCCCGGAGAATATATCTCTGTAGATAGCATGGTTACCATCACTGTAACGTTGCCAAATACCTCTGATAAGCTAATGGAGGTGTCGTGCAATGCTATCAGCGACATATCCATATATGGTGATAATGGCGTTTACGAGATTACGGGAAAGGTAGTCAAATCTCCTCAAAAGATAAACCTTGTTATCTCCAGTTACTTGACAATGTTAAGCAACTCAACTTTAATTTCAAATGAAACATTAATTAAAAACGAATGATATTATGGAAAAGATATTTGATATAGCAAAAGACTCCGAACAAAAGTGGGGAGTCATTGCGCAAGGGATAGATGGAAATTTTAAGGAAGTGGAAGAATTAAAAAAAAACCTTCAGGTATACCAACAGAAAAGCTGGGAAAATGTGGTATACAATGGCAGTGGTCATTATCGTACTTTACAATCTACATCCAAATTAGATTCGGTAGGGGATAATTACATATCAGACTATTTCAAAGTTTCCTCTGGTACGAAGCTCCATTTCGAAGTATCAAGTAGATATACTTCCGCAGGTATTTTTGGACTAGTATATTTTCAGGAGGGAGAATCAATCGTATCTGGTAAAAATGTCACTATAGTTCAGAATGTAGACTCTGTATCGGAATATAGTTTTGATTATACTCCTGATGCTGATGGATATCTATTCGTTCAAAGAAAGATTAATAATGTTGACATTTCCAGCGAGGTAACAGAATTAGTAGTTTCAGATAATTTTATTGATTTCCAGTCTGAAATAGGAAGAATCGATAACCGTATCGATGATCTTGAAACTAGAATTCCTTCTATTCCTACAATTCATATTCCTGAAAAAGTGTATGCAGTGGTAGGTGATACGCTTCAACTTTTTTATAGAAGTATTATAAGTTGTCTTGATTTAAAGGATTATGATATTAGATTTATCAGTACCAAGGGTCAGTCCTATCCAAGATATTATGAATACAATCCAGAAGCGTCCGATATCGGCACAAATGCTCTGACTATAGAAATTAGAGACTCTGAAGGCAACACGATTGTTTCTAAAGAAGTATCGTTAATCACAGTTCCCGCACCAGTATCTCCTTTGTCTCAACTCAATATAGCAACATTTGGTGACAGTTTGTCTTCGCAAGGAATTTGGCAACATGAACTTGAAAGAAGGATTACCTCCCAGGATGAAACAAATGGGGTATTTCCTGCCGGAAATAATTTATCTAATATATCCTTAGTTGGCACAATGGTAAAAGAAAACACTCGCTATTTCGGCATAGGCGGATGGGCGTGGGAAAACTATGCTACGCAGGGTTCTCGTGGTTACAGGTTTCAGGTATCGGGTGTTACTAATCTTGTTGTTGGTGCAACTTATACCCAGAATGGTGTGACTTATACGATTGTTGAAGTAAATATAACTGGTGGTGAAGGCAACATCCTTACAAGATCAAATTCAGAAACGGTTGTTCCCGACATCTCGGGTACTTTAGTCAGAAGTTCTACGGATGGAGACGCTTCAATAGCTTATTTCTCTGTCGCTCCTGATGCTTCTAATCCTTTATGGAATTCTGATGAAAATAAAGTATCTTATATTCCATATATTAACAAATGTACAAATAACGGTGAAGTAGGGCTTATTTCGTTTTTGTTAGGATGGAATATACTATATGTTGACTTGTCGCCGAATACGTCTTATATAAAAACGTTGGTAGAAACTGCTCATGAAGAATATCCCGATGCAAGAATAGCTCTGATAGGTGTTCAGCTGCCTTCGTTAAATGGTGGTCTTTCGGCAAATTATTCCCAGACTTCACCTTTAGCTGACCTGCAATGGTTGATTAATAGAGTGCATGCGTATAATGACTTTATTACCAATATCTCCGAAGAGTATTCGTATGTGGATTATGTTGATGTGGCAAGTCAGTTCGATAGCGAAAATAATATGATGGAAGCTCTTTTCAATGTCAATTCAAGGAACGAAAAGAAAGAGTACAGGGGCACAAATGGAATACATCCTAGTTATAGTGGATATTATCAGATAGCCGATGTATTATATAGGTATATTGTTTCTCGTTTTTGTCAAAATGGGTTATAACATTCCCCACAGCGAATTTGAACGAGATTATTAACAAAATAACATTTATAAAATAACTTATGTCAACGTTACAGTACATCGTTTTTCCATATTCCGATTTGGAGGAAGTTCCACAAGAGGAGCTGGATAAAAGAAATTTAGTGCCTCGTATAAGCTTGAATGGTAAAAAGGCTTTGATGAAAGCCGAACATTATGCTGAAATATTTGCAAGTAAAATGATTATGACTCTTTCAGAGGATGGAGAGACACCGATTGTGTCTTATCCTTATCCTGTCTACGAAGGCGAAGAATTGAATACTTTGCTGGCAAGTTCGGAGTGGTCTTCAAGTGATAGTATTCTATGAAAACCCTTCCTTGGATGCTAGTCTGCCTGTTGATTGGCGTGATCGTGTGGATGCAGTGTAATCCGCACGATCCGTCAATGGTGTACATTAAGGGAGATACTGTACGTATCCGAGACACAATAAGAGACACAATACCCAAACCGGTAAAGGAAGCTCTAAAACGTACCGATACGGTATATTTACCGATCCTGATAGATACTACCACCGATAGAACCGTAGAAGGCGATTCGATTCCGGTACTAATACCGATTACAAGTAAGGAGTATAAGACCGATGATTACCGGGCGGTAGTCAGTGGGTATAATCCCAACCTTGATTCTATGGAAATATACAGGGATAATAAAATTATTACTTTCCCGCCTTTACAGAAGAAGAAACGCTGGGGATTAGGTTTACAAGCAGGATATAGTTATCCGGGTGGTTGGTACGTAGGAGCTGGGGTTAGTTATAACTTATTTATATGGTAATACCGGCACTATCTTCACAGACCGTTTCCGGTATGAAAAGTTTAAGTTTCACTTATATAACAATTTCCTACGGAAAAAGGTTTTAAAGGAAAGGAGGATAAAATGATACATTAATTAATTCTAAGTACTAAGTTTATCCGGTAAAGTAGAAGGCCGGTAATCGTTAACAAATAACCTTCAAGAGTTATACTTTGTGTTTGTCCCTGGCTATGTAGTCGGGGATTTTTTTTATTATTTGTCGTATCATTGTTGTCCCATTAAAATCTAAAAGAGTTCTTTGAAATATTTGAAATTTAGTTAGTTAC